CGCCGCCCGCCATGGCGAGCACACCCGCGCCTGCAGTAGGTGGCACACCGCCGCCCGCCATGGCGAGCACACCCGCGACTCCAGCCGGCAACTTCCGTCCGCAGCCTCCGCTCCCCACCGCAGCTAATCCTGATGCAGGATTCAACCCGAACGCCGGAAATCCAACTCCGGCACCCGCAGCCGTGGCTGGCGCCAATCAGCTCGCCTCCACAAATCCCGGCGCATTTCATGGAGATGTTCTGGGTTCATCCCCGGCCAAGCCAGGCGGTTTTGGTGTAGAAGGCATGCCGGGCGCTCACACCCCGCCCTCTACCGGGCTTTAAGTTTTACAACATCATGAGCAACATCCTCGACCAACTCCTGCAGCAGTGTGACACTTTGAGCGTCAAGCACGCTTTCGTGCCCGCCGGTCCTCCGCAAGGTGGTGACCCAAATGCACAACCACAAGGTGGACCTCCTCCTGGCGATCCAAACGCGGGCGCCGCGCCTCCTCCCCAAGGTGGTGATCCGAATGCACAACCGCAGGGTGGTGCGCCCCCCGCTCCTGCACCGGGTCAGGCCGATCAGATGATGGGCCAGGTCATGAGTGCGCTGGACCAGATCACCCAGCAGCTGACACAGCTTGGGCAAATGACCGATGAGCAGGCAAAAGAAATGCAGGCCATCAAGCAAACGCTCATGGCCTACGACCAGCGCATTGGCGACGTCGAGAAAGAGAGCGAAGAGGCCGCGCAACAGATGCCTGCCATGCTGCAGCAAATGCAGATGGCGCAGCAGCCTGCGCAACCAATGATGACAGGCGGCGGCGGTGGCGGCCTGCCTCCTGGCATGCTGGAACAGCTGATGGCCACACAGGGCGGTGGCGCAGCCCCTCCTGACTCTGCCTCCCTGCAACCCCAAGCGCTTCCAGTAGGCTAAAACTTATGATCCGACTGCGCAGCCCCAAGTCCGGGAAGTTGGTGGACATCCCCGCCGACACCTGCATTGAGATCACGGACCAGCAAGGCAACATTGCGCTGCTGGTCCGTGCGGACGCCCGCGGCGTGGTGCAGTTGATCACCGCGACTGAGGAGCCTGACATCGCCACCGTTTACGCTCAGCAATTCAATGCGCCGTTCAGCCGGTTGGTGATCCCCGATCTTTCCGCGCTGCAGCAGCCACCACAGCCGCAACCTCTTATCCACACCCGCTGATGTTCCAATCTGGCGTCACACCCCTATCCGACGGCACCACGCAAGTGGATGTGGTTTTCCCTTTGGCGTTCAGCGCCACACCCGACACCATCTACCCGGTGGTGCAGAATGTTTCGGCCGATGGTACGAAATACATCATCGTCGCCAACATCATTGCCAAATCCACCGTGGGCTTCACAGCGGCTTTCGACGCGGCGATCAACTCCAGCAACTATGAGCTGGTGTGGATGGCGGGCAGTTCTGCCGATGTCGTTGACATGGTGGCGACACTCAACGGCCGCCGGCTGACCAGCTTTGCACCTGCATCCACTTTGCGCCAGCGCTTCAAGCTGCCGATCATCGCCACCACACCGGTGCCGCACATCGAGCTGGTGGACGACAACGTCTTCTTCGCCAGCGTGGCGCGCCGTGCGGCAAACGTTCCAGCTGGTCCGTTGGATGGCTCGCGCAGCGTGCTGGAGTTCGCCGTGGACGATGACTGGCTTTACGTCGGCCTGCCATCTCGCTGGGGCCGCCTGCCATTGGAGAGCGGCGCGTCGTGGACGACGCAGTCTTTTTATCGCCCGTTCCGCGAGGGCATCCACACGGTCGTGCCTGTTAGCGGACAGGTGACGTACACCATCGCATTTGACACACCTTTCGCCAGTGGTGCTGATCCGGAGATCCAGGTCACGCTGCGCAACACGCTCACCGGCGGCGGAGCCGACACCAACAAAGAGATCCTGGCGCATCAGGTGGTGGCACGCTCGCTGTCGGGTTTCACCATCGCCTTCTCTTCGCCGCCCACCGTGAACAACCTGGTGGTTTATTACATGGCGCGCCAACTCGCTTAACTTATGAAATACCTCGCTGCACTCCTGCTGTTTCCTAGTCTGCTGCTTGGGCAGACTTTCACCACGCCGATCAGCAACGGCAAACTGACCGGACCGCTCGATGGCAACAGCCAGACCATCAAGTCGCTGGGACACATCGGCACCGGCACGGCCACGCCGACGGATCTCGTGCACATCAAGACATCCAGCACCACGGCGGGTGTGGGCGGCATCACCATCGGTCCCGGCACCGGCGATGTGACACTGCACCGTTCCGCCAGCGGCGTGCTCACGCTCACGGGCAATCTGCAGGTGACCGGCACGATCGGCGCCAGTGCGGGCGTGGTGCTGCTCGGCGGTGCCAACACGTTCACCGGGGCGAACTCCTTCAACGCTGTGACCACCTTGGCGGGTGCGGTGTTCAGCGCTCCTTTCACGGTTCCAGATTCCGGCGATCGCGCATCAGTGCGGGGCAACCTAGGTCTGGCCATCGGCACGGACGTCCAAGGCTGGGATGCCGCCCTCGATGACATCGCCAGTCTGGCCACTGTGGAGAACAACATCATCGTGGCGAACAGCGGCGGCCACTGGGTGGTCAAGAACGGCGCATCCGCACGCACTGCGCTGGGCGTCACCATCGGCACCAACGTGCAGGCTTGGAGCGCACGACTCGACGACATAGCTGCAATCGATGCCAGCCCGGACGCCGGCCTGATCATCGTAGGCAACGGCACCAACTGGGTGGGCCAGTCTGGATCTACCGCTCGCACTTCGCTAGGTCTCGGCACTGGTGACAATGTCACGTTCACAAACGGCGCGTTCACCGGAACACTTTCCGCAGGCGCCTCCACTCTGGCGGCGACGTCGATCTCGTCTACGCTGGCCGTCACCGGCGCAGTTACGCTGACCACCCCGCTGGGCACAGGCAGCGGTGGTTTTGGTGTCGACTTCTCTGGCTTAGTCGCCAATCGTTTCCCTTACACCACCGGCACCGGCGCCTTCGGCAGCGCGCCTGTGACTGCCACGGCGCTGACCGTCCTGGATGATACGACCGTGACTGACATGCGCCAGACGCTGGGTCTCGGCACATCTGCCACACACAACGTTCCTGCAACAGGCAACGCAGGAGCATCAGAGACAGTGCTGGGCAACGACAGCCGCCTATCCGATTCTCGCGCGCCCACAGGCACCGCCGGTGGCGACCTGACTGGCACCTATCCCAATCCAACCATTGCAGCCGACGCTGTAGCGCTGAGCACGGACACCGTGGGCAGTTATGTGGCGTCTCTGACCGCAGGCACCGGTGTGTCATTCGGCGGCACCAACGGCGTGGAGGGCGCCATCCCGACCATCAACATCGGCCAGTCGGTGGCCACCACTGCCAACGTCACGTTCAACAACCTGACGCTAACGGGCAACTTCAGCTTGGCGGGTAGTGTCTCTTTACCCGCTGTCACGCTGCTGAATCCGGCAACGCACGATGGGACTGCTATCGGCAGTGCATCGCTTCGTTTCTCGGATCTCTGGCTGGCCACTGGCGCCGTGATCACCTTTGGCGACTCAGGCTTAGTGGACATGACGCTGACGCACTCAGCCGGCTCTATAGCCGTCGACGGTGGCGGGCTGATCATTACCACACCAGGCACAACGCCTGGCAGCGTCGTCACCATCGACGGGGTGCAGGACCTGTCAGGCAAGACTTTGACCGCAGCAGCGCTCGCGACCAGCATTGCCCCGACAGCGCATGACGGTGTGGCGCTGGGCACGTTCGCGAAACACTTCTCCGATCTGTACTTGGCCACCGGCGCCACCATCATCTTTGGCGACGCCAGCTCGACGAACGTGACGCTCCAGCATTCCTCCGGCGTGCTGGCTGTCACTGGAGGTTACATGACGCTGAGCGCTGCAGGTACCGGCGCGGGGAGTGTTGCCACGATTGACGGCACGCAGACCCTCACAGCGAAGACCTACAACAACGCCATCTTCACCGGCACGTGGACTGCATCAGGCTCTTCCACCTTGGACCTGTCTGGTTCCACCGGGCAGTTCAAGACACCCACCGGCAACACGACCATCAGCGGCACCGCCACAGCTGTAGGAGCAATCACACCCACCGGTGGTGTGGCCGCAGCCGGCGGCTTCTCCATGTCCCCGCGCGGCATTAACACAGGGCAAGCCCCTGCCATGGTGTCCACCGACGGCTCTGACGCCACGGCAGTGAACACAGAGACCTACATCAGCGAGATCTCCATCCCGGCGAACTGCACGGTCACAGGCATCGCAGTGTTCAACGGCAACGCCACCGGGTCGGGCAATATCCAGGTGAGCCTGGCCGACTCCAGCGGCAACCCGATCGTTGCTGCCAAGTCTGCATCCACGACCATCGTCGGCACCGATGCGTATCAGCTTGTTCCGTTCACAGCACCCTACAGCGCTGTGGGTCCTGCTACGTATTACATCATGGTGCAGTACTCGAGCAACACCACGCACTACAACGCGCACACACTGGGCCACCACGGTGTCACCAAACAGACGGCCCAGACTTACGGCACGTTCACCACGTTCTCGCCGCCGACCACTTTTACCACGGCGATCGGCAACATGTGCGGCCTGTACTAGCATGGACCTGGACCAATCGCGCGAGAACGCCAAAGCCATGCACCTGCTCTGGGTGGAGCCGGCGGAAGGGCTGCCCATTGTAGCGCGGGTGACAGCAGAAGGCGTACTGGTCTACAAATGCCCCGGCTGCAACGCAGAGCACGGACTGGCGATGAAGACACCGTCCGCACCGGCGGGGCAAGTGTGGAGATGGAATGGCAACGTGGCTAAGCCCACTGTCAATCCATCGGTCATGTCCCACGCGCTGGCGGATCGTCCGGCGTGCCAGCATTTCATGGTCAACGGCATACTTGAATTTTTACCTATGACAACTCACCCGCTGCGCCTGCAGAAGGTGCCAATGCTGCCGCTGGAATGAAAGACGCAAACCCAGCCCCCATGTTCGCCTGCATGTATGCTGGCCTCTGTGACGTTGCGCGCAAGAACGGATACGCCTTGGCCGCGCACGGCAGCATGGTAACCGACTTCGATCTCATCGCCGTGCCGTGGACCGAGCAGGCAATCGAAGCCGAAGAGCTGATGCACCTGCTGATGTCGCACCTTGACGCTGTCGACTACCGCGGCCTGCTGCAGCGGGATTGCGGGTCGTGGGCAACTGCGGCGAACATCGACCAGATGGTGAAGAGTGAACGCGAGCGCACAGCCGATCCGCGCGGACCATTCGACTGCGTGTTAAAACCGCATGGACGCAAGGCGTGGAACCTGTACATGGCCGCCGGGGTTAAAATCGACCTCAGCGTCATGCCGAGAGCTGCAACTGCGCCACCTTCTGCGTTATAAATAATTGAGCGACCCCTGGATTGTCGTCGCTTGTTTTAGTCTGCCCTGCTCCTATGGCGCCCACCCGTGAACCAACGACGCGAGGTGGATCAGCGAACCCGGCGGCGGAGAAACAAATGCGATGTCCAAAGTTGCATCAGATGGAGACACCAGATCCATGGCTTTAAAGCGCGCGTGCGCTGGGCAAGTCAGACCGGAGTGCAACGTGTCCCGATACCGGGAAGGTTTAATGCGCTCTTTTATTTGGTCTGGCGTAACGGCAGCCGTCCGAGTCCTATCGGGTTGTCTCGGCGCAATTACGCGTCGGGAGAATTGGACGAGGGCGGCTGCTATTTATTTTCGACATGGCTAAACCCAGCAAAGATAAAGTGAGAGTCAGTTTGGACATCTCACCGGACGAGCACACAGCGTGGCTCAAAACGAAAGTTGCAGACAACAGCGGCACATTGATAGGCATGCTGCGTCGCGCGATTGAACTGTTCCGTATTGTCCGCGAGCACATCAACAAGCCAGGATGCAAGGTGGTGCTGCGCCACGCCGACGGCACCGACGAGATTTTACGCTGGCTGTGAGCGCGCAACCACCACGCACACGCAGACCAGCGCGGATGAAGTTCCGAGTAGGACAGCACATTCGCTACGTTGGGCGACTCCCGCATGCGTTCGGCAGTTTCAATCTGCAGATCGCCGATTTCGACAAGCATGTCATCGCAGAACTGCCCGCAGCACCGGTGAGCGAGATGACACAGAAGATGCGCCCTGGCAGTGTGTGGGGTCGCGTGTGGTCGTCACCCAAAGGGCGCACACTACCTGGCGCAGCGCGGAAGTGGACGGATATCTTAGATCCCGCAGAATGGGTTATCGCGCATGGTTGAAACAGACATCCAACAACCGCCGCGCATATTGCGCGCTTCGCTTGCGCTACCCTTCACAGTGGGTGCGCGGATTGAATACATCGGACGACCGCCGACGGCGCACCAGAACTCGCGCTCCCACCCGAGCTGGTACATGGACCACGTCATCACAGAGGTTAACATGCGCGCGCATCTCGGGCGGGCGTGGGGAGGCGTGCCAGGGCAGGTGTACGCGCACGTCAGCTGCGTAGAGCGCACGCGCCCTGCAGTCCGCTGCGGCTCGTGGATTTGGTGCAGTCCCCGAGAATGGCGCGTGGTCGGAGCTGCGCCACTCTTCAACCCCGGGACGCGGATCGACTACCTTGGAGCAGAGAGCACCGTTTACGGGACAGGCGAGATACAGGTCAATCCGTGGTTCTACGAGAACCACGTCATCGTCGCGGTCTGCGGTGCGCGCGCTCCGGATGGCGGTGTCCACGCTTTCGTGCGGGCCAATCACAAGTCGGCTCCCGCTTGGAAAACGGTCGAGTGGCACGACCTTATTACGCCCATCGACTGGCTTCCGACAATCAGCCATGAGTCTAAAGCACCCATCGCGCACACTACGCGTGCAGAGGGCTGCACGTACAACGACGCTTGAAGCAAAGGCTTTCAACGCAGGACAAACGCTCAAGTACATAGGACCACCGCGTAAACGCTTCGGCACAATTCGCATGAACCCCACGCGACCCTTGCTGCATTTTGTCGAACGCACACGAGAGCGCAGCAGGAAGAACAAACGCGAGCAGCCTGGCAGTATGCAGGGTTGGGTGACTTCCAAGTCTTCGCTCGGTGGTGGTGCTTACTTCGAGTGGTATGACATCCTGCTTCCGGAGGACTGGGAGATTGTGCGCGCTACTACGAGCCCGCGGCCTCAGGAGATGACGTTCGCTAGATCCAAACACGCATACGCTGCGGCGCAGGCCGAGCGTCGCCCATATGGATAGCATCGACGCTGCAGCGTTGCACGAGCACCAGACCGCGTTCGACGCAGAGCGCGCTCGTCTGGAGCAGGAGGAGACACGCGTCAACGGACCGCCGCATATCTCGCCGTGGTCGCCCCGTCGCACGCTTGCGACGTCTTCGGCGCGCACCCATAAGATTGAGATGCAGCTGGCGCAATGGTCCGCCGGCTGGTGGCAGACACGGGGGTACACCGTGGAACGTGAGCTCGACGGTACAGTGCGCGTGCTCGCCACGTCGGTCGCTTAAATAGTATGCCAGCACAACCACCGCGCATTGCGCGCGTAAATTGGCCGTTCACAAAGGGTGCACGGCTGGAGTATGTCGGAGCGCCGCCCACCGAGCGGCATAACGGATTGCATCCTGCGTTCTGGCACAACTTCAAGGTGACGGATATAAGCACGCAATACGGCATAGCGCCGAGCCATGTGGAAGTACAGCTGCGGCGTGAAAGTAACAACAGCGCGTGGACGCATGCGCCCGTGGACTGCTGCTGGCGCCTGCTGCGCAAAGCCGACTGGCGTGTGCTGCCAAATTAAATTTCGCCACTCCGCTGCCCACGGCGGAGATCCGGCACACAATCAGAGTGGGAGGAAAAGGAACAGCTCATATGGCAAGGAAACCATCCGTAATCGACAAGCTGACGGTGTTCGTGGACAACGTCACCAAGGGTAAGGGTCAGTTCACTGTCGCGCAGCTTAGCGACATTCTGGACTGCAACGCAACGTCCATATCACCAACGCTCAGTTGGATGCGGCGCAATGGCTATGTCGTTGCGCTCAGCAAATCCTGGCTGGCCGGTGTGTATCTCTACGAGATCCATCGCGGTTCAGCCAAGGCACTCGAGCGGCAGACTGCGAAGAGCAAGGACACGTTGGAGCGCACGCGGCTCAAACTCGAGACCCGACTAGGGCGCCGTTAAACGGCGGCCTATGCCGCGCCTCCTTCGTTGGGGAGCGCGGCAAATTTTCGTCACGCACTCCCGCGCACCGGGGTGAAGCTGACATTTAAACCAAGGTGCGCGGGAAAAGACATATCATGAACCTGACTCAATGGAAAGATAACGGCGAGCTGAACTCCTGGCTCGGGGAACGCATCAAGGTGGGCATTGTCACACTGGATGTGCAGGATCAGCACCAGCTGCGAACCTTCGCCGACCACATGTCGCAAGGATTCGAAGCCGGCGAAGTGCGCGGCTGGGGTGACGCCACGTGTGTCACTCACGTTGCACGCGCACGCTTCCCGGATCTCGAGCGCGAATGTGTGCTCGGGTTCTTTAACTTGCAGGGGGTCGGCAGCGAAAACGGTTACATGTCCGGAAGCGCTGTGCGTATTGTGCGCAACTCGGGTCTGTTGGTCATGACCGGCAACCACGACTTGTCCGGCATGGAGCTGCTCAGCTTGCTGACGTTCGCCGCAGAGGCGCAATACCGACATCTGCGGCCTGTCAGCGCTGACGCAAAGAAGCTGGCGGGCGACACGCTGCGCAAGCACGAAGAGGGCTTGGCCAGCCTGCTGTATCGCGGGCACGAGCAAGCCGAGGTCCTGGCGGATCACATCGCGTTGGACGCGGGGCGCGTGACGTACGACGACAAAGAGCGCGTGCGGCGCATCCACAACGCCAGGCTGGTGTCCACGCTGCTGTACGCCCTTTACGGCTACAACAGCGAGCATGGTACCACCACAGAGCAGGACCTCCTGCTGCACCGGATCGGGTTTCAGCTCGACCCTGTGCCGCTCGACCCTGTGGCTGCAGCACGGCGCACCGCCTTGGCCAACCTGATGAGCAACAGCATCAATCAGCACTACACAGGCTGCCCCGCAGAAAGCGGCGGCGTGTGCAACTGCACCTGGCTCGTTGACGGCGAAGTGCTGCGTACCTGGCTCGACGAGACCACGGTGTTCACCACACGCTAACCCACACCGGCGTCGAGCTGTAGCAGCTCCGCCGGAAACTTTCGGACGGCAAACGTCCACCCGCTGGCCCGGCGGAACCAAGGGCAAGGAAAATACGAACATGTCTAAAAGCAATCAGACCTCTACTACTACCTGGAATTATACCGCAGGAGCGTGCTTCTTCATCGCGATGATCATCATGCTCCTGGACAACATCACGCGCTATTACTGGCCCGCGTATAAGGACGCCGCAGTGGTCAACCTTGGTGTGAGTTTTCTAATCGTCGTCCTGATGGTTATTGACCTCTGGCACGGCTGGCTGAATCGCAAAAGCGCCTCAGTACAGCAGGACGAGTTCAACTGCTACGTCGACTTCTGCAAGTACAAGCTGGACTTGTTCCTGTGCGAAGACGGCGAAACGCTCGGCATCACCGCCGAGCATGAGGACGACGACATGCGGAGCATCGACTTGTTCATCACGCGGGACATGAAGGTCACACCACCCAGCGTAAAATGATCACGCAGATAAACAAAGGTTTGCCGCTAGAGCAACAAGCAGGCTTGGCGCATATCGCGTCCAGTCATCCGGTGAAGAAAAAGAAGACCAACACCCGAGGATCAGACGCCTCGGGTGATGCCAGATCCAAAGCCCTCAAGGGCGCCGATTCCAAGAAGCGGCGCACCCACGCGGCAGAAATGGCGAGCTACTTCGACACTGGTCGTAAAAAGAAACGCGAGCATAAAAACAAGTGACGCACGCACACCGCCGGGGAGACTCGGCGGTGTGCCTTTCTTTTAGCTATCGCAACATTGCATTTCGGTCTTGCGAATCGTCGCACCTTATGCCTCAATGCGGTGCCTACCCTACACACCCATGAAACCACCACGTATCACGTTCTCCAACATCGTTATCTTCATCTACTGCATCGCCGCCTGTGCTTTGCTAACGCAGTGCCTCACCCCAGCGCAGAAAGACAAGGCCAAGGTCATGGCCGAGCAGATCCTCACGAATGTCGGCAAGGAAGCCGGCATCGCTGTCGCCAGTGTCGCCACCGACCTCGCTCAGCTCAAGCTCACCCAGGCCCAGGCCAAGCTTGCTGCCACCCGCGCCGCCGTGACCGCTGACACCAGCGCCAAGGATCTCGCGAAGCTCGGCGTGCAGGAAGTCGCCGCCAAGCAGGCTGCCAAGTTGCTGGCCCAGGCAGATGCCGAGCTCGCCAAACTGAAGGCGGTTGACACGTTGCCCACACCTCTGACCCCGCTCCCCGACACCATAACCGGCGTCGTCGTCACCCCCTGATCTTCAATCCCACTCTTCGCGCATCATGTCTTCCCCATCCGCGTTCCCTACCGTCATGGCGTTCGTCATCAACTTGTTCTCCAAGAACTCTGGTGCAATCGCCCGCGCAGTCGCTGGTGTCGTCACCGGCGCCATCGCCAGCCTGTTGATCAAAGTCTTCGGCTACACCCTCTCCGCTGAGGAAAACCTCAAGCTCATTGGCGGGGTCACCGCCGGTGTGACGTGGCTCATCGGGGAGTGGACCACTTACCTGCAGAACAAGAACATCTCCGCACTGCAGGATGCCATGAAAGTCATCGACGCCTCTGTGGTTGTCGATGGACACATCGGGGCAGTTACCGTGGCAGCAGTCGAGCGTGCCGCTGATGCACTGCAGACTGCCACCAACCCCGGCAAGTAATTCAACCGCACGCGCGGGACGGTCAACCAGCTGTCCTGCGTGTGCCATCATATCCCAGCCATGCCTGCAAAACCCAAGAGAGAAAGTCTGCCCACCGATATCCACCAGTGGAACTGGTGGTTTAACGCACTGATGCCTGACGGCACAAAGTGCAAATTCAAAGGCTCCATCGAAGCACCCAACGATCGCATGGGAAACACCGCGAGCGACCGGGTAAACAAGATGATGCGCGACAAGCACCCCACTGCGCGGTGGTGGCGTGGTAACGCAAAAGGCTACAACATCGATTCAGCCACATGCACGATAGGCCCGACTGTACAGCGCGGTAAATTCCTTCGTCCTGGGGAGGCGTAACACATGCCTCCCGACAACATACCTGACGGTCCGACTGCGAGCATGCGGCGCTTCTTCCGCATGTCGTCTGTGTTTCCCGTGCAGAAGATAACGCAGTGCGTATTCTGTGGCGAGAAAGAGCACGCTATTGTGCGCATGGCCGCCGTGGACCAGCCGCGCTGGATACGCCGGCTGGATGAGCTGGGTGCGAGCAAGAAGCACATAGCCTGCATCCTCGATCTCCCTGCAAATTCAAAACAACTCGAAGCCTACTATGCTCGCCGCCCTCGCTAACATCTACACCGCACTGCTGGCCGCGTTGAAAGCGCTGACGCGCGTCCTCGAAGTCGCGCCCACGTTTCTGCTGTGCTTCTACGAAAACAAACTCGACAACATCAACGATGAAATCCTCTCTCTTGAATCTGCTGGTGACCCTAAGCATCGGGATCGCCTTGGCCAGCTGCGCGTCAAAAAAGCCAGCGTTGGAAAACTCTATGAGGCTTTACGCGCCCGATTTGCTGCGGCTGACAGCGGGGACAAGCCTGCAAACCCTTGATGGGGCGTACACTGCACAGACCGACGAAGTGTGGCATTCGCATGCCAACTACATGGACCGCGTGAGGGAGGCGTTGTCGAAGTGAAAGCTGCCCCTCTTGTCTTCCTCGACCTCGACGGTGTCGTCCGTTTGATGTGTGACGCGGCAAACGCAGGCGCCTACCCACCTGACCTGCTCGCGTGTCCGGGACAGCCGCCGTCCTATTTCGATTTCGCATGCGTGCGTCGTTTGAATCAATTGCTGGATGACACGGATGCGCAGTTTGTCATCATCAGCACGCTGCGCCTGGTGCATCCTTGGCCTAAGCTCATGCATGCTTTACAGCAGGCTGGTATTCCGCTGTGGCGCATGCATCAGGACACAGGCCTGCCGTGGTCCGGCGATCGTGGCAGGGACATCATGCAGTGGCTCGCGCGCAACCAGGACGTCACCAACTGGTGTGTGCTCGACGACGAGCTCGCATTGCCCGACGACTGCCACATGGATATCGTTTTCGATATGTTTCGCTTCCACCCCGACGGCGCTGCTGGTCGCGTTGTCGGCGCTGGTATGCCAATGGCGGCGATTGGCGACACAGGCAGATTCGCAGGTGCATGGGCGTGCGCCTGGATACTTGAACAATGTTTGAGAGAGCAGGAACAGGCTTACGTGCCGGGACCACTGCATGAGCTGGTAGTCGCACAAACGAATTTGCACACCGCGCCGTTGTGGCTCGTGCACTGGACACCTACAACCTTCAACATCGAACCTTGGTGAAAATCATCGCCCTCTGCCTGCTCTCCCTGTCCCTCTCCTCCTGTGTGCTGTGGTGGGACACTTCCACCCGCCGCCCCTGCATCCTGTCCCCCATCATTCTCACAGAGGAGCCGAACGGGTCACACCGTCTCGTGCCGATCTGGGGCTACTGAAAAACCAGTTGCGCCCCATCCTTCCCCCTCTCTCATCACCCTGCGGCACAAGCCGCCTACATAACCCAAACCAGCACCATCCCAGCCAGATGAACACCGATAACGAAAACCACACGCAGACACCTGCAATCCCTGAACCCGGCACCGTCGTGCTTTGTCAGGATCCTGTTATACACCTCGTACAGGAATTCAAATTCCTGCCTCCGGTAAACGCGCCGCAATTGTTTCAAACAGGACGCGTCACCGGCAAGGCCTTGCTCCGCCAAGGTCAGATCACGCGCGTCCTGGTGGAGACCTACGAAGCCACGTCTACCGGCAGTGGCCACCTCCCTGTATTGAGCATGACTCAGATGGAGCAGCTTCTGTGCGGTGTGCCTCCCACCCGCGTCGCAGGGCAAGGCAAAGAAGCTGACGTGGCCACGGCGCTGGAGTTCGCCCGTGCGACACAGGCCAAGCTGAAAGCGGCTGCAGAGACACGCAAAGAACTTTCAACACCTTCGGGCTTGCTCGGGCGCTGGGGTAACGAACCCACGCAGGAACTGCACACCGGCGCCGGGCACGCGGTCAAGCTCTCGGGCGAGCAGATCATTCAAGCCGTCGACGAAGACGAGGCGAAAGCAGAAGCGGCGGTGGCGCAGCATGTCGATTTCCTTGCGCGTAAAATTGCGCAGCTTCATCCTTCGGAGCGGGATGCCGCACTTGCGGAATTGGATCACGACAAACAGGTGCGTACCATGGTGGAGGAGAGACTGCCGCTGCACGTCAAAGACACGCCAACGCCGCTGACGGTCCAGGAGCGTGCGTACAAACTCGCTTTGCAACTGCTGCGCACCGATGACGTGTCGGCGCGGGATCACACCATCAAGGAGCTGCGCCACACAGACCCTGCGTTCTTTGCGCTGGTTAACACGCGCCTCGAGATGTTGCGCAAGGCTGTGTACCCACAACGCACAGCGGATCATCGCGTCGTGTCCATGCTCGCCCCTGCGGAGCCCACCGGGCACCCATTGCTGATCTCCTTCGAGGGCATCGACGGCTCAGGCAAATCCACACAGGTGCGTGCGCTGCAGCAGCGCCTGATCGCCAACGGCTACCGCTGCGTGGTTCTCCGCGAGCCTGGCGGCACCTCACTCGGCGAGAAGATCCGCAGTCTGCTGCTGGCCAAATCCGACGACAAGATGCACGCGGAAGCGGAGCTGCTGCTGTTCGCCGCCAGCCGTGCGCAGATTGTGCGCGAACGGATTCGTCCGCTGCTCGACGCCGGCACGATCGTGATCATGGACCGGTTCATCGACTCGACCGTGGCCTATCAGGGCTTCGGTCGCGAGCTTGACCTCGACTTCATCCACAAGCTCAACGCTTACGCGACTGGCGGCCTTCTCCCCGGGCGCACGATCCTGCTGGAGATCGACGTAGCCGAAGCCCGTGCGCGGCGCAAAGGCCAGGAAGCTGACCGCATGGAAGCCGAGGCTGATACCTTCCTCTCCAAAGTGGTGGATGGTTTCACAGCACAGGCACGCGTGCACAAATCCCGCATCCGCGTTGCGGTGGCCACCTCGCAGGAACATGTGCTGGCTGATCGCATCTGGCAGTCCTTCCAGGATCTCGTGCCGCAGTGGCTCGATTGCGTTGTTGAAGCAGCCACAGGGCTTCAAGGAGCGCCACCCGTGGGCGTCGCAGCTGACGGCGTCTTGGCGGGCTCCGAAGTCACAAAAGACGGGGACGGGCGTCTCGCATTCCCTGCCGGTCGCCAGATGGGCAAAAGCGCCACACAGCAGGAACTGTTGAAGCAACAGATGGAAGATCCCGCGTTCGCCGCTAAATGGCTGGAGAGCCGCGCGAGCGCGCAACCCACACCTTGTCTGCTCGGCGGCACTGCGCAGGGTACCATCACCATGCCAACGCAAGCACGTGCGTATGAGAAAGTGGAGAGCGCACTGCTGGAGCTGCACAAGGACGCCAAAGATGAGCAGTTCGACGCGGTACGCTGTCAGCTGAACCGCGCATTATTTGCATGGCCACGCACGGACACTGGTGTTAAGCACACACCCGACGAAGGCAATGGACCGCGCGTCGTTGCCATGGGCGGCGAAGGTGGCGCAAATCGAGGCGGCGACGCTTACCCCGAACGCGAACTCTCGCTCGTGTCCCGGGACTACCGCGTGCTGTGGGTCCCCGCAGAAGATCTGACGCGCCACGTCATGGCTGCTTGGTTGCCCAAGGCTGCAGCGGAGTTCCAACGTGTGACCAAACTTGAGCCTACGCATTTGGTGGCGTCGGGTGATGACTACAACAAAGCTTTGAGTTATTTACGCCCAACGGGGGAGGGCACACCAGCGGTGTGGCGTGTGCTTGGTCTGGAAGTAACAGCGATCAATGCGCCGAACTATCCAAAGCAAGGCAGCTTGTTTGTGCCCACCTCAGACCGCGGCTTGTTGCTGGCTGCGCGGGTGGGTGAAAATGCGTGGGTTGTTCAGAGCAAACCACCACACGTGCATGTGACGCAGCCGCTCAAGCTCTTTGCATCACTGGACTTCACACCCGATTACGCCGACATGGCGCAAGTGGTGACGGAACTGCATGCAGTAGTGCAGCGCGCATTGAGCGCCGCGCACATACCGACAGCGCACGTGCAGGTGTCACTGCCTGCCAAACTAAAGGCAGCCTTTGAAATGCTACCCGCTTCCGAGCTGGTGTACATCGCAGGCTCACTACTCGCTCCGGATGCCTGGAAACATCTGCTCGGTGTGGAGATCATCGACTGGAGCACGGAAGATAAAATCAATTTCTATGCGTTGCCGCCGTACACCAACGAGGAAGCCATAACCCCGGGGCACCCGCCTGCGGAAGACATTCGCCTGCTGCGCCACAACTGCGATAAGATCACGGAGTCCACGATCTGCGTCATCCGCTCGTGGCTCTTTGGCAATGTTGTGCGGCCTGCAGAGAGCATTAAAAACGTCCCCAAGGACAAGATGTATGTCCGCATGCCTGCTGAGTTGTGGGACATGCTCCGAAAAGAGTTCAGTTACAATAGCATTGCACATGACGCGTTCGGCTCTGATTTGACAACCGACCTCGAAAACAACCGCCCTTGGACTGAGCTGTTTGGTTACCGCATCAAGGACTGGACAGAGAAGTGCGCGGTCACGTTCTGGGCTGCACCATGCGACATCCCTGTCGCTGCGCCGATTGAAGTCGAATCCCCTACCTTATAACACGTCATGCCTACGCCTACATTCCCCGACCTGCGCCCCGATCAAGCCGCCAAGGCAGATCCGATCGCCGTCCGCTACCTCCAGCAAGCTCTGATCAGTCAGGGCTACACCGTGAAACCCACGGGCAAATACGACAACGCTACCATCGGCGCAGTGATGGACTTCCAGGCCACACACCTTGGCAGCAAGGGCACCCACCTGCTTGTTGACGGCTGGGTGGGTAAGGCCACGTGGTGGGCCGTCCAGAATCCGTCAGGCGCTGCGCAGATCAGCGACATCGACTCCATGATCCGCAAGGGTCTGTCGGCTGATCGCAAAGCCATTCTGCGCACCGCGTTCTCCGACCACGCGCGTGGTGTGAAAGAAGTGCCGGACGGCGCCAACTACGGCGACGGTGTCACGCGCTACCTCGAAGGTATCGGGCCTGCGTTCTGGTGCTGCGCCGCGGTGAGCACCTGGCACAAGGACGCCAAGGATGCCTGGCCATTCGGGACGCGCTTCGTCTCTGTGGCTGCGCTCTGGAAGAAAGCCGGCGAACTCGGCCGCGCCGTGCCCATCAGCGCACGTCCAGTCCCTTGTCCCGGGGATGCGTTCGTGTTCCTGTATCGCAACAGCCGTGGCGCCTTGACCGGTCTTGGCCACATCGGGCTGGTGGCCGCTACGGCTGCGAACGGTGTGATGTTCAACACCGTGGAGGGTAACGTGGGCAACCGTGTGAAGGTCAGCCTGCGCGACATCGACAACCCAGTGCTCGTGGGCTTCGTCGACTTCTTCGGGGATCGTGCTGCTGTGCTTCCGAAAGTGGAGCGCGGACTCTTCAGCAAATCCGAAACGGCAGACTCATCACTGGCAGGAACTCGCTAAAATTATGTTCGTCGGAGAACTACAACCAGATGAACTGTTCCTGCTGAATAGCCTCATCAATTGTGTGTGCGGCAGCACCATGACAAACATGACGTCGGATACTGCGCGGTGTGAGCATTTCGGATGTGCTCGCTACCACGTGGTGTACGAACGCCCGCAGATCCCGCTGCAGCGTGCACGCGTGCCCCGCCCCAGCACGCCCCCTGTGTCACCCCCGTCAGCAAGCCTGGCTCCTGCCTGTGACACCACAGTCCCGCTGGGGTTCCTGCGACAAACCGGGCGCACGTACCGCATGCTGCAACACGCGGTGCAGCTTGTGGATCAGGACATACCTGTGACCATCGTCGTCCTGGACTCCGTGCAGGCGCGGCATATGCGCAGCAAGATTGACCACGCGTTCCCACGGCTATCGGGAGAGGTGCGCATCATAAATCTGGCATCCGAGCCCCGGTTCGAATTGGAGACTTTACATATCACCGGCGTTGACGCACGTGGTGTGCTGTTCGATCATTATGTTCTCGAACGTCGTGCAGAAAAGCTTCTGGCTGCACTGCACTACTTCGATCCGCCTGTTCCGCGACCGCCGCAGAGCTGGTGATAAAAGCTTGCGGCGCAAGGTAGTCATTACGCAAATGTTGAGAGTCCCTGGCTGGGAGGATAAAACAAGGGCGTTGAAAAAGATCTGTTTTTCTTGGTTGGGTCTTCAGATCGATGACACCTTGCGCCGCATTTTTATTTTAAATTTATCTTGCGCGGTACAACGGCTGCGACAATACTCGAAACCTGTCGCGTTCCGAACAGGGGATGAGATCAACTGGCGCAGGTCGTCAGCAAGATGCAACCTCCAAGGAATTGCGGCAGCCCAATTGCAGGGAGAGCCAGTGCTCCGGTGAGCCTCATAAGCTTGCTTTGGTCGGTGCAACTCCGTCCCCTGCGTCCAATTTTCCTCACATGCACTTCTTGCGACTCTCGCCATCACGTAGTTACCGACTCTCCTGAACGGAGAAGTTGTGGACGTTGATTTTGGAGGGCTCCGCTTAGTGGAAGTAAACAAGTCTTGAAAACTTGGGGTGTCGTTAGTAGCGCACGGCGTTCGATCCGTCAGCCCTCCGCCATCTTCTAGGTTCGAATCTATGGACAACGTACCAGTTTATGCTCATGTGGTTGTATGAGCGACAAACCTAAAGAACAACGCGCGGCCGAGGCTGGCTACACTGTGAATAAGGAGGGCACGGAGATTAGGAATCCCCAAGGCATCAAAGTTGCCACATTCGAAAGCAAAGGTTATCGCATATTCGACTTCGGTCCTAAAGCCGACAGAAAACACATTTACGTTCATCGGTTTCAAGCTTGGTTCAAATTCAACACGACCATGTATGGTGCCGGGCTGCAAGTAAGACATCTCGATGGTAATTCCAGAAACAACCACGCGGACAATTTGGCATTAGGCACGCAATCTCAAAATATGCTGGATCGTCCGGCTGCAGACAGAAAAGCGCATGGTTACCAAACTTCACGACACATCGCCAAACACGATCACGCCGCCGTGATCAGCTATTACAAAGCGCACGGTTTCAAAGCTACGCTAGCAGCCTTCAACATCTCGAGTAAAGGCACGCTCAGTTTCATTTTAAACAAAACACAAACAGGCGTTCCAGTGACAGCGCAAGAACGCCCGAAAAGGAAAAATTCCAAAGGATGACGGGGCTGACCTGCACCTCAAGGCTCTCGCGAACGTGAGCCAGGCGATAATTCAGGTGTTTGATCAGCCCCGTCAAAGTTTTCCGGATGCTTGCCCGAACGGTAAGAGACCAGCTTGCTAAGCTGAGGTCAGCCCCTCACAAGGCTGTGCAGGTTCGAGCCCTGCAGCATCCGCCAATGAGGTACATGGGGAACTGGGGTTCCCGCTCGGTTGTAACCCGAGTGCTCCGGCTGGCAGAGTTCGATTCTCTGGTACCTCACCATTTTCATATTGCAGGCGCCACGTACGTACATAGACTGCGCCCCTCATTACAACTCTCCAACGCCAGGATGACCTGCGAGAGTTGCCCTATCTAATGGTGCGCAAGTGCCGCGGTATCTCCTGGGATCCGTAGCGGAGGCACACCAGACGCTAACTGGAATTAGCGGCAGTCGGTGGAAGCCCGACAACCACAAAGGATCTGGATTCGGCGGAACTCGGGAACAGCAGTACCGCGTCGGTTGCAGCGGGGATCGTGACCCCAAGCTGAAGGGTGCAACTCCCTACAGCGCACGGTAGCAAAAGTCGACCCGCCGAATCCCCTTCTCTTACTTGCAGCGTAAACAGCGGGCGGCTATCGTGGCGTATGGAACAGCACACAGTCAATCTTCTAGGCACCGCTTCCGTCGGCGTGGCGGGTCCAACCACAGGCGCCGGCTTCCCGCGCGCCACGCACCGCCACCACATCTTTCAGATGATCCTGGGAGCCGGCGGCACACCCGTGGTGAAACTGGATTTCTCCATCAACGGTACGGACTGGCAGGAGTTCGCCACGCTTAGCAGCGCCGGGGCGCTCTACCGCATCGACACCAACACACCCTTTCCGTATGTGCGTGCGCGCCGCACCGATACCGATGCGCTCGACGCCAACAAGGTGCGCGTGCTGCTTCGCTCCGCCGGTGACGCAACCAACCTGATGTAAAATGTCCTGGGGTCTTGCCACACACCTGGTACGCGAACACGGGACTGCCTGCGGTATTCCCTCGGGAACTGTGCGCCCCACGTCGGACATCACCAAAGTAGACTGTCTCAAATGCCGTAAGACCCGCTTGTTCCGCGGGCTGCGCAGCGAGGCACGCGCAAAACGCACCGCTCACCATGCGCACTAAAGCCATCAACCTGCTGGTCGACAACGCACTGCCCGAAGACATGCGCGATCCTGCGCGACAACTGGACGCCAAGAGCGTCGGGCGCATGCTGCACATGGTCGCATCTTTCCATCCGGAGAAGTATGCCGAGATCACCAAGAACATCGGCGACATCGGGCGGCACGCTGCTTACTGGCGCGGCGCCACCATCGGTCTCGACGACCTCGAAGATCCCATCGACACGCAGCACGCATTGCGGGAGATGGATAAACAGGAAGCTGCGCTCCGTAAAAAGCTGGTCAACGACCCTGAGGGTTTCAAGGAAGCGCGAGAAGCGCTATGGCACCGCACGGCCGCCACACTCGAGCGGGAGTCGATGGGCGCGGCCCTGCACAAGAATAACTCCATCGGCTTGGCGGTTGCCTCTGGTGCGCGCGGTAAACCCCTGCAGCTGCGAAGCATGTTGTCCACCCCGGCAGTGTTCGCAGACAGCCGGGGCCGCACGATCCCTATCTTCGCACGGCGCTCGTATAGTCAAGGTGTGTCACCTGCTGAGTTCCTGGCGGGCACGCACGGCGCACGTACGTCGGTTATCGCCACCAAGCGTGCCACGGCCAAGGGTGGTTTCCTCAGCAAGGTGCTGGTGCAGAACGCCGGCAACTTGGTGGTCACGGAGGAAGATTGCGGCACGCACAACGGTATCGACGTCGACGCCAGTGACCCCACCATCAAGCTGCGCTTTCTGGCGCAGGACGCTGCAGGATTAAAGTCCGGCGACTTGCTGGATCGCAAGGCCTCCGCCAGGCTGGCTGACCGCCACAACGGCACGTTGTTGGTGCGCAGTGCTCTAACCTGCGAATCTCCGCGCGGTGTCTGTGCTAAATGCATTGGGGCGGATCCTCGCGGTAAGCTGCGCCCCATCGGGTTTGCAGCCGGCGTTACAGCAGGCCAGGCGATCGGTGAGCCGATTACGCAAGGCGCGCTCAACACCAAGCACGTCTCCGGTGCTGCCTCCGCCAAGAAAGAGTTCTCCGGGTTCGACGTGATCAACCGCTTCGTGCAGGTGCCCGACGAATTCCCTGACCGTGCACCGGTGGCGGAAGAAAGCGGCAATGTGGTGGTCAACAAGGCGCCGCAAGGCGGGCACTATGTTCGCGTGGGTGAGACCGAGCATTACGTTCCCGCCGGTGTCGAGCTGCGCGTTAAAACGCACGACGTCGTGGAGAAAGGCGATGTGCTGGCCGACGGTCTCGCACGCGCGGATGACATCGTCCGTCTGCGCGGGTTGGGATCTGGCCGCCGCTACTACGCGGAGCGCCTGAGTAAAATTCTGGAGGACAGCGGCATGACACCAGACCGCCGCAACGTCGAGATGATTGCGCGTGCCGCCATCAACCACGTGCGCATTGAGGATCCTGATCTAGCGGGCGATGGTGTTCTGCCCGACGACGTCGTGCCGTACTCCGACATGATACACAGCATTCAAGCTCCCGACGACGCCACTTACGACGCGCCGGACAAAGCTCACGGGCGCTACCTTTACGCACCGGCGCTGCACTACACAGTGGGCACGCAGCTCACACCGCGCATGGGCAAGCGCATCAAAGACGCAGGTATCACCAATGTGTTTACCAGCCCTAAAGCGCCAGGCTTCCATGCGGACATGACGCGCCTGCAGACCGCGACACACGCCAACCCGGACTGGCTCGCCTCGCTGAATACCTCCTACCTGCAGAAGCAAGTGACGGAGCGCGCCATGCGCGGCCAGGACACCAACATCGACGCCAACATCAACTACGCTCCGCGCTTGGCCGTTGGAGAAAACTTTGGCGTAAAGTCAAAAACTACAGGAATGTTCTGACATATGATCGCGCGCTCTCCTGATTTCGAAAAACTGGCAGCTTTGATGAGCACGACGTCGCTGACGCCTGGCACCGCCGTGAACGGATGGGGCAAACCTGTGGCAAAGCGCAACACCGTGCCAGTCACGAACGCTGCCATCAAACTGGCGATGACCAAGCAGGCGGGACCGATGCAGTTCGCAAGCAAGATGATGTCGAAAGTTCCGGTGCTCGGTCGCATGTTCCGCGGCGGTGCAGCTGGTGCCACGGCTGGCATCCGCCCGCCCAATCCATTCTCGGCCGGCGGGCCATCCTCATTCACCGCACCTGGAGCCGCAGGAGCGCCAGGCTTGCTGTCCCGCGCGTTCACCGGCACCCGCAACTGGGTAAACAGCACCAAGGCGCCCGGGAACATCACAAAGTTTGCGCTTCCTGCCATGTTCCTCGGCCAGGCGGCCAATGGCATGCTCGGCACCTACGCGACCAGCCGCGGTATGACCGACTGGGCCAGCGGTTTTGCCGACGGCGGTGCAAACGCACTGGGTGCCTACGCAAACGCGACACCGTTTCAGCGCTTCCTTGGTGCCATCGCACCTGACGCCATGGTGAATGAAGGCTTGAAGATGAAGCAGCAGGCCATGCCTTGGCTGGCACGTCTGATGGGTGGTGATCACTACCTCAACCGTACGGCCGAAGGCTATAAGCGCATCACTGAGGCGGCCCGTGCGGGCAAGCCCTTGCGTGGCATGGACAAGCTCGCACCAGTGGGTGGCATGTCGCAGTACACGCAAGGCCCCAACTTGGGCGATTACGGGCAGCAGCTGACCGCGCTACAGCAACAAATCGCCAGCCTCGGGCAGCAACTACAGCGCGGTGTCGGCGCATCGGCCTTGCCACCTGCAATGTAAGCGCGCATCTTTTACGCACTCCTTATATGTCCTCTCATTCCCTCTTCCGCAACGAACTGCGCAAAGCAGCCGCCACCATGACCGCCGACGACCGGGAGGTGGAACGCGCGTTCGCCGACCAGGGCTACACGGCCATCATCAACAAGTCAGGCCCGCTCATGGACGAGGCACATCGTCTCGGCTTTGAGATTGTGCAGAAGAATGACGACAACACACGCCTCATGGGTATCTGGGCGTTTCGCCTGGGCCGCTCCAACAAGGACCAGCTGGCTTACGTGCCGCTCTGCTTCGTCAATGGCAAGGTGCAGGGCTCGGATCTCCTCTATCGTGTCGGCCCCAAGAAGTTTGTGGGTAACACCCCCGACTGGGCGCGCTTCCTCATCGAGCAGAGTTTCCAGACCGCCGGCTCCCCGATCGACCGCTCCGAAGCGGGCAAAACCGGTCCGATGTTTTACGGCGACCGCATGCTGCGCACCCCGGCGGCATTCGCCAAGATGTCGCATGCTGCGGCTGCTGATCATCGCGGCGCTTGGGCCAAACAGGTCAGCGCCGAGTTCATCAAGATGTCCGCCGAGCGCCAAGGCGAATGGCGCGAGCAGCTGCATGACATGTGCCGCAAGGTTGCCACCGAAGGCATCCTCAGCCACTTCATGCGCAACTACGGCGGCCTGCGTGCCATCAACGAGTTGGAACGCTGGGTCGATGCTTCCCCAAAATTCGCGCGCGCTTTGGCACTCAAGCTGCCGGCCGACGCCTGGCTGCACGAGGACATCATCACTGCGGACATGCAGCGCAAGCAGGCCGCAGCCGCTGACCCTGCGACGCTGGTGTTGTTCACCGGCCAGCCCACAGCGGAGATCCTGAGCAAGGCCAAGGACCGCACCAAAGTGGCGAGCGACCTGTACTCCAAAGGCTACGCTTTCGAAGAACAGCTCGAAGACCGACAGGAAGTGCCGGACAGCAAGACCATCGTCTATGGCGAATCAGGCCTCAATCTGAGCAGCCCGCTGGAGCCTGGCGTTTACGATGTCATGCTCTCCGGCGGCGACACGATCCGCGCCGTTGTGGGTTACTCGAAAGACGGCTACGACATCGGCGACCGCACCGGACAGTGCAATAAAGTGGATAGTTGCTACCCTCCTGGTCACGACTCGCTGCGCTACTTGGCTGTGATCTCCCTGGAGAAGGACAACACCAAGGGTCACATGTACCGCGGCAACAATGAGGTCTGGGCGCTGCAGGGCTCCGACGCTCCGCTGTCCACCGCCGGTGAGCCTATTATCGACGCACCATCCAAGGTGGGGTTCTTCGTGGACCCCGACACCGGTGGTGTGTTCGGTCCGGTGGAAATCGTGGACAAGGAATCCGTGGGCGGTGTGACACACATCGGCTTTGTCACATTCCGCACAGACACACCAGAAGGTCACAAGCGCGTGCTCGTGGTCAATCCCGACCTCGAAGTCAACAACCTCAAGGAAGGCTACGCCAATCCGTCGCTGCGCTTCGTGGCGGTGGAGCCGTTGCCCGCAGAGCGTGCGGACAAGGACACCTGCTGCCCGACTTCGTCGTCGTGGGAGTTTAAGCACTTCGTCCCCGGCGACGGTGGCGACGTGCACAAGCTCATGATCGACGACATCACGTTGGAGGATCGCTACAAGAAGGCCAGCATCCACGCCACGTCGGATTTCGATGGCACGCCGCTTTACACATTGACGGTGGGGAACCGCACTACGCTGCCAGGAACCAAACTGGCCATGTTGGTTAAACTGGCCGGGCAGCTGGCGATCGATCCCGCAGCCGCGGAAGAAATGTTGAGTGCGGTGAAGCCGGACACCACGAAGTCGTGGACGATCGAGCTCCCCACCAAGCTTGCGTCGTCGATGCTGCAGCTGATGGACGCTCCACGCTGGGAGCAGCACATGGACAACGTGCAGAACGTGCCCATGGAGGTGCCGCAGGCGCAGGTGCTGCGCAGCGTGCGCAATCCTATCTACCGCCCCGCTTCCCGCATCGGTGACAAGTATGATCCCGCCAAGGGTGTGGAGAACGTCAATGACGACGGCAATGGCGACCACGTCCCTGCGCGCATCATCATGAGCGGCTCCCCCGAGGAGATCGCGCAGTATGCGGAGGTCAACAGCCTGCCGCACGTCTTCGACCACGGTATCGTGGCTAGCTTGGCGCGCACGTATGACATGACGCATGCACTCGACCAGTACCTGCCGAAGATGGAAGACGGCCTGGATGCGCTCGGCCGCGCCCTGCTTCTCTTCTACTGGAAGCCAGAGGACTGGAAGGATCTCTACGGCGGCGATGACCGGTCCGAACTCGAGGGTCAGCTGCTCAGCTCTTTCAAGGGGTTCGCCGATCTGCTGCTTGACCTGCTGAAACGTTCGTCTCACAATGCGCGTCACCCCGCCAATGCGTAGGGGCTCCGCGCAATGACGTACGAAACGATTCAAAACCTGGTCGAATATCTGCCTGATGAACTGCTGGGGGCCATGCGCCACAACGGGCGCGTGGACATCCACCCCGATGCGCTGGAGGCTGACCCAAAGTCTGAGAAGTTCATCATCGCCCTGAGCTGCATGGACTTCGGCTGGCAGCTGGTGCGCACGCTGGCGGACTACCAGATTCCTTTCCCGGGCGGGTTGATCGTGGGTGACGATGAGATGCTTTTCCGTGCCTATATGTACCGCACGAATCAGCGGCGCTACAGTACTCCTGCCATCAGCCAGGCCATGGCGCTGGCGGCGCCCAGCATGGCTTCAGTGCGTGCGGGGTTGGAGGGGTGCTTGCTGGCACCAAACGCCACGGTGGCCAGCGCAGCCAAACTGACAGGGCTGCAGCGGGACACTGTCGCCGCCTATGAGAAGTTGTTCTTCAATGTGCTCGATCGCAAAGACGACGTGATGTATCTGCAGCGCATCGTATATCCGCACGGACGCATGGTGGAGCTGATGGACAACTACATCCAGCAGACGGCGCTGACGGATCTCTGCCGCCGCGCCGGCTACAACAATGGCGCTGAGGATGTCATGTTCTTTATGGGAGCCAGTAACAACGCGCTGGAAGCCTTGTTGCAAGCGGCCAGCGCCAAGCAGCTGGAAAGCATGATCATGGCGTTCGGTCTGCTGCTCGCCCGGAACGGTGGCATGAATCAGCAGCAGGCATTGCCCGCACTGACCAACGCAAAACAGCTGCTCACCGCAGGCAAGCTGGGCGGTGAAGTGAATCAGGAGCATGCACTGTCCAGCGATCTGTCGGAAACGCTGCGTCGAGAGATTTCGCAGTATGGCAGAGCAGCGGAAGCTATGGCATCGATGCAATAGCGTTTGCGCGCTCCGTGTCTGTGCCGCAAATTTAACGCATGGATGCTTCTGAAATCGAACGCGCTTTGGTCTCGCTGATCCCCGCCATTAAGCGGGATGGGGCGGAGGATGCGCTGTTAAAATATGCGAGCGATCGAAACCTGGCACCGGCACAGCTGGAGCACTTGGGTCGCGCCTATAACCGTGTGCTGGTCATCGCACACACCAAAACAGCCAAGACGCAGGAGCAGCGAGGCGACGATGTGGCCATCGTGGATACCGGAAAGCTGGTGGACCGTTACATGGACACCGATTCCGACTTGCACAAGAACACCAAAGAGGCTGGTTTTAAAGCCATGCCGGGAAATTACCGCTCGTACTCTGTGGGTGATGCATTCCGCGACAAGAGCGCAGGAGTTACGGACCTGGATGGCTGGGCCGAATTCGATGCTCTGGACGACACAAACCCAGAGGCCACGAACAGTTATGCCAAAATGGCGTCCTGCCCCGCACAGCTTGGGGAGGACGACGACTTTCTGCTACAGCACGCCGACGAGATGCGCGATGCAGCGCTGCGCACATGGGAAGCCGGCATCGTGAAGCTAGCCAACGTCGCCATCCTCCCGGATGATTTTGTCATGGTGTCGCACGATGTTGCACAGCTCAGCCCGCCTGTGGGGCGGCATATCGCAGCGGCTGTCAGTGCCAAGCTGGCGTCGTTGCGTCTGGCGTGGCATGAACCCGCGCCGGCCGATACGCGCGACTTTTTCGTCGATCGCAAGAAGCTTGCCTCTACCGTGGCGCAGCTGGAAGACGCATGGTTCGAGCACACCGCCTGTGTGGAAGTGGCTTCATCAATCAAGGCGGCGGCAAAAGCCCCACGTGGGCGCCCGCTCGCGTCTCTGACAGAAGACGAGCCGGAAAGCTCATCTCCCGCCACGCTGGATCCGCAAGGGTCTAAACTGCTGGACGACGTGTTTAACGCAACCGACGACCAGGGCCCCAAGGCTGACGCGTTTCAGGATCGCCTGAACGGCGGCAAGGACAACAAAGACAACAAGGGCACGCCGCACTCGTTGGACACACGCATGCAGACGGAAAGCGCACTGCGCGGTAATCCGTCACGCAACGTCGCATGGTCGCCGGAGCTGAAAGACGAGGAAGACAAAGATTCGCTGGCTGGTATCGGGGGTGCTATGGGTGCGCCGCTGGACACCGCAGGCACCGGGCTGCAGCGCATCATGCAAGCCATCGCCGATTACAACCCGCAGGATCGCGGGCTCGGCGCCGCCCGAGGGCTGAGCGATCTCATCGCCGATCCTCGTGCCCGGGCGACCAGCCAGTTGCAGAGTCGTGTGCGCACCATGAAGGAGCGCGCCACGTTGCAGCGTCTGCTGCTTTCTGATCCCGTCATCAGCAAGCACTCTCCTGCGGATGTTGTTGAGGCCTTCAACACCATTCGGTCTGTGAACCCCGCCGCCGCCGCGGACATCAATCTCGCACGCTTGTTGGTGCGTGAATCGCTGGGTTATCAGGGCACCCCGATCCAGACTGTGTCCCAGTTGGCCACCATCAACAAATCCATGCAGGGTGACGCTCCCGCCAAACCAAAACCTGCCGCACCACGATGAACATCAATTTGGAAATGTTTCCCACCGACCGCGTGTACCGCGCGCAAGTCAGCCTGGCTTCGCGCTTTGGTGTCACACCGGCGGAGGTCGAACGCTTGGACCAGTTCGGACCGCTGCTTATCAACATCGGCGGAGCCATCGTGGCCGAGAATGAAACGACGGTGGCGACGCTGCCGTCCACCCAAGTCGCCGTGCCTATCGATCTGCCGATCTCCAAAGATTTCAGCATCGACGACTACGTGGCCGGCGAAGGCACTTACGCAGCTGACGTTGTTGCTGCTGCGTGGTTGTACCAGATGAAGTTGCGCATCAACGCCGCGCTGGTCACCATGAACGCGTTACCGCGCACGCTGCCAAGCGTGGTCACTGTAACCCTCCCTCTGCCCGCCTGATTTTATGCCTGACGTTGCCAACTTTATCGACAATGCCCAAACCCAGATTGCGGAGGGCGCCAAGAGTGTCACGGATGCTGCATCTCCGTATGCGCCAGGCCGCGGCACATTGCTATCAGCCCTTGTGGGTGGTGGGCTTGGCGCTGCACTTACTGGCGGTGCCGCCGCCATGTCACCACAAGAAGTCGGCGAGAATCCAGCAGCACGCCGCAAGCGCATTATCCGCGAAGCACTGACTGGCGGTGGTGTCGGCGCTGCAGCCGGCGCTGCGCTACCCACGGGTTACAACATGCTCTCCAACATGCTGCCCGAACGTACCGAGCTGGGCAAAACGTCACAGACGATCTCCGGCGCGTTCAAAGACGGCGAGCCTGTCAGCAACGCCATGGCGGCGCTGGGCACATTACCGGCTGTCGGCAGTATCTTTGGCCGTGCCACAGGGCTTTACGGCGCGGGCAAGCAGCACATTCAGGCGCAGACCAAAGATTTCCTGCATCGGTTCGGCACGGAATTCAACACAGTGCAGGACAAGCTGCGCGCGGAGGCCTTGGCGGAAATCAACGGCGCGCACCCAAATGTGCAGTCGGGCGTCCCAGATCCCAACGCTGTATCCAAGTTGTTTAACGCCAAGATGGAGACGCAGGCACCATCACAGCTGCGTACCATCCTCGGCGAAGCACGCGAACGTTTCGGCAAAGTCACATCTCCCGGGCCGGCAGGAACGCGCTTCAACCAGCCAACGCAACTGCGCCAGCTCAACAATCACGGTGATATTCTCGCGGCGTTGAATCACGAGCTGAACAAGGTCAATCCCAACTTCGCCTCCGGATACACTGGGCAGATGCAGCCGCACTGGGCGGGAGGCTTCGGACGTCGATTCCTGCCGAGCCGCGCTTCTACCATTGGCAGTGCCCTTCTCATGCTCTCGCCTTATCTGGTGCGCGCAGGTGCCGCCGGTGTGAGCAAGGTCGATCCAATGCTAGACACGAATTAAGCAAATGCACAATCCCAACGAAGGCTTCACTAAAACTTGGATGGCGTCCGACTGGGGTGCTCTGACCGCAGACTGCGGCGGGCACTTCACCACGCTGTTTGAAAATCGACGTGGCATCAAGAACGCCGCGTCGCGTGTCTTCTCGCGCAAGGATCTGGACGAGCATGCCCCCGATAAAGACCACTTCATGGTGCACCGCATCATCATGGGATCTGAAGAAGCCTACGACGCCAACAACAATGGTGACGGCTACCCCGCGAAGTCTCTGGAGAAATACCACCCGACGTTCGTGTCCAACGGGCACGTGTTCCGCGAGCACCGCAATGAGTCCCCACGCCTCAAGATCGGCGACATCAAAGCAGCACGCTATTCGCCGTCATTGCAGCGCGTCGAGCTGATCGAGCACTACAACATCAAGAAGGCTGCACAGGAATTCGAGAAGGCAAAAGCTGGCAAGGAGATCCACGCCAGTCAGTCAACGTACGTGCCGTACGACGTGTGCAACTGCTGCAAAAAGCAGGCCAAGAACAGCAGCTACTACTGCGACCATCTGGCCAACCACATGCTGCAGTATCTGCCCGAGTTTAAGAAGTACGCTTTCGCGTCGAACCCTATCCTGAACTTCTTTGACTCCTCTGCTGTGGAGAATCCCGCGGACCGCACCGCGCGCTATCTTGAGTACCGGTTTCCGCAGGGTTTGAGCAAAGCCGCCTCGGCCGCGCCGCGTGTCATCACCGGCGCACAGTGGGCGGAGTTCGAAGGCGTCAATCTCGCATCCCGGCTCCACTTATCACCAACTGAGAGCACCTGGCTGCAAAAGCTGGCGGCTGTAGAAACGCAAGGCATGCAAGGTGTGGATCTGTTCCGCGACCACGTTGCTGCTGTAGCTTTCAGCGAGTCCGCCTCGCTCTCCGGGGATGACATGCAACGTCTGCGTGAGCTGACACCGTCGACGTTTTTCCACAAGCTGGCATCCGCTTCCGTGCTGCTGCCGTTCGATGTGTTCGCCGGCTACATGCTCGACGCGGATCTGGAAACTGTGCGCGCCTCGGAAGACGTCAAAGCCGCAGCAGCGTCGCTGCCGAGTCTGTTTCGCAAGATGGCAGCAAGCGCAGCAGCAGGCGACAGTGTCTGCACCGCAGGGGACATGGCGCTGTTCAATGCCGGTGGGCGTGTCGCTGCCGAGTACGATCAGGCGTTCAACCACGAACATCAGCGCGTGATCACTGCGACAGCCAAAGTTGCGAGCGTGGCACTGGACGCGTTACGCGATCGTGTGGTGCGCGTCGATGTCGCCTACGACATGAATGTCAAACAAGCATCACAGCACGTGATCGATGCCTCACCACTGACACCACTTGCCGCGCTGTATGGCGTGTACAAAGTGGCAGCGCTGCGTGATATGTTTAACACGTCGTGTCACGCGCCTGAACATCATCGCGCAGCAACCGCAGCCGTTATGCAGAATTTAGCCAACACTGTTATTTCGCGTTGACACTCTGCCGCATAGCCTGACCTTTTATCCACAACATTTAAGCAGCACTCACTAAACCTGACTCCACCATGTCCGCACTTGCTTCACTCGAGACCCTCAAGAACCGCATCGCCACAACGAAAGCTGCGGCGACCAAGAAAGCTACGGACAGTGGAGCCCCCGCTGACCCAACCAACGCCGGCACTGTCGCGATTCCGACGCAGCCGGATGCCGAAGATCCCGGCAAGATTGGCGCACCTCCCGGGAGCAAAGAGAACAAGAATCCTGCGGAAGACACCAACCGTCAGTCCATTGGTCTGGATCTGACGAAGCCAGGCCCAACCGGCACGGATGTTCCTGCGGTCGCCGATGGTACTGCTGCCGATGCAGCTGCCACCGCCACCATGGGCAAGTCTGCTGCGCTGCTCGCCAACATCGCCGCCACCCGCGCCAAACTGAATCTCCCCGCGACGTCCAAAGTCGCAAGTGCTCCCGTCGCTGCTGCTCCAGCGCCCGCCGCACAGCCAGCTAGCGATGTGGCTACCGCCACCAAACAGGCGGGTGAAATCTTCCGCCAGGTCGGCGAGATCATCTGCGAAACCGAAGAAGGTCGCGCCATGGCGCAGCAGCTCATCGCCAAGAAAGCTGGACAGAACCGCGCGCTTGAACTGCTGCAGCAGTCCAAACAGGCAGCTGCAGTTTATGAGCACGCTGGCGCGTTGTACGCCGCCGAGCAGCAGAAGCGCGCCGCGCAGGAGCAGGCTCTCGTCGACGAGTTCAACAAGCTCTCTCCTGGCGCTCAGGTGATGGCACGCAAAATGGCGCACATCTGCCAGACTGAGAAATTCAACAGCCCTGACGAGTACGCATGGTTCGTCAAAGGCGCCGCCATGATGGAAGACGCTCTCGCCGCCCAAGGTGGTGGTGATCCCGCTGCTGCAGGTGGCGATCCCGCTGCGGGTGGTGCCCCTCCTGACATGGCTCAGATGGGCATGGATGGTGGCAACGGCGAACTCTCACCTGAAGCCATGCTGCAGGTGATCGAGCAGCTCGTGGCTCAGGGCATCCTCCCTGAAGAAGAAGCGCAGAAGATCGTGCAGGAACTGCTCGGTGGTGGCGCCGGTGGTGACCCCGCCGCTGGTGGCGCACCCGCTGGTGACCCTGCTGCAGGTGGATCCCCTGAGGAAGCAGCAGCGGCCAAGGAAGCTGCCGCCATCGTTGCTTCGCTCGGCGCTGTGCCTGACATCGAAGCTGTCGCGGCCTCGTTTGCCACGGCCGCATAAGTTTTCGCGGTCCTACTCCTCACCATCTCACACGCATGCCCCTACCCGACCAAGAAGTCCTGCAACTGCTGGACGACACTGTGGAAGCGAGCAAAGAACAATTGCTCGAAATTAAGAAGGCGCATGCGCAGCTCGCGACTGTCACAGCAGATCGCGCAGCACTCCAAGTTAAGGTGGCGGCGCTGCAGCAGGAAAACGAAACACTCAAAAGTCAGTCAGGCGCCAAAGCTGCCTCAACAAGTTCACTGCCCGTTGAGATGTGCAATGGCATCGCCGAATCCCTCGTGGGTCGCGGCATCCTTAGCGCGTCAAAACAGGCGGCGTTCGCCTCCAATCTTTCCAGGGATCCTGCGCTTGTAAAATTTGCCTTCGAGAAGTTGGCAGAGCGCATTCCCCTAACCGCGACAGCGCAAGGCTCGGCCTTGGTTGCCACGGACGCACACTTTCAAGCAGTGACCGGTGGAGACTCAGGTACCCCCTGGATGTAAATCGACCACTGCTCGAAGCAACACCAAAAACACATGTCAAACTACGGCACACTCCAGCGGTCCAAGCCGCGCCTGCGCGTTATCAAGGGCTATGTGGGTCAGAACTCGAACCAGCGCCAAGAAGTCGCCCCCGTCGCAAGCGGGATGGTGATCATGTCGGGCGCTGTCATCTCGAAGCTCTGGGTCACCGATCCCGGTCGATACGAGTGGGTGCTCGGCCTCGTCAGCGGAGCAACACCATACATCGCCCTGCAGGATTACAATGACTCCGACGTCATTGCTGCAGGCGGTCTGACCGGGCTCTCATGCGCCGGCCAGTTCACACTCGAGTCCGCATACTTCGTGGAAGGTACCACGGCGAACTGGCTCGACGGAGCAGCTGTCTCGGCTTACGCCAACGACGATGCTACCGCTGCCAACCGCGGAAAGCTCAAACTGGCTGCCACCAACGACCCTATCCTGGGTTCGGTGATCCGTCAGCACGCCGATCTTGACAATGCTCGTCCCTATTCGAGCAACGTCACGCCCGACGCTGACAACCGTGTTGAAGTGGTTCGCTTCGAAACCGGCTTCGTCAAAGGCAACCTCGCTGCCTAAACCCCTGACTGACATCATCCATATATTATGACATCCACCGATCCGGCCACTATCGCCGAAGCCACGGAAGTCTGGGGACCTGAGAAAAACGCCGCCTGGTTGCAGAGCATCCAGGGTGGCGACGGCGAGCGCAAGCAAGCCGCAGCAGGTGCCACAGACTTCACACGTCGCAAGCTCCGTGAATCTTCGTTCGTGCCTGCCATCCAGGCGCCGAAGCCGATCAAGCACAGCGACCTCACCCGTCTCCAGAACCCCACCACCGGCCAAAATCCGGAAATCGGTGTGTACGTCTGCGAGATGGAACCCGACTCCCCCGGCGCGCGTACCGTGCCGTTTGATGCGGCCCCCGATCAGAACAGCTACCGCGGAGATGTGTACCTCGTCTATGTGTCGAAAGACCAGACCGACGAAATGTACAAGCTCCTCGACGAGCTGGCCGGCTATAAAATGGACCTCCGGCAGGTCGTGACGGACAACATGTTGAAGGATCTCGACAACCGCGTCGACACCCGATACATCGCGACCGTCAAGGAAATCACCGGCAGCACAGCCGGCGTCAACGGCCTCGGCGGTTACGAGCAGTACCTGGAGTACACTGGTGGCATCACCCGTGCCAACTACAAGTACACGCTTACCCCGATGTACGACGCCGAGTTGAACAACGGCATCTTCCTCATGTCACGTCGCACTGCGGTGGAAATCGCAGGGTGGGGTCGAGATGAAATGGGTGGTGATCTGTCTGAGCGCATCGCTACAGACGGCATGAACGCCCTCGAGAAGTTCAAGCTGTTCGGTGTCCCGCACATCGCCACCATCAAGCAGTCGCTGGTTGCCACCAACCACGTCTACCACTTCGCTCCGAGCAACTTCCTCGGTCAGTACGTGGAACTTGAGGCGCCCACCGTCTATGTGAAGAAGGAGCGTGACGCTCTCTTCTTCTACGCTCAGCGCAAGTATGGCTACAGCATCGGCAACGTTGCCGCAGTCGCACGAAGCGTGTTCCTGCCATAAGGCGTGGTTCGCGTATAAAATGGATCTCCGACAGGTCAGCAGGGAGGGTCGCAAGACTCTCCCTGCTTTTTTATTGCCCCAAAGAATCCCGCACCTTACACTTTCAACATGCCGACACCTGCTGATCTATACGCCCGTGAATTCCTCTGCACCATGTTCGACGCCGGTGTGCCGGTGCCGGTCGCATACGCGGAACTTGTCAAAGACGCTTCGACGCGCGTGCAGCAGGGGGAGCCGGCGGACCGTCTCACCGCGCAGCCACTCTTTGAAGCAGGCCGCGCGTTCGCGCACCAACTGATGAACTCTGACCCATGAAACAATTCGTCGACATCGCTTTGCTGCGCGAGCACCTGAATGACACATCCCGGGATGCAAGTAAGAACGCGAACCAGGATCTGGTTTGGGATGACGCGGACATGTCGGCGGCTTTGGACAGCGTTGCGCGTGAGTACAACTCACTCCCACCGTTCGTGGGCGTTATTACGGACAGCAGTCGGTTGTCTGCGCTCACCAACATGTTCCTCGACGGTGCGGCATCATTCGCCATTGAGCGCTGGCTGCGCCGCCCACAACGTGAGCGTGTAGCGTACGAAGCTGGTGGAATCTCGACCGACCCCGACGGTGCCTTGATCGACAGCATGACCAAGCTTGCGGATGTGCTGCGCGGTCGTTTTGTTGCTGCAGCCACCGCCGCCAAGGCCAACCGCAATCTACTGAACGCTTTTCGCCGTGTCGGATAACCGCGCATTCACCAACGTTATCGTGCAGCCGGCGTACGGCGGCAATCACGCCGTATTGCGCTGGGTCGTGGGCAAAGCCTTCATCGAATGGGGCGCCTTGATTTACCGCTCACCCGATGGTGTTACGAGCTGGGAGCTTCTCAACCCGGACGACGAGCCGGTGTTTACCAACGAGTTCTTGGACACCAATCTACCAGCAGCGGCGCGGCTGGATCGAGTACACTACCGCATTGACCTGGAGCACCCAACCAGCGGGGACTTTGTGGAAGGCCCTGTTCTGGCGTTTTATGAGCAGCTCAGTCCGTCGGATTACGCACGCGCGTCTCTGATGATTCGTGCTGAGCTGAAGCGCATGTCGCGCGGCGCAGGCATCCCCATGTTTCACTACGTGCCGCTGTCGCGCGGCGTCGTGAATCCTTTCTTTGACTCGGTGACCTGGCTGCAGTCGGGCTCGGAATGCAAATGCAATCCCGACAAGTCTTACGGTATGCCTTTTGTGGGTGGGTTCGGGCCCCCGCTGCAAACGTGGGTGCAACTGCTCAACGTGCAACGCAGCCGCGAATGGAAAGATGACGCGACCGGCACCAAAGACTCTTCGCGCGCAACCGCTCGCCTGCTCTCCTTCCCACACCCCGCGCTGGGCCACATGCTCGTGCACCCCGCCACGGATGACCGCTATGTTGTGGCAGCAGGCGAAGTGAAGCCGTTCCTGTATCGCGGCATGGTGCAGATAGGTTTTGAGGTGACGCTCATTCTGCTGCGACGCACTGACAGCCGCTACCAGGTGCGTGTCCCCGCACTAGACAAAGATCTCGCACTGCCTGACTACCGATGAGCGCAACCACCGCCAACATTGTGCAACCACCACCGGATGTGGATCCTTATTTCGAGCAGGATCTACAGCAGGCGTGGTGTGAGGAGGAACGCAAGCCGTTCTCTGTCTCGCGCTTCCGCCGTGCGATCACAGGCATGGCACGCATCTTCTTCTCCACGGCAGAAAACTACTTCCCCGAGTCGCGCGAGAAGCTGGCATGCACGGTGTATAATCCAGACAACATCGCAGACTCCGGGCTGCTGGTGGGTGCAGCGTACGGCGATATTCCCGGCACCGCCGATTCGGGAACGCCGCGTGTCATGGTGCGCATGGGCGACATGCGTTATGAGAAGATCGCTTTCGGGGACCGCATGGCGGTGTCTGAAAACACATCAGACGTCAGTTTGGTGAAACGCCTTAACGGGCAGATGCTGATCACAGCAGAGAGCATGGACCAGGAGGTGCCGACATTACTGCTGGAACCGTTTCGCGATTTCTTGGAAGGCACCAAACACATCTGGATGTCCGGCGTGCAAGCCGACGTTTTTGAGGTGGACTCCTTGAAGGACATGGAGCTCATCGACGACAAGCCCGAGGTGCGCTACAAATCCACTCTGGTGTGCAGCTTCGCCGGTCGCGTGATTGTCACACGCTCAGAAATAGCGCTGCCGCTAAAACGCATTGTTCTCAAAGCAATCCCGCTACCCGTTTGACACGCTAGCCGCAATCCCGCACATTTAACGCAACATCATGGCCATCACGTCCTACTCCACCGATCATCGTCCAGGTCTTACCACGTACCAGCGTTTGGCTGTGGTCCCTTCCGGCACGACTCCCGCCTTGGCTGCCTGCATCGTGGCGCCGAAGATGCTGCTCAACCGCGCGGGCAAGGAGACCATCCCTGGCGAGACGTTTAACGTTGCTGGACAGCTCCTGCGTTTCAAGCGCTTCATCGGCAGCACAGCCACGAACCTCGACCTCACAGCTTTCGAAGTCGACAGTGACAGCGTCGCGGTGCACGGCGCTTCCCTCGAAGCTGCTCTGGCATCCTTCACCAACGGCTTCAAGCTGGTCAGTCTGGCTGAGCCCAACGTGATCAAAATCAGCTCCGGTCAGGTGTCCGGCGGCAGCTTGAACGCTGCGTTCTATGGCCGCCCCGTCACTGTCGGCGACATCGTTTACGCTACTGGCATCAGTGGTGGCACAACTTTCAAGCGTCGCGTCATTGGCCTGCGTGGCGTCGTCGGTGATGGCACTTTCGGCGCCAACACCGCTGGTAACGACTCGCTGGCAGGCAACAGCTCGAGCAACCCCATCACCACCACCTCCAGCGCCGCGCAAGTTAGCGCCCCTGCCGACTGGACTGTCGGTTGCGGCACGCCTTCTGCGTTCAATGGCTTGGCGCGCGGCGCACGCTACCTGACCCAGTACGGTGAGCAGTTCGTTATCACCGTCAACACACCCGGAACCGCCGGGGTGCGTCAGGTGGAGACCGCCACAGTCGCGGGTACGATCGGCGCCAGCGGTGCTGGTAACGCTACCGTCATTGTCACATCCTCGGGGATGTCTGGCAGTCCGATCACATTGTCGGTTGCTGTGGCCAACAACGACACTGCCGCGCAGGTCGCCACCAAGATTCGTGCTGCTCTGAATGGCAACAGCACTATTGCCGCACGTTTCATCGTGGGTGGCACTAGCGCTGCTGTGTCGCTGACGCGCATCGCACCAGTCGCCAATGACGGCACTCTGAACATCAGCGTGGACAACGGCACGTGCTCCGGCCTGACACCAGCTCTCAGCAGCGCGGATACAACTGCGGGTGTGGCCAATGTCGCCACTGTCAACATCGCCTCCGCGTCTGGTCTGTTCAACGCCACCAACGTTCCAACGGTGTCGGTTGCAGGTGCGCACGTGGTCACCGATGCGAACGCCGGCGGTGAGCTGGCAGGTGTGGACATCACGCTGACCCCGCCAAACTCGGGCGATAGCCTGACCGCAGGCATGGCTTTCCGCATCACCGTGCTCGGCGATTACACACGTCTTACCACCGGCCAGGTGGTGCCCTCCGGCACATACACCGGGGTGAAGGACACCATCTACATGGTGCGTGTGACGCTGACCAACACCGTCGCAGGCAGCCTTACGGGCGCCAAGGTTTCGATCACGGACACCGCTGGTATCGACACAGCAGGTGCTGACGTGACGATCACTGACGACACGAACATTGACCTGGGCTCCTTCGGCTTGAGCATCAAACTCAAAGCCAACGGCTCCGGCACGGCGGCCGTGCGCGTTGGTGACATTTTCTTCGTCCGTGCCATCGCCGGTGTCGTCTCCACTTCATTGTTCGACAAGGTTGTGCTCGACGGTCCTGCCGTTGATACGCTGGTGTTCGATGACGTCGCTGACGACGTCTACACGGTGGCTTTCCGCCTGCCCTTCACTGGCGCCATCGCGGCTGATGATGCCTCGGGTGGCGTCGCGTGGACTGCAGATGACACCAACGTGACCATCTCTGCGTCTCTGGATACGTTCGTTGCTACGCGCTCCGCCGGTAATGAGTGGTGCCCCTTCGCCACTGCTGTGGGGCAGTTGCAGGCGTCATACCGCGCCTTCTACTCTGTGGACGACAACAACGAGATGGTACCCATCGCGCTTGCGGAGGACATCACTGCCTACGCTGGGTCAGTTGACATGGACAACGACTTGGGCTTTGCGGCTCAGGAGGCGTTCCGTGGCTCTAAAGGCGAGCTCATCTACATCCTCAACACCGGCGGGCGCTCAGCCGCAGCATTCGCCGCTGCGCTGTCTACGATCGAAAACTCCAACGAGATCAGCTACCTCGGCGTCATCACCGACGACGCCGCCGTGCGCGCTGCGTTGGCCACACACATTGACTCAGCGTCATCCAGCACTGTGCGCAATGTGCGCCGTGGCTACTGCGGCATCGCTTCTCCCGGGAAGTATCTGGTGCTTTCCAAGAAGGCGGACAACACCAACTTCACAGCCACTGTGTCACCATCTGGTGATGGCTTCCTTCTCGTCACCGTTGTGGCGGGTGCGAGTGAAGTGGTTTTTGGTGACCTTGGGTTGGTCGCGGGCGACCTCGTCGAACTCGACGGGGCGGAATACCCGCTCGCCTCTGTGGTGTCCGATTCGGAGTTGCTGCTGAGCCAAGGTCCCGACACGCAGATCAACCCTGCTGTCACGCTACGTGTCTTCAAGGCCGACACAGTTGCCTCGCAGGCCAGCTGGCTCCTGGAGCAGGCGGCCAGCTTGGCTAACCGCCGCATCTCCCTGTGCTGGACTGAACGCGGCACCAACATCGTTGACGGTGTGTCCACGGTTATCCCGTCGCGTTTCGGTGCCGCATTTGTGGCAGGTCTGCGCTCCTACTTGGCGCCTTCGGTCGGTATGACGCGCCAGGCTGTCAGCACCTACGTGCGCACGCCGCGCATGTACAGCCGCTACCGCGTTTCCGATCTGGATGCCATCGCAGCCGGCGGCATCATGATCATCGGGCAGGAGTCGAAAACGGGCAGCGTGCGCATCCGCCACCAGCTCACCACCGACGTCGACCACGGCATCCTCTACTGGGAGGACAACATTGGCGTGCGCCTCGACGCCCTGCAGCTGGAAACAGACGCAGTGCTCGATGACGTCATCGGCAAGGTCAACACCACGGAAGAAGCGGTGGGCCAGATCCGCGCGCGTCTGATCGAGATGCTGGAGGCGAAACGCAAGGTGGCCATCGGCGCCACTGCAGGTCCTCTCATCGACGGCTACAACAACCTCGTCGTTGCGATCAATCTCGCACTGGCTGACCGCATCGAGGTCAGCTACAACGTGGCGATCGGTCCTCCGCTCAACACGATTGTGCAGACGATCAACGCCTTCACAACGCTGCCTTAACGCTGCCACTTTAAACTCACACTACCTCCATGGCTTTCAATCCCAACGTCTTTGGCACCACACGCACCGGCACACCGGTGGGTCAAATCGCCGGCAGCGAGTTCGCCAAGATCTTTCTCGGCGGCACCAATTCTGTCACCCTCGGGCAGCAGTTCCAGGCGCAGTTCGGGCGCCAGCTCAAACCGATCATGTCGATCGGCGACCAGAACATTTACTTCGTTCCCGGGCAGGGTCAGGGCACGATTTCCATCGGACGCCTCATCGGCGGCGACGGTCTGTTCTCCATGCTCAATTCGGGTGTGGGCGAATGCGGCACAATCACGGGCTTGCAGCTGCAGGCTGGTGCTGGGCGCTGCTTGGCTGCGGAAACGCAGACAGTGAACTTCGGCGGTGGTATGCTGGAGAACGTCTCCATGAGCTTGAATGCAGGCACGCCTGAAATTCTTGAGTCCTACAGCATTCGTATCTCCTCACTGGAAAAAGTCGCGTCCTCCGCATAGGATGGCGGCATGGCCACCATCTCTGACATCATCGCGCAAGGCGTAATCACACGTACGTTCTCCGACCAGGAGTCGTACGATGTGACGCTGGACACAGGCGAGACACTGCCCAACGCCGTGTTCGGCGCAGGCTTCGCCGCAGGCCTGCTGGGCTACAAAGCCCGTGGGCGTTTGGCGCAAGGCACACGGGTGTCTGTTGTCCGCGCGACGCCTGCGATCATCTTTGCATGCCACGGCACCACGCCACCCGACCCACAGGCTAGTGGTTTGTTCCGCACCTGCGCACACCCTGCTGCGGATATTTACAGCGATTTCGCAGATGACGGCGGGGACGGATCAAACATGGGTGCCCGCCTACCTGCTGATCTGCTCGAGGGCGAATTCGCCATCGACAACCTGCTGGGTGTAGGTGTGCACTTTCTAACCACCATGGCCAAACTCCAGGCTGGTGACCGCGCCAAGGTGGAAGTCGGACTGGTAGACGAGGTTGTGCGTATCGTGGCTGGTACTTTCAAGATGCACACAGCAGTCGGCGACACCGAAGTCTATAACGACGGCAGCCTCAACCAGGTGCAGCACGCCACCAGCTACCCGCACGAGGCCGCCGGGGTTGAGGAGAACAAGTCGCCGCGCGGTGCATCGCAGGATGGTGTAGTACAGCAGGCGCCAGCTGCTCCGACGGGTCGCTGGCGGTACTCACATTACATGGGGCACTTGGGTGATTTCCTGCATTTCTTCATCACCGACCCGGTGGCGGGCATCGCCCAGTTGGCGCAGGAACGCGCAGGCAAACTGCATGTGCACGCGGGCCTCGATGGCACGCTGCTGGTGCGCAGCGTATCTGACATTGTGTTTGAGCGTGTGACGCGCATCGTGGTGCCGGTGGAGAAGAAGGCATACTTCGACCCCGCAGGAAAGACGACGGCCGAGTTCGCCAACCCACCTTCGGAGTTTTTGAGGACCTGGGAGTTCGACCCCAAGCAGCCATGGAAGGCGGCGTACTACCTGCGCGACTACGCCCGCTGGCTGGCATCCAACCACAGCTACGCACGATTTCTTCAGAACGACAAAGACTGGTCCGTGTCCGCGGCGTCTGCTTCACCCAAACCGTCGTACGGCAATCAGGAGAAGGATCGGGAGTCCGCGAACAATGCACAGAGCAAGGAGGTACGCGAGACTTACTCGACGTTCCGCCTGCTGCGCGACGGTTCGTATGTCGTGCTCGATGGTTACGGCAGCAGTTGGATGATGGCGGGCGGCGACATCAACTGCTCCGCTGCACGGCACTTGCGGCTCGAAGCGGGTGGCAACATCTCCGCGATCGCAGGCGGCAGCATCTTCCTGAAGGCGCGCAAGCACGTGGAGCTCACAGCGGTGACGGGCGCGTTGTTGCTAAAAGCCCGGCAACGTCTGCACGCTCTTGTTGAAAAAGGCACACTGCTTCTCCGCACCACGATGCAGGCGGGCGCGGCCGAGGATGGTGCGCATCGCTTTGTCGACGACACCGTCGGCATCATGGTCAGCAGCCCCAACGCCAGCGTCATGGCATCGACGACACGCAACGTGACGATTGAAGGGCAAGGCAAGGAGCCAAAAACCGGGCAGGCAAATGGTGTGATCATTCAGTCGAGCGACGCCGACTTGACAATGCGCACAGGGAAGGACGGCGCGATCAAGATGCTCGCCGGACGTATCTTGCGCCGGGCAGACACGTTCTTCGACAACGCGCTCACGCAGTGGACTGTGCTGACGCCCAAGTTCAGTCTGGCGGGCAGTTTGCAGTACATAAAAGGCCAGCTGTACGCGCGCACACTGAACGCCAACGCGCTGCGGGCGCACTCTATCGGCAGCACTACCAAGCTCACAGGCGCAGCTACCGGCAAAATCGGGGCACCCCCACACAGCAACCACATCGAGTTCATCAAGGATCGCGCGACTGTGGACATGCCCAAGGAGGATGATGGTGCGAAGGCTGCGATTGAGGAGCTTGGGAAGACTACACCGGCGCCGAGTACGCCCGCCGCGAACGCTGTTCGTCCTGTGTTTAAATTCCTACCACCGGAAGAGTATCGCGGATCCAACCCTGCGAATCTCTACGATCAGTCACTGGCCCAGCAGCTTGCGGCGGCATCCGGACACCCTGCAGACTTCAACTACAACCCGTGGGACTTTACCGAGGACGCACTCGTGGGCGAAGAAAGCAGCGGGGACAACTTCCCATTTCCAGGGAAGGCGGCGCGCATGTTCGCCTACCCGTCGACCACCGTGCTACATCGCCTGGATGACACAGCACCTGGTGACATCAAGCCCACAGCAGATAAAGCCGAGCCGCGCCCCTTCACATTTTTCGCTTGTGACCTAGACGCCGCCTCATAGGATACGCCCATGCCTCCGTCCAAAAAACCTTTCGTTTCTGCGAGCCTGTCAGAAGTTGCTGCCGCGCTTGCGGATACGCCTGAGCCGCCTGCAGGCCCTAAAAGTTTCGAGCTGCCGGCCGACACGCTAAAATTTGCCGCAGCGGGCGGTCAAGTGGAGCGTCCCGAAACTGCGCTTGAACCTGATCCGATGACGGAGACCGAGCTGCCTACGTCCACACGCGTGGGCAATTGGGCCGTGCAGGACAAGCAAAACAACAATCTCGTCGTCGAAGTGTCAGACGACGAGAAAGACATATATCTCAAGGCTGTGTTGTTCGACACTCCTGTGGTATTCGACATCCCGGTGTTGGATGGGCGCCTGCTGGTCAAGGTGCGCACATTGGACGAGGAAGAGGAAGCGCTGGTCACAGCGGCGGTGCGTCTTGCGGATCAAGCCTATCGCAAAGCAGAAGGGCAGACGGAGAAGCAGGCCCCGACAGGCATGATGCTCTATGTGACGTGGATGCAACGATTCAAAACGTTGCTCCGTGTGATCTCGTACACGCCAAGCGATGCCAACGGCGCTCCGGGGCAGACGCGTGACTTGCCGCGGATTAGCGGTAGTGGAAAGCCGTCAATGGCGCGGAAGGCGGAGCTGCTCCTGGCGCATGCCGACAAGGTCTTCGGTAAAATGAATCCTGCGCTGTACACAGCGTTGATCACAGCAGTGCGCGTGCACGAGCTGAAATTTACGCTGTGCTCCACCAAGGCGGCCTCGCGAAATTTTTGGTCGCCCGCCGGTACCAATTGATGCTTCGGGCATTCCGCGCGGGGTTGCTGAAACCCGACTACGTTCACCCTATTTCTTCCCGCGTGCGGGAGAACCTTATCCTGGCGGACATCAGCGCCGAGCAGGACATGCAGGCAGGCCTGCAGCAGCTGCACCTCAAAGCAGCCTGGGCGGTGATCTTTGCAGACCCTGCACGCGCGCAGAAGGATATGCTGTCACGGTGCGCGCAGCTTCTCGCGCACGGACAAGGCGACCCCGTTGCGCTGCTGGCCGAAGCGGCGCAGGAGGTGCAGGAAGAAAATCTGCGCCGCCTTTATCAGGCGATGGTAGATTCAGGACAACTCGATCCTCCAAATGCCTCCCCCCGCCGAACCGCTTAACACACCCTCGCTGCTGGCTCGTGCTGAAGCACTAAGCCGGTGGGCTCGTGAAGACTCTCAGCGGTTGGCGGTGATGGACAGCCAGGCTGCGCAGTTTGCGTCCAACATGTTCTCCAATTTGCTGTTCGGCAAAAACGCTGGAGACATGCGCAATTCGGGCGGCTTCGGCGAGCAGCTAGCCGGGCATCTGGCGGGCCAGCTCGGCGGAGCAGTCGCGGGTATGGTGGGCCTGTCACCGGCTCAGATGGTGATGGCCACACAGAACATGGCTGCGTATGGCGGTATGCATCTGGCGGGCGCAGGGGGTAACATCGGACTGACCGGCTACGGTGCGGTGACCGACATGGCGTCGAATCAACTGTGGCAGCAAATGCAAAGCCAGTTCTCACTTCCCGGCGGTGCTCCGAACTTGGCGCGCACCCACGGCGCATCACTCGATGATGTAGGGAGCGTGATGAACATGATGCAGCAGCGCGGGGCTTTCGCTGGTACTTCGATGGGGCACTACGAGACGCTGACCAGTGACCGGCTCGCCGCATTGAAGAGCGCCGCGTCGAGCTCGGGGGACAACGGCATGCTGAAAGAACTGGAGCAAATGCGCCCAGGCGACACGCACGTAAGCATTGATCCGGGGCTGGCGAGCAAGACGACGAGCTGGGCATCCGAGGCGCTGAAGACCATCCAAGATCTTCGCTCCATTGTGGGCAACTTGCCGGTGGAGCAGATCGCAGGCGAGATTGAGAAGCTCACTGGCGTGCACATGGGCAACCCGCAGAACATGGGCTACGCGCGGCAGGTCATCGGAGGTGCTGTGGCAGCCGGCGGCGCCGCCGGTATGTCGCCGTATGAATCTCTCCAGTTCCACGCCTCCACCATCCAGTCCATGGACGCCAGCTTGTCGGCGATGAATGGGCTGCCAACTGGTAGTTTTTACGGGCTGGCCTCCGGCGCTGCGTTGGGAATCGATCGTGCCTCTTTTGCTGCACACGCAGAGCAGCGTGCGGGCGCGGCGGCGGGACGTTACATGGAGCGCCCCCTGACAGAGATTGCCGGCATCACAGCCAACGACACAGCCAGGCTGCTGATGGAAGCACCGGAAATGACAGAAGCCGCTTACTGGGCCAGCAGCTACGCCAACGACGATCCCCGGCGCCAGACTCTGCTCAACTCAATCAAAAGTTACGGCAACGCCGGCTCCGTGGACGAGCGCACCGCCGCGCTGCGCAGCATGGCCGCCACTACTGAGTCCGTCACCGGCGTGCGCTCGGGCAACATGATCAGCGAGCTTGGTATGGATGCACTGAGCTACCAGACATCACGAGATCCTGGCGTCATGAGCGCCATGAACAATTCGCTGATGAGCACGAACTATGCGGCCATGACTGGGGACTTCCAGCGCATGGCTGGGGACTTCAAATACAATGTGTCCGGCGCTTTCGGTGGAACAGAACGCGCCGGGGAGTTTACGCGGGCCATGTTTCAGCAGTTCACACCAACGGAACGCACGCAGATCCAGGAGTCTTTGTCACTCGGCGGAACGACTTCCGAGATCCAAGCGCGCTTGGCACAGACGATGGGTGGGATGGGCATGCCTGGCACTTACTCCGCTCAGACGATGGCGGTGCAGCTGGCACAGCACGATAGCAACATGCGCATGGCCACCGGCGGCACGCACGGGCTGGGTGACTATCTCGAATCCACAAACCGGATTGCGGCATCCAATCCTGCGCTGGCTGGGCTGGTGTCGGCCAACGGCATGGCGCAATACAACCAGGGGCTCAGCAGCCAGACTGACGCGCAGGCGTTCAGCAAAGGCGTGCTTCCGGATAGCTTTAAGTCTGACCTCATCCAAAAGATGCTGGGTGGGGCCACGCCTCTGGAAGACCAGGCGTATATCGCATACCAGCGAGACAAGGATCCAAGCAAGCTGCTCGAACTGAAGAAAAATGCGGACGGCGGCATGGACCTGTCAGAGGAGCAGGCGGAACAACTCCACAGCGTCATGCTCAAAGGCGGCATGGACCTGCACTCGGCGTTCGGCATCAAAGGTTCAGCCAAAGAACGCACTGCGGCGCTGCAGGAGGCGATGCGTGACGCAGGCAATGCATCATTGGTCAAGGGTCAGCTGGCATCTTCGGAAGGTCAGATCGTGGGCGACTTCAGCGACGCAACGCGCGTCGCGTTAACTCCGGAGAAGCTGCGTGAGGATTTCAACAAGGACATCGCGCAGCAGCAGGCAGCAGCAGGCATCAAAGGTGGCACAACGCTCGACAAGGCAGCCAGCGCAGGCAATGCCGCGCGCGCCGCAGCACAAAACGTCGAATTCAATGTCACTATTCCCGGGCTGGGTAATATACTAAAAGTCTTCGGCAATGCGCTTGGTTTACGCTGAGATTACACTATGGAACTTTTTGCCTCCAACAACTGCGTCTACGCTTTCGCGCGCCGTGCATCTGGCACTGGGTTCGCGCTGGCGGGTTTGACGTCGTCGCCACCGGTCATCATTCAAGGTGCCTTCTTCTCCGACCAGGACATCGTCCAGGCTGTCAACTGCCTTGGTAAAGAGCGGTTCATTTTCTCGTTCGGCAAACATTTCTCGGACGGGCAGATGCTGGGAGTGGTGATGCTCGGCATGGCAGGCGGCGCCAGCTTGGTCAGCTTTGTCGATTCGATCCGCACTTCGTCCGGGGGTGGGGCAGTCACATTGTCCACACCGCTGGGTGGCTATCGCGTGTTTGTTACAGGCTTCGGGATGGCGGTGCCCGACGCCGAGTTCAACTTGCAGCCGTTCAGCATCCTGTTCAAAATTGCATCCTAGCATGAACGAAGTACTCCACAGCGTGATCAATCGCGGCGCGGGTTTTGCTACGCCGTCTTTTCCGTCGCACACCGATTTCGTGCCCGACACGAATGAGGTAGCACAAAGCGTGCGCGCTTACTTGGGGCTGACGCGCACGGACACCGACTACTTCGTCGTCGGTGCACTTCAGATCTTGCGGGCCTACCCGGATCTGCTGTGTCGGTTTGGGGAGAAGCAGCGCAATTACACGCTGGGCATCTACAAGCCCAACCCGCCGCAGTGTTCCCCTGCGCGCCTCGTAACCCGAGACTCCGTTGCTCCGTTCGTTCGTCGGCGCCCGCAGGAGTGGCCTCCGGTCTTTGACACGAAGATCACGTTGGTGGACGACGCCACGCTGGATCTGCTGCAGGACACTACTACGCGCCTGAACTACACACGCAGCGGCGAAACCTTATTGGTGCCGTGGTCTGTCGCGTGTGGTATTGGCGGCGCCTTGTGGTGCCCCGACTGGACCGGTGTGCGTGAAATCCACGTACGCGCGGATCCCTATGGCTACCCTTACACATTACTCGCGGAGCAATTGATTCTGCGCGACGACGTGCAGGCCGTATTGGAACAGTCCGACGCTTGGGTGTCTTTCGTGGACACTCCGAGCGCGCCGCGCAAAATCGCCTTGCTGCTTGCCGCGCTTGGGCTACAAAATAAAGCAGTCTATGGCACCCGCTAAACAACGCTCAGCCACTGGCTCGTTCGCCTCCTCAAGTTTGAGCGTAGGCGACGCCGGCTCTATTCAAGCGCAGCTTAATGACTACGCGCGCGCATCCGCCAGCTTGTATCCTGGCGGCACGAGCGGCACACGCGACATCCCACTGGCGGCCATGGCTGCGGCGTTCGGTCAGGCGCAAATGCGCACGGTGAAACAGTCGGGCGCATCTTTCAAAGGCACCATTACCAGCGACGGCACTGTGACGTTCGCGGGATTTGAGACGGGCCCCAGCATGAGCGCGTCCGTTGGTAATTTCGCACCCACGTTTAACGCGGTACACGCCACCGCGGAACTGCAGGCGCTCGACATGTCGATCTACGCTGCCACACAGCTAGACGCCGAAGGTATGGAGAAACTGGCAGAGCCGAGCATCCCTGCGCGAACCAGCGCATTGCTGACTGCGCTGATCCGCACGTGGACGACCAGCACGTTCACGAACCTCACAGAGGCCGCCAAGGTTCAGGTGAACCAGGTGCACACAGCCAACCTAAAAGCACTGACCATTCTTAAATCTATTTTAGACGCCAGCGACAGCGTCGAAATCGACGGCTTGGCTGCACTGCAAAAATCGGTGGGGACGGTGAACCGCGCGTTGAACAGTTACATCGTGAGCATGCTGACCGAGCCTACGGTTGGTAGCGGATACCTGGATAATTTGCTGAAGCTGGCGCATACATTTGGGCTGATCTACGCTCCAGCTATGGGTGGCGAAAGCGCGCACGGTAAATTGATCAGCGTGCGCAAAGCGTTTGCGTCACCGCAAGCTCTGACGGCGCACACTATCACACTGTCGGGTGATGTGCGCCCGCCGGACTTACCGTATACGCACGTGCTGATCCCAAACATCCCCACAAGCGGTATGTTCCGCAGCTACGAGGATAAAAATGCAGTCATGCTCGGCGGGCAGCTGGTGCGCGGCGTTGTAAAATTTCCGGATGGTGCCGTCACAGGTCGTGCCTATGTAACGTCACCGCCGCCATATTTGACTGGCGCGTTCACCGACATGAAAAGCCCGTATAGCTACGGCCGCACATTGTCTCCCGGCAAGGCTCGCGCGAATGTAAAAGAACAGGGACAGCTCGTGACCGGGCAGTTGGATGCTGTGCGCACTTTCATCAAGGGCTATGCGCGGGAGATCTTCTCCGCGATCCACATGCAAGGTGAAAGCGTGTCCGTGGCTCTGGCCATCACACCCAAGATGCAAGTGGGTGTAGTGTATCGTGTGAGCGTGGCGGGACAGGGTGAGCTGTTCACGGGACTGCTTGCATCTGTGGTTCACTCGATTAATTCTTCCCCTAACTCAGGAGGCACTTACACGCAGGCGCAATTCTCACATGTGCGCTGGAAGGGCTTCTCACCGTCCAGCACTTAATCCATGCCACAGCCCATCGATCGCTTCACCCGTCGCGCAGCTTCCTGTACTGTGGAGCTGGCGCGCGCGGTGTGGATCACACCCATGCGCCCCGCAGAGGCCTGCGCCACACCGCCCGTCACGCCGCCCCTGCAGTACATCACACCGCATGCAGTGCCTGTCGAGGCGGAGGCGCTACCGTTACCTGCAGCGCTGAGTCTGCAGAACTCCCGGTTCTCTCTCCAGTGCGCGGACTTGGACGGTGCTGGTCCGCATGGGGCCGAAGTCATCATCCCTGCTGCATCGGTAGGGCGTTCCTTCTTCTGGACTGACGTACCTGATATCAGCGTTACCCAGCTGGCGTTTGTTTCGCAGCTGCCGGAAACTGCACTGCAGGACATCATCGGCGGCGCGAACGTCGGGACTATTGCGCGCCTCACTGATGTGCAGGCGGCTTTTGTGACGCAGAGTCTGGACACTCTGCGTGCTGCCATTGACGCCGAAGTTTACGCATCGGCTGTGAGCACGATCCGCTGCGTATGGCAATCTGAGCAGCAAACTGAGAGCTGCTTGGGCGCTGGCTACATGCTGTCTACACAGACAGCGGCGGGCGATTTGGCGGGCGTGCGTAACCCGATTGTGCTTGGGGCGGGCTTTGCTGAAAGCAGCACCAGCCAGAGCGAAGCCAACGCCATTGCTAAAGCAGAGGCCAGATCACGGCTGCGGTGCTTGTTCGGCAACACGGAACAAACAGTGAAGTGCGAGGATCTAGGTTACGCCGACCCTGTGCCGACGGATGATCCAGACGCACCGCCAGTGTCTACGGATGGTAGATACCGCGTGGGTAGTGTGCACATCAGCGCCGGAGTTTATTTCTCCGCGGAATCCCAGAATGATGCAGACGCAAGGGCGCGCGACGCCGGCGCTAGCTTGCTGTCGTGCTTTTACGTGAACGCGCCATTGGCGCTCAGCTGCAAAGACGCATACGGCATCGAGGGTGCATTCCAGCAACCAGTAGACTACAGCACCAAGTTGCGAGGCAACCCAGTGGCGGCTGGCGCAGGTAGTTTTGTGTTGGACGCGCCTGGCAGCTCGCAAGCAGCAGTGGACGCAGCGGCAGAGCTAGCACTGGAGAGCTTTCTGCTTTGCACTTTCAAAAATGTGGCCATGGAGGTGACGTGCCCAAGCCTCATTGTAGGTGGCGTAACCTACATCGCGGCCGGCACAGAATCCATCAGCGTGCCTGCCGGGGAGTATGAGGGTAACACGCAGGCGGAGGCTGATGCATTGGCCCGCGCTTCAGCGTTGTTGCAGCTGGGTTGTCAGTACTGCAACGCGTTCATCCCACCTGCGTGTTACCCGCCGTCCTATACGCCTAAACCAGGGCAGGCAATTCCGCTGGCTGACGTGGGTCCCGACTGGAGCCCTGACGTCATTCTTGGCATGGCTGCAGGTACTATCTGTCAGCCCGACCCCGAAGACGCGCAGTTGCTAGCCAGCACGGTGGCGCTACAGCCTGTGCCGGTGACACAGCTCGCGACGGGCTGTACATACACGAATGATGAAATGTGGTTCGGGTGCCTGTCGCAACTCCCAGGCTCCCCGACGCTTCCCCGCGGTGGTTACTTTTCCCCAGCCTACGCCGCTGCAGCATTGCCGGTGCAGTTCGCGAGCTTGGCGCAGTCCGCGCAGCTGTCCCCTTTCTGCACTCCTTCTCCGATATCCGCGACGCCCTACATCGTGCTCCCTGCCGGGGCGCAAGCCGTGAACTCTCGCGACGTGCCTGCGGGTGTGGATCCGAAAGTTCATGCCAACTACACCGCGAAGCTTTACGGACTGGCGCTGCTGGATTGCTTCTTCGCGACGCCAGAAATGCCTCTCGACTGCGCCAGCGCTTTTGAACCACAGCCGTTCATCCAAGAGGATGTAGCCAAGGCGGACGGGCAGCGTGTACGCTTGGTGTTACCCGCCGGGGCAGGTACTTCTTATGCTTCCTTTTTGGCTGCTTACGAAGAAGCCAAGCTGACCGCGCAAGGTGTGCTGAACTGCTACTACGAGAGCCCCACGCTGCAGGTGAGGTGCTGGAGTCAACAAACCACGACTCCCGGCAGCCTGCCTGATGTTGTGAGTTCGGAAAACGACGTGTGGGTTTATGGCGATGGCACTGTGCGCTTAACCACGAGCACTGACGGTGATGTTACGTACTCGGACATCACGCTTCTGCCTGCACAGCTGGGGTCAGTGGGAATGCCGCTGGTGCTGGTGCGCGGTAGCGAACGCTCTACCATTTCCAAAGAGGATGCGCGACTGCGCGCATTGCGCAACGCGGTCAGCCTTCTGGATTGTACGTCGCAAGCTTTGGTGGCATTACTGCCTGTGTGCAGCGACAGGATGCGCGTCAAATGTGGTGCCACAGTGGAAGTCAATCCAGCAGCACCGTACACAGCAGGCACTGGCGACAAAACGCCCGCAGGGTGGCGCTATCGCGACGGCGAGCTGCATGTGGGGGACGGGCACAACTATGTCATGAGCCGCGGCGGTGTGTCCACCAACCCCTGGACGCGCCTAGACTTGGGCTGCTCTGACGATCCAGTGGGTGGTTGCGCCGGCTTGGGGTTGGAGTTGCCAGTGTGCTTTGAGCAAGGTCGCGATAAAGAGGAGGCCAACCGGCGCGCACACACGGCGGGCCGCGCAATGCTGACGTGCACAGGCTCCCCGACGAATCTTCCTGACATCCCAGGGGGTGGGGGCGGTGGCGGGGGCAACAATGGAGGGGCGCCCGAGGGGTGTCCGCTGTTCGTGTATCCTGTGCTTGACGAAAACGATCAACCGATCTCGGGTAAATTTGGCGTGACCGCCGGCTACATAAACGCGGAAGAGGTGCGTAAAAACACAGTGGATGGTGCGCCTATTCGCGATGACCCGCCATTCCGGCTCTCAATCAGCAACGGTTACATCTACTGCGGCATCAAGTACCAGCTCACGTTTATCGAGGGTTATTTGACTTACGCGTCGGGACCTACCGGTTTTGTGGCAGCCGCCAGCAGCCTGCCCGCAGAAGACACCCACGCCGGTAATTTTGTTGTACCGTTTGCGCGGATCATCGGTGGTGAGCTGGTGTCGAGTGTGAGCTGCGGAAATCTCTCCACAATTGTGCGTGATGCCAATCACCCCGACGGTGACAAAGCCGCCATCGGGGTTGCCAAATCTTAAACTATGGCACGCACAAGCATAGAAAATTTGAGCAGCGAGCAGCGCGCCATTCTGTCGTTCATCGGGACGATGCAGGACGGCTCAGCGTTTTCGGAGCTGGCATACCAAAGTGGGCGGACATTGCGAGATCCGAAACCGTTTGGCGAGCTGGCGCCCGACGTAGCGTATCTGATCGCGCGCACCAAATACTACGGAGCTACACGCGCGGTGTGCGGGGTGGCAGACGCTTTCGACCCCGACACACACGAGCCGCTATACCGCACATACCAGACGGAAACCGACACTTATGTACGCAACTGGTTCAAGGTGATGCTGGCTTTCCCCTACACTGCCACACCGTACAGTTCAGTCACATGGACCAAGGTCATCCGCGCAGTCCCGGGCGGGATGTACACGCCCGGGGATGGAACGTCGTGCTCCGCCGAGCTCGACGAAGACGGGCGTGAGCCCCCCAACGGCTGGAATCGCGAGGATCTAGGGGACCCACCAGCTGGCTTCGAGTTCAGTTTTTCCGATGAAGCGGTAGACGTGGAGTTCTCAAATGATATCGCCCTGGCGTCACTGACCACGGCCGCCGAGGGTGCCGAGGAGCTGATCTACGCGCCACCAACCGGTCACGTTTACTGGGATCAAATCTGTGCCTTCAATTACCGGCAGGGTCTGGCCGATTTCTTGTTTTTAGGCGGCATTGACAGCATTGCGAGTCTAGGTGTTGCGCGGCGACATAAAACAGAGCTCAAAATAGTGGGCAGTCGCATACCGTGCACGTTGCACTGGGAGGACACGACCACGTGCCTGTATCCTGCAGGTGTACCCAGCACCACCCGCGAGCGGCAAATCTCGTTCGGTCCGGGTAACTGGAGTACCACACTTGACGACGGTTATCCTCCTGAGAGTTATCGTGTGGGTCGTGGGTTTGGTCGCATCATCCCTGCTGGCGGTTAAATTTTCAGGTTGCGGGCGCTGCGGGTGTGGCCAGAATGCTGCATGCAATTTTTATCTGTGTTACTCGCGGTATGGGTATGCGGTCTGCTCGTTGTGTGCAGTATCCTCCAGTGCTGGTTTTCCTCCTCGCTGCCTAGCGAACTGCTCCTCCTGGCGCGACAACTAGGCTGGCACAAACACGACGCCGATTTCTGGCCAGATCATCCTGAAGACGCGGGACGGGATCAGTGGATAGTCTGGGCAAACATGCAGGTGAGTCTGGGGGTGTTTCCGCGTCGCTTGGTTGTGCTGCTCACGTGTCCTACTTGCTTCGCCGTGCACGCTGCAGCGTACACGGCGCTGGGCACTGTGCTTATCTGGCGGCCTGCCGAGCTTAATGCTTTTGTGCTGTGGTTGGGTGCTGTCGGTTCGTGGGTATTTCCAGCGGTGCGTCTCACACAACCAAAATCATGAAAGGCAGCATAACCAGCACAGGCAACATTCAGTGGCGCCTTTTTCGCAGAGACGCCACGGGCAATCTGCGAGCTTGCGTCATGGTGATCGAGAAAGACACCAGCATCGTGCTGACAGAGAAATGCGAGGAGGATACGCCCGCACCTCCAGAGGTCGCACAAACCGACTCATCGGGACCTCTAGCACACCTGACTAAGTTCGGCATCCCGCACAAGATCAAGGCCGGTGCCGATGGGCATGCGGTCATTGAAGTCTACCCCCACAAGGCACCGGTGCGCACAAAACGCATCATGCGTTTCTTCGATTTGACGACCCCTTGCGATTTCCCACAGTGTGAGGAGCTTCGCCGGAGGTGGCTGGAAGAGAAAGAAGCACTGGGTGAAAATTGCACGGACTGCGCTGCCAGCGCGCTGCAGCGCAGGTACATGCATCAGTTGGGTGATATTCTCCCCCCGTGAAGCAGCCCGCTACCATCCCTGGAATCCACAAGTTCCATGATTTACACCAAGCGTATTTGCGCGAATGGCGCATCGAGGCCGCACGGTGCGGGGGCGGCTGCTTCACTTCCGCCCTAGTGCAACGCTATGCGCGCCTGCTACAGCAACGCCAAGCCCTGGAAGCGAGACCTTGAGCCCGGCGCATGTTGCGCCTAGAATGGGGCATGGCACAAGAATGGGAACCCGCTTACACACAGTGGCAGCAGACACAGACTGCTGACGATCTGCATTCCACTGTCCATGCGCTGTCGCCGGTGATCCATCGTGCAGTCACAGCCATTGGCGCTGCCGACGACCCCGCCGTGGTGTCCAAAGCGCGCCTGCTCGCGGCCGGTGCTGTGCGGTCCTACAGTCCAGAGCACGGGGCAGCCTTACCCACGTGGGTTGCGCACGCCCTGACACCATTGCGCCGCTACAAGCGGCTCAGCGGGCAGACATTACAAGTGCCTGAGCGTATTCAGCTGGATGCCTTTCACTTGGACAACGTGCGCAAGCAATTCGTCGATGCCCACGACCGGGAGCCCGACCAGGTCGAGCTGGGAGACGCGGCACGCATGGCACCACGGCGCCTGAGGGAGGTGCAGCGTGCGCAGTTCAGCATGCCCGGAGAGAATGCGATGGAAGGCGGCACGTCACAACTGCTGCAGAGTCGCCCGGAGTTTTCGGATGAGGCGATGGATTACGTTTACCGTGACGCAGACTATGTGGATCGCGCGATCATGGAGGGGCGCATGGGCTACAACGGGGTGCCTGTGCTAGATACGCCAAAGCTGCTGCAGCGCACCAAACTGTCCCCGTTTCAACTCAGCCGGCGCGCTGCAAGCCTGGCTATGCGCATCCAAAAAACCTTGGGACACCTGGAGGGTACCGCGTCATGATTCAACCCGCGACCACGTCACAGGAGGCCTACAAGGAAATCGCTGAGATTGAGCGGATGCTGCGGGGTGCGGCATCCGAGCGCAAGCTGTTCGCCGAGCGACACGGTGGGGAGGATATGACGTTTTCCGCCATTGTTATCCCTGCCGCCGCCGAGTTGACGCAAACTGACAAACCCGCAGCTACTTCTGCGAACGCCCGCATGCGTGCCACATTTTTAGCGGCACTTAAACGGGATGCGCTGCATCGCTACGCTACGCGCGGCGACTTGATGCGGCAGGCTACACAGCGGGAAATCCTCACAGCCTACGAGCTCGGGCGTGCACTGGAGCTAACAGCATAATGCAAAGCTTGCGCATAACTTTTGACAAACTGAATGGCTGGACGCTGCATCCGGATGAAGTCGTAGATGGCTTCGCGGACACCGTGCAGTGCGCGCTGGTCAACGCCACTACGCAACGCGGTACTGTGGAGGCTTTTCCTGCGGCAGGAACCGATTTGCTGCGACAAGGCGCGCTGGGGCTGCTGCTGGATTTGCCGATGGCGCGACATGCGTGTAATTTTGCCGCGGCAGAAACTGCAGAATTTGTGAACAGCCATATAGACGACCCCACTGTTAGCATCGATCAATTTAACATGCAGCCTGTCGTGCTGGCAGACGGAGCCCTGCAGCTTGAGCTGCGTCTTGTATCCCCCGCCGGTGTCACATACGGCTCACTTTTGACCAACTGACATGTTCGACATCTTCGCCCACTACTTCCCCACCGCCGACGAACTCAGCCCCGCCGAGCTGCAGGATGCCCACGCGCGGTGCGTCGCTTGGCTGCGCCCTGCGGCACCCACCTTGAACATGAGCCCAGGTTCACCTTTTGGCGCCGCTGCGCTTCTGCCCCTGGTGCGTGTTATCGCAGGTCTTGAAATCGCCATGGATCGCATACGCAATGACCTGACCACAGCCAACGTGGCGGCAGGTACTGTATACGACTGCGCTTTCGTCGAAAGCTATTTGCGAGCTTTGGGTGGGCGCAGGCAAGAGAGCGTGGAGTACAGCGGACACGTCATTCTGGAATTCGCCAATGACGCAGACATCAACATCCCCGCAGGTGTGCAGTTTTTGTTCAACAGCGCCGATGTACTGCTGCCTCGCGTAGAGCAGCAGCAGTCAATTCACATCTTGCGCTCCGGCTCAGTGCGGCGCGCCCCCAATGACTTCGTGCTGACGCCTTTCACCTCCAGCACATTCGCTGTGCTGGTCCCCGTGCGTGGAACGCCACAGACAGATATCACCGCAGGCACCACGGCTGTGATCAGTCAGGAAGTCTCCGGGCTTGTTGCAATTACCGCTGCCTACCTGTTCATCGCTGGGCGCAGTAACAATTCTGTGCAAGCTATAGCCCGGCGCGCCACGCAGTCGTTTGCAGCATCCGGTTTCATTACGCGCGATGGTATTCGCGAGCAACTACTGCAGGTTTGGCCTGACCTGCTCAGCGTCTCCTCGGCGTTGTCGGGAGACGCTGAGCAGCTGCGCGGCGCCACGAATGCTTTGGGCATCGCCGCAGGCGCTGCTGATATCGTAGTGCGCTCGGCAGCTAAGACAGAGTTCACGCAGACTGTGCGCCTGGATTACTTCGCCGAACAAGACGGCGTTGCTGTGGATAAGTTCATCGGTGTATGGCGTCCGGTGGCTACGCCTATCCGACTGGCCGATATCCGTTGGACAGGCAACAGCGGCATTGATCTTCGGCCGACTGAGGACAGCGCGTATCTGCTTTCCCGCTCCACTAATCCTGCTAAAGCTCCGCTTTTAACCAGCGCGTTCTCCGAGCTGGAGGAGCTGACTTTTGTGGTGTCCATGCCGCGCTCTGTTGCCAATGTGCCGCTGCTCACAACCGAGGTTGATGCTGCTGGGCAAGCCTATGCGCTGTTTGATGTAACGTTTGTGGGAGATCCCGCCGTTGCGGATGTGCAGCGCTATGTGGACGCGGAAACACCTGCTGGTGTAGACGTTCTGGTCCGTGCGCCTTGCCCGATTGTGTTCTCGCACTTGGAGCTGGGATACACCAAGGTTCCCGGGCAGCTGTTCAATTTGGCGCAAGCTATTGATGAGACCCAGAACTATCTGCGTGCGCTTTCTGCGCCTGCGCGTTTTAGCGCGTCACGCTTGCACGACATTGCATACTACGCCGGCGCGGAGGACGTCAATTACACCAGCGTCACAGCACGCCTGCTGCTGACATTGGCGCGCTACGTTTTACCCGCCGACGCCGCAGATCCCACAACAAGCCTGACGGATTGCCTGGCGGATGCCTTGCTTGTGGACAGCATTGTGCTGAGCGATGTCTTAGCGCTGGTGCCCTCTTACCGCGACCCGCGCATGGGCACAGCCGACACCCGCATGGGCGTAGCGTCTTATCGCAATGTTTCTTATGAGCTGCCGTCCAACGTCGTGAGCTTCCAACCACACCTCACTGTATGATATCTTTGGATGCACTACCGGTCAGTCCAGGCATGCGCTTCAGCGGTGACGGATGGGACAATCTGACGGCCCCGTCCGCTGAGCTGGTGGGGCGACTGGCGCATGCAAGCATGGAGACGTCCACGCTCTGGCACCGCATCACGCAGCTCCCCGACGCTGACGGTAGCTCGATGCGCGCTGTAACCTTCCACCCTTCTGAAATTGGCGTGGAAGGACTTGTACCTGCGCGCCTTGTCACGCGTGCAGCTGATGGCTTGAGCTCCTTCTCGTCGTCTACCGATCTACAAGCACACTCTCTGGATAACACCGCACCTTGGGTGACACAAGAAGGGGACATCGTGACAGCTCTAGGCGCATGGCTAATGCTCCCAGTACCTGGCGCGATGGTGTCCGAACGCACACGCACCACGACACAAACATGGTACACACTTCCCTTGAAAGTGTCCGGGGAAGTGGCGAGCATACGCACACAAGCTGGGGAGCTGTTGTTGGCGGGTGTCGACTTTGTGCACGCTTTTGATTTGTTGTTCTTCCAAGAGCACCCCAGTTCCATGTTTCCCGGTGGTGCGTTCTGGTGCGTACTATTTGTGGCTGATGTGTCTCCCACGGCATCGGTCAATGGTGTAGACGCGCCAGCTGCTGCGGGCGGTGCTTTGGCTGTGCTGCTGCGGGAGGTACCCACAACGGAGCGCATAGAGCACGCCGTAAACGCCGCGCTAGGCGTTGTAGCGCTGCCTCGCGCAGGTGTACTGCACGAGGTGACGGCACTGCCTGAGGGCTTCCGTTACGGTTTCGACTGGGGTGATGTGCTGTGCGCTTACGAGCACACAGCTCTGGACGCTGGGCGTTACTACGCAGCCGGCACCCAAGTTGGCGCGCCAGTGCGTCTGTACACGCGCGGAAGTCAAAGCGCGGACTGGTGGCGCGCGCTTGACTGGACCTGGCCGGTGTCCCTGCAATGGCTTTGCCCTGCGACCAAAAACTTGGCAGTGTCCAACCGCACAGTGCGCGCGGAAGGCTACGCTGTGGCGGGGGATACCTGCGTGAAACTCTATATCGACGGCGCGCCTGAAGACTTGCAGAAATACTGGGGTTGGTGCGCACAGGCTGAAAAGACCGCAGGGCGCCAGAGACTGGCGACTCGCTTGAGCCTAGGTGTGGGCGACTCGACAGAGATTGATATGCTGGCCCTGTTGTTCGAGCTCGCCGGGTCTCGGGCCGTGGTAGTGGACATCACCACCAATGCCGCAGAATACACCTGGGATGTCCTACGTCGTTATGCCCCCTCGACGGCTGTGTTTCTTCCGCGCTTCTTGCATTGAGCTGGTGTGCATGTAATTTAACCGCATGACAGTTACCCTGCAGCGTTCTCAAAGCACACGCGCCATCTCGGCGGGTGTGCTCCCGCTATGGCCTGTATTGTTGCAGGCTGTGGTTACAGGTGGTGACATGCCGGCCGCCATATTCGTGTACGAGGCTAAAACTCGGGACGGACAACCAGCTGACAGATTTCGCGCTGTGGCTTCCGTGCAACAGATGCTCGAGCTACCCGCTTCCCGAGAGCAACGCGGTAGCAGTTCTTACTACAGGAGCGCGTATGCTTATTTTGCAATGCGCAATCCGCACGACGTCACAGATACAATATCCGCTATCCAATCTGACGTGGTGCAGCTTTTGAAAGGCTGGCTAGCCAAGGAGGCGCTCAACACAAGTGACACAATTGAGATAACCGTGACATCGCCTGCGGACGTAGCATCCAGCACGATTGTTGCGTTGAATGCGGCTGTGCGCGAGGAACTAAGCCCCGATGGTCAATCTTTGAATCTCTACAACGCTTCTGGTGTCTACCTGGGCACAATACCCGTTATGAACTATGGCCTACCTAATAAATAGCTTCGTCGCATTTTTGCTTTTGTCTGCTTTGGCGCTGGGTCAAAATGGCCCCGCCGTGGGGCAATTCTCGATCCCGGGGCGCGTGCACGCAGACGGGGGTTTGACGCCATTCAATTTCGCGATGACGCCGCTGCGGTTGTGGGGCACTAACTCAGCAGGCGCGCCTCAGCCTATCGCGCTGGGGTCGGGTTTGTCTTTGTCGGGTGGGACTCTTACGGCTTCCGGAGGCTCCGGAGGTGGGTCGCTTAATTCTGTTGCATTGACAGCTCCTTCAATTTTCACTGTGACGGGCTCACCCCTGACCGCAGACGGCACAATAGCGCTTTCTCTCGGCACGCAAACGGCGAACAAAGTATGGGCCGGTCCGGCTTCTGGAGCTGCGGCAGCTCCCACGTTCCGTGCATTGGTAGCGAATGACTTGCCGGATATGTCCAGCGTGTATCAACCGTTTGCAGCAGCGCTTACCACGTTCGCCACAAACGGTTCTGCGTATTATCGATCGCGCGCTAATCACACTGGGACTCAACTCCTGGCGACCATCAGCGATGCTGGATCCCTGGCGGGACTCAGCGCGGTTACTACTTCGCAAATCACCGATGGCACCATCACCGATGCGGATATCTCAGCAAGCGCGACCATTGCACTGTCGAAGCTGGCGACGGACCCCTTGGCCCGGGCCAACCACACAGGCACCCAGCTCCTGGCGACCATCAGCGACGCCGGCGCGCTGGCTGCCCTGAGCGCCGTGACCACCTCGCAGATCACCGACAGCACCATCGTTAATGCGGACATCAGCACCTCTGCAGCCATCGCGCTGTCGAAGCTGGCAACGGACCCTCTAGCACGTGCAAACCACACAGGCACCCAGGACTGGAGCACTCTGACCAACGTGCCCGTAAACCTCAGCACTTATGCAGGCATCGCACCTTCGCCCAATGTGCAGACCTTGCTGGGAGCTGCAAACTTTGCAGCGTTTAAAGTCTCTCTCAGCCTGGGCAACGTCGAGAACACAGCATTATCAACGTGGGCGGGCTCAACAAACCTGACCACACTTGGTACCATTACAGCAGGCACGTGGAATGGCGCCGCCATTGGTGATGCCTACATCTCGTCAGCTTCAGTATGGAGCGCCAAAGAAAGCGCGTTGACGTTCTCGACGGGGCTCACCCGCTCGGTTAACACCATCACGGTCAATGCCACGCAAAGCATTTCCAAGCTGAGCAATCTGACCAGCAACGGTTTCGTAAAAGCCAGCGGCGGTGACGGTACGCTCAGCATTGACACCAGCACCTATCTGACGTCAGCCGCTGCCGACAACGTCTACCAGCCGCTGAACAGCAATCTCAACACGCTGGCGGCGGGCTTTGGAGGCCTTTTTGTTTCACCTGGGCTAGTTCGCTGGAATGGCACGGGTTATGAGCTTTTATCGAGCGGCGTCCCAACAACGGCAGGCGGCACAGGCCTGTATGTTTATACGCTCGGGGACATGCTTTACAGCAGCGGCAGTTCAACCGCACTATCCAAACTTTCAGGCAACACGTCTACCACAAAGAAGTTCCTCACACAAACCGGCGATGGCTTAGCATCTGCCGCCCCCGCATGGGGAACAGTCGCCGCCAGTGATCTCACCGGTACGTCTGCCAATGTGCAGACGTTGTTAGGTGCCGCTGATTATGCCGCGTTCAAGGCATCGCTTAGTTTGGGGAATGTTGAAAACGTCGCCATCAGCGGGTGGGTGGGGTCTAGTAATATCCTAACCGTTGGAGCAGTGAGCAGCGGCATCTGGCAGGCCACCGCCATCGCGGATGCTTACATCTCTTCAGCCTCAATTTGGAACGGCAAGGAAAGTGCCCTGACCTTTTCCTCTCCGCTATCCCGCAGCACCAACACTATCAGCCTTGCGGCCAGCGGTGTCACGGCTGCCACTTATGGGACGAGCACCGCAGCTCCCAGCCTCACGGTCAATACCTATGGTCTGATCACGGGTGTTACAACAAACACGATCACCCCCGCCGTTGGCAGCATCACCGGCTTGGGAACGGGTGTTGCGTCAGCGCTTGGTACCAATACCGGCTCATTAGGAGCACCGGTGCTTTTCAATCTCGCTGGTGGCACCCCCAGCTCCATCACTCTGACCAATGGCACCGGCCTGCCAGTCTCTGGTATCACGTCGAGCACCACGACGGGTCTTGGCCTTGGCAGCATCGAGCTCGGACATGCCAGCGATACCACACTGACTCGCTCATCTGCCGGCGTGCTGGCGGTAGAGGGTGTGAACGTGTTGCTTTCCGGTGGGGCGCTGGGAACACCTTCCAGTGGCAATGTGACAAACTGCACGGTCAAGGAACATATTATTGTACCCTGCTCGGACGAAACGACCGCGCTCACAACTGGTGTAAAACGCACCTTTCGCATGCCTTGTGCGATGACGCTGACCAGCGTCCTCATCGAGGTTAACACGGCCCCGACCGGCTCTGTAATCGTGGTCGACGTCAAAGCTGGGGGTAGCACGATATTTTCGACAAAGCCACAAATTGCCATTTCCGCCTTCGACAGTTACGGCGGCGCGGTTCCCGGTGTGCTTTCTACAACCTCCCTACCCATCAGGACAGAGATCATTATTTCGGTCGATCAGATCGGAAGCACCATCGCCGGAAAAGGGATCAAGGTCACCTTCATCGGAACCCGTCAATGAAACGCTTCACCACCATCCTTTGCGCCCTGCTACTGCCGTTGCTGCTGTGCTCGACCATCTATCTCGACTACCCCGAGACTTCCGCAGCAGGCCCCACGGCATTTCTCGCCACGGTCAACAATTCCTCCAGTGGTTTCACCCTGCCGCTGGTGAGCGGTGTCACGTATGACTTTTACGTGACCTGGGGGGATGGCAGCGCGGTGGATCACATCACCACCTGGAATCAAGCCCAAGCCACGCATAACTACCCCACGAATGGCAGTTATCAGATGAGCATCACAGGCACGATGCCGCGCTGGTATTTCAATTACAGCGGCAGCCGTTTGAAGCTCAAGTCGGTTGATTCATGGGGTTCGATTGCGTGGTCATCCATGGACTCCGCCTTCAGCGGCTGCTCCAATTGCGTGAGCTTCCCCACTGGCGGCGATTTTTCAGCGGTGACTAATTTTAACTATGCCTGGGCGTATTGCTCGGGGTTGACGAGCTTCCCGCTCATCGACACCAGCCATGTCACCAATTTTTCCAATGCATGGTATAACTGCACCGGGCTCACGAGCTTCCCGCTCATCAACACCAGTGCTGCCACCACGCTCGCTTTTGCCTGGGCTTACTGCCAGGCCTTGACGAGCTTCCCGCTCATTGACACCAGCCATGTCACCAGTCTGTATAGCACGTGGATTGTCTGTAATCATCTCACGAGCTTCCCGCTCATCAATACCAGCGCGGTTACCAACATGAACACTACCTGGGGTTATTGCTCGGGCCTCACGAGCTTCCCGCTCATCGACACCAGCATTGTGACTGACATCTCGACGTGCTTTTACAGCTGCAATCAGCTTACCAGCCTGCCCGCGCTTAATCTGACAGCAGCGACCAACACACTCAATGCGTTTTTAAACATGTCAGCCATGACAAGCTGCAATGTTTTGAATCTCAAGGTGACGACATCCTTCGCGAGCAGCAACATGGGAGCAGCGGCACTAAACACCTTGTTTACTAATCTTTCGACTGTCACCAGCAAAACGATCACGGTCACTGGAAATCCCGGGGCGGCAACCTGCACCCCAAGTATCGCCACAGGCAAAGGCTGGACCGTCACGCAATGACCCCATGAATAAAATTCTTTTCAACACCCAGACGCAGAGTTTTCAACCTTACCCGCGTGATGACGATGAAGAGGTGATCGGCCTCGATCCGATCTATTTGGTCTACACCGTCAATCAAGACGCACCGCCCTCGTACGATCCTGCGCTGCAGCACCTGCAGCAGACGGAAAGCGTTGATCACACCGCCCGTACTGTTCAGCGTGGCTGGGCTTTGGTAGACAATGTCATCAGCGTCTCCATGACCTCCATGCGCCAGGCTTTGACCGATGCCGGGTTCCGCCAGGCCGTGATCGATGCCATCGCAGCCATCCCTGATGAAACGCAGAGGCTTTACGCGCAAGACTGGTGGGCTACATCACCCGTGGTGGAGAAGGAACATCCGCTTGTGATTGCGCTTGCTGCAGCTCTTGGACAGACACAGGAACAAGTCGACGCCGTATTCGCTGCGGCGAAACTTAAAGATTCTGCCGCTTGATGTTTCACCTGTCATTAACGTGATCAATATGCATACCAAACTTGTACTCGTAATCTTGCTGCTCTGCGGCCGAGGTGTTTATGCGCAGTCGGCTGTGCAAAGCCCGCATCAGCCACGCAGCGCTGCGCTCAGCACAATAGCCACCAATGGGGCTGCCTATTATTTGAATCGCGCCAATCATACAGGCACCCAGCTGCTGAGCACAATCAGTGACGCCGGAGACCTGGCCGCCCTGGACACCGTGACGTCTGCGAAGATTGAAGACCTCACCATCGTGTCAGGAGACATCGCCAATGGAACTATTGCTCGTGGCAAATTAGATCCCGGCGCCTATTCGACAGGTGGCAATTGGACGGCGGACAGCGGCAAGCTGGTTCAATTTCAAAACAACGGCGAGATCACCGCCACCAGTTCAGTTACGGCGGTTGCCACAACAGGTACGTGGAAACAGTCTGGGCAGGTGAAGCCAGACGGTTTCCTTTTTCAAAACGTCGGGGGGGTGTCCGGCCGGTTCTTCAACTTTATAATGCCCGCCATCTCCGGCTCCCGCGCTGTTTATCTTCCCAGCGAATCAGGAACCCTCGCCCGCGTGGAGGACATCACACCCGCGCAACTGACGCAGTCGGGCGCGACCACCGGGCAGGGTATTGTGTGGAACGGGACCGCCTGGGCACCCGGGACTGTTGGCGGGGCGCTCACCGTTGGCACCACTGATGTCGCGAGCGGTGCTAGTGGTCATTTGATGTATGAAACGTCGGGCAATAAACTTGGCGAAATTTCTGGTGTCACCAGTGATGGTGCTTCTCTTTTGTTTTCCAGCAGCGCGACCCTTAGCTGGAACAGCGACACGTATGTGGCACGAAAGGCCGCAGCGACTCTTCAGGTCGGTCAGGACGTAAATGCAGATGCCGCGGACCAAGTAATCAAGGCTGCTGATGGGGTCACCGGAACCAACCGCAATGGCGGGGATCTGACCATGGCGTCTGGGAATTCCACGGGCACAGGCACCAGTGCTGTCACAGTCAAAACACCAGCGGCCGGCAGCAGTGGAACGACCGCGCACACAGCCGTAGAGCGCCTCCGCATTGACAGTACAGGCGTGTGGATTGAAAACACCACAGCACCCGCTTCCAATCCTGCCGCAGGCTCTTTCATCCTCTACGTGGACCCAGCAGACAACACACTTCGCGCACGCGGATCCAGCGGAACCATCACCATCCTCGCAAACCCATGATCGCACGCAATTTATTCTGGAACCAGGGAGCCCCACCGTCTGTCGGCGACTTCCTGAAAGTCAAGGACACCACCACCGGTGAAATGGAGGTGGGTACTCCTGCGGGCGGTGCGCTTGTACGCGGGAGCGGCTTGCTGCAGGGTGACACTTCCCCAGGTGCTGCCGCCACTTTAGCGCCAGACCTCACTGTTACCTTTGGTCTTATTCCGGTCGATGGTACTATATGGTCTTTGGGCACCTACGGGACTTTTTACACTTTCACCTGGGCGTCATCGGATCCAGTCAACGGATCCGCTTGGATTGACATCACGTCTCTTTCTTCGATATACGATGCAGCCTCAGCATTTGCGACGGCGGTCAACAGCTTGTCTCTCGGGTTTGTGACTGCCAGCAACCTGTCGGAGGTCACCACCATTACAACCTCCACAGTAGGTGCAACTTCCGTTCTTAATATCTCCATTGGCGACGGCTCAGCTACATCAGTGGGCGGTGGCACAGGTGCAGATGCAGTTGCTCCAAGTGGTGGCATTTCCGAGGTTGTCATAATCGCACAAGATGGAACGAAAACCATCAAGCCAGTCAAAGCTGGGTTTCATGACGCGGGCGGTGTGGCTGTTGGTGTGCAATTAGCACTCAAAGTGGGAGGTACGTACTACCCCATCGGCACCGCTTTGACGGCTTCTGCAACTGTTGGATCCATCGAACCTGGGTCGTTTTATGCTGAATGGATTTCCGGCCGCGCTTCGGCTGCCTTGGTGGCGTACATGACTGGAAGCACACCCCTCGGCGGCACTCTCACTTGCTGGGCCGTTGCTGAGCAGGCTTGATGTGCGCTGAGTGATCTTGCGCAAGTCCTAGCTCCCCGTGTAGTGTACCACATGATCCCTGGAACCTTACCTCCTGCCCCCTGCAATTTGCAGCACGTTGGCGTGCTTTTGAATGCCTACGGTTACGGTGTGATCCCACTGCCTGATCGCGCACTTAACACCAGCCTGCGCTGTGCGGCGTGGCTCACGCGTGGCGCCGGGCCTGCGATCTTGCTGGAGGATCCGGAAGGTACGCGCATGTTCCGCCAAAACACTGGCAAGGCTATCGCGTGTAATTATGTGCTGCCCGCGTCTGACCGTCTGAAGCCTGGTGATTATACATTATGGTACCACTTCGGTGATGAGGCGGTGTCCGCAATGACGCTGCATGCGCCCGACAGCCCGGCAAATGCACGCTCCACCAGCTTCAAAGCGGCCAAGGACATTGACGGTCTCGTGTTGCGCGACGACGTGTCAGTGGCGGCAGGACAAGCCACGGTGACCGTGACATTCCCGCGCCGTGTGGACACCAACGTACAGCGTCTCGGCGTCATGCTTTACCGCAACAATGACCCCGCCGCGCTGGTGCCCTTCCGCGTCACGATTTACGACCAGTCTAGTTTTCGTGTCGTGCTTCTCACGCCGGCTGCGGAGCCGCTGCGGTTGAGCTGGGTGGTCTATTGAGCTACCGGGGCATCCAGTAGTGGCATGTCCCGACCGTAATGATTGCGGAACAGCTCCATGCAGGAGTGCGCATCCATCTCGAATTTAATGTCTGGATGTACACGCAAATCTTCAACGAGTGTGCGCAGCTCCAGCTGGAGTGAGATCATGTCGAGCACATCGACGAACTTGGACGCGTCGATAGTGATCTTCTGTGCTGCGAAATTATAACGGCACAGGTCAGGCAGCTCCGTGTGTGGGATCAATTTGAGCCACTTCTCCACCCACGCGTATGGCTGAATGCTGAGAGGCATATCCTGACCGTAATGGTGCTCTAAGAACAAGTGCCCCGTCACAGCCAGCCCGTTGCTGTAAAGCACACTAGGCTGATGCGTTGCAGGTTTGGATGTGGCCGACATCAGCGTCTCGCACACCCGCGGCAGAATGCGTTGCAGAACTCCGGCCGCGCGCTCCAATTCTTCGTGTGAGTGTTGTTTGCTCACGTAGCGCCCAGCAGAGGAGAGCACAAAGTAGGGCTCGCGCACAGCGGTCAGGTTACGCACGACGGACGCTGTGGTCCACGCAGGGTAAAATCGCAATGCGGGGTTGCTGCGCTCCACGCGGGACAAGGGGCGTATTTGGCCCAGCCCGCGAAACAAACCATCCAGCAAGGCCATGCTGCGTTCGTCATGCCGCAGCTGCACACACTGTAGGTCCTGGTGTCCATGTGCGCGGACAACGACACCGATGATCATCTGCACGAACGTGGCAAGCTCCGGGTCGAGATCTCCAGCGATGTTGCGCAGCTCCGGCGCCGCCTCGTAGCAATCCAGCGTTTGCACCTCCGGATGGAACGGCATGACTTTGCGACTCAGCCCTCGGTCCATAGTCACCCGCCAGCCTGGCGCATAGAACCCCTTGCGCTGCAGATCCCAACCCAGGAAGGGAAGACCCTCTTCGGAGGGGAGCCTGGGGACTTGGCGGCGCAGATGGAACGCCACGTTACGGAACTGCCCGTGATCGCGCAGCATGGGCACCGCGGTGCTGCCTTTGACCGCCGCCACCACTTGTATGTGGTCTTGAAGCTCGCGCGGGGAATCCAGCATACGCCCCGGCAAAATGGTCTCGAGCACTTGATTCTCGATGTGGATGGTCGCCGTGTGGTGCAGCGGCACGGTGTCGCCGAAGCTGATATTCTTTTGCAGCTGCAGTGTGAAGTTGCTGATAAGCTCGGGGTGCCCCGCGCCGCGCCGCACTTTGTAGCCATCTGGTGTTTCCAATAGGCAGGTTCTCTCCGAGCGATAGACTTCCACGTCGTACATGGCGCCAGACAGCTGCTCGGCCGCACCAGCAAACCCTGCACTTTTGAAGCGCGCAAGCAGCTGGCTCTTGAGCAGCCCCTGCGGATTGAAAGATCCGAGCAGTGTGATCCCCGAGGAATTCAGCCGACCGTTGCGCAAATGCGCTTTCAGTTCGCGAAACATGAACGCATCAAAATCCAGCGTGACATTCTCCGGCAAGCAGAAGACCTGGGTCTGCGGAAAGATACGCTGCAGGTGCACGACGTTCGCCGGTGTCGGCTCAAGCTTGCTGTCGTAAACACAGTGCACATTGTCCATGGTGCTGGCCATGGAGGCCAGCTCATTGCCAGCGCGGCCAAAGAGGTATGCCATGCTGGTGCTGTTGGGTGCGTTCACCCGCCATGCAGAGTTCTGCACCGCAGCGCCGATGACTTCCGGGTGCAGGTATATGGCGCTCGTGATGACGCCTTGGCGCCATGCGCCAGCAAACGCAACGTCGAAAGGTTGCAGGTCGATACGCGCGCGCCAAGTCTTGCTCTGCAAATCGATCAAACTGAGACTGACCAACTCGTGCGGGTGTGTGAAATATGGAATGATCAACAGCGCTCTACCTTTAGGCAAAGGGGGATACGCCACCTGCGAGCGTTTCAGGATCGCCTCCAGTGCCTGCACTTCCAGCGCTGACGCGGCGAAGATGAGATTGCGACAGCTGTCACGATGCGTGCCGAAGCGCTCCAGATTGGCGAGCAATGCTGCCTTGTCCGCCGACACATCAGGACCGTTCAGCGCCACGAGGTAGTCGAGCAAACGACGCCGTTGTCGCACTTCCCGGGCATACTGGCTGGCAAAGTTCTCGGGCGTAGTTTCTGTCTGCAGATTGGTACGCTCAGGGAAAAGCTTCTGCACGCGCGCCGCGCCGGCCAGCAGCGTGCGTGGTGTGGTGCAGCCTGTGGCCAGCTCGCAGACGGATCCCGTGAGCAACGTGCAGCGATCGTTCAGGCACAGGAAGCTGGATGGCATGACCCACATACCGGAGGAGCAATACGGGCAGGTGATCATGTAGCGCCCATGGTCTCGGCGCACAGGCAAGCCCAGGCGTTCGACCAGTTCCAGGGGCTTGATCTGACTTTCAATAGCGTGGGTGAGCAGCATCGGTGTGGGTGTATAGATTTGCCACCGTCTGGGGGTGGGGTCAAGTCCCCCTGCAATTCGCCCCTGAAACGCGCTATAAGTAATTGTGAACCCCCTCAAAAGGGCTGTCACAGCATTGTGCCTCGAATCATTTTCTTCGAAGCGCAATGCTGACCACGAACAGCCACCGAGCTTACACTCGTAGGCGTACACGGAAACCGCAGCTTCGCTTGCTGTATAGGTCCGTAGTGCGCAGGCTTCCTTCGGTGGGTCTATTCGTGAGCAGCGCCCGTCTCGTGCGCCTGCAGCGAATACGGCAAAGTAACGTGCGTCCTGTGCGGCGCAGCAGCAGCACACGAAGCAGCAGCGGGTGAAACCGCTGCCGATGTATGCGCTACCGTGGCGGCAACAAAGCGGAAGCCTAGTGCCTGCATCTACTCAACTGCTGATGCAAAGTGCAGGAACACGAACAACAAGCCGACGACAAGATAAAGAACAGACGGTGGCCTGTGCGCGCCGCGAGTTCGTCGAGACAAGTGACGTAAGCGCGTCGCATGGCCCCGCCCGTCGTTTTGGCAGCGACGTAAGCGGGTCAAGTAACACGGTGCATTCCGTGCGCTGCCTTAGTGGTTGGGATCTGCAGAATCCAACCGCTCAAGTTTACACAATGTGCGCCGTGGCGGCACGTCCGCCTAAGTTCCCGAAGGGTGAAAGCCTGCGGTGCGCTCCATTTCCCGGCTAGCCGGCGGCCATGCTCTGAGCCGTAATACAGAGAGGACAAGAAAGGCGCATATGATCATCCTCCCAAACGGACTCGTAATTCTCTGGAACGGCCTCGTAGTCGGCCAGAAAGAATATCGCGAAATCCTTGAGTCCCGTCGATAACGACGGACACCCGTGCCCTGAGCAGCGTCCCGTTGGAGCTGCTCAGGGCACCACAAATTTCAGGGTAACCACTCCCAAGTAAGGTAAAAAATACACCGCAAGGTCAAACGCAGGAAGAGTGCGTAAAGGACATGAACGAGAACAGTCTCTTGGAATTAAATAAGCTGGCATCCAATCCACCAGCAGCGATTACGCACAACACCATCCTGATGAGCGCAGTAGGACTCCAGGATAGCAGACAAAATTTGCTGCGTATGGACCTGGCGGTGCAGTTGAACACCAACGGCGCCTTTGACATCGTTGGTGGGGCGCACGCTATGTGCGAGGTACGTAGCACGCGGAACTTCGTGGCAGTAGCGCTGGTTGGCGACGGTCCTGTGTACCGCCTTCGCATCATGCTTGTGCATGGTCGTTGCGAGGTGTTCATAGGCGTACCCGAGCTGCGAGGCAGCAGCGGCGTTGTGCAAAAACCAATCGTCGGATCTGGGCGGTTGGCTAACACGTTGGTAGAAAGCAGGCTTGACCTTAGCGCGGTGCGTTTCAACGACGCCAAGCATCAGCGCCTGTGGCTTGCAGCCCACGTCGAAAACGTCGCCGCGTAAAAGCGCGACCCCACCAGCAAGTGGTTAAACTACCGCATGGGTGTAACGCCCAGACCCTTTCGGACGGTAGACGTCCAAAGCGCTCGCTCGGCGCAACCAAGAGCACCCCGCAATACACATGGCCCGCCCCGAATACCAAACCCGCGTCCTCGTCGAAAAAACCGAACTGGACGAAAAACGTCAGAAGCTGCAGGGCTTCATCGACGGTGACAAGTTCGCCGAAGTCGACGCCGATGAACAGGACCGCCTGGAGCGCCAGAGCGCTATCATGCAGGACTACAGCGACGTCCTCGAAGAGCGCATCACGGCCTTCCCGCCAGAAGATGCCGCTCCTGAAGCTGCCCCTGAAGCTGCCCCTGAAGCAGAGCCAGCGTAACCCTACGTGGCCCGCTGCGCTAGTGCGCCTAGACGCAGCGGGCTGCACCCCTTTCGGACGGAATACGTCCACCCGCTGGCCCGGCGGAACCAAGGGCAAGGACAAGAACATCACTACTATGAAACACATCAAGACCCTCGGCATCTACGCCGTCAAAGGCCTCATCCTCGCAGCGTTTGCTTTCTGCTTCCTGCTGCTGTTCATGGACGCCCCAGCCGCAGAGCCCATGGCCCTGCAACCGCCCCCATCTGTTTCTGCGGCCATCACCGCAGCAGAAGGCAAAGCCGCAGCCGCGGTGATGTCAGGTAAACTGGCGGACGCCAAAGCCTGGGCTGAAGTTGCCATGCAGCTTCGCGCAGGGCAGTACCTGGCACCCTTCGGCGACATCGCCGGGGACTTCGCCGGACAGATCAAAAACATCCGCAGCTTCATCGGGGCTGCTTCGGATGTGGAAGCGATGAAGCCAGTGGACAGCTGGTACAACAATCGCTTCAGCACGGCGGCAATGAATGCCGTGTTCATCAAGAATGATCCTGCAGCTCTGAAGCTGGCCCTGTCGCAAGAAGCGACATGGAGTGCCATGCGTCAGGCGTTTCAGTTCAGCGAGCACGAGAAGAAGATCCCGCTGGCGGCGGCCGATTACCAGGCGCTCTACGTCTGGGTGAGCAACGGCTGCTGGGGTGAACTGGACAGCAACAAGGCGCGCGAAGTCGCAAGCCTGCAAGAAGTGCAAGCGGCGATCGCGCCGTTCCGTCCGGGCCTTGCGCCTGCCATCCCCAAGGTAGTGGGCACCAAGTAACAAGGATTGCTCTCGGCGGCGCGCAGGTGTTCCCTGCGCGCCGCCCTGCAGTTTACTTTTAGCTATCTCAACTTTATGCCAAAACTCAAGGATATACCCCAATACGTTAATCACCGCAGCTGCTACCACGTAGATGTGGCGTGGCCCTACATGCAGCAAAAATGGATCCCCGCACAGATTGAGGAGGAAGGGCTACAACTCATTCCGGAGTTTCAGCGCGGTCACGTGTGGACGGAGCAGCAGCAAATCGCATTCGTGGAGTTTAAATTAAGCGGCGGACAATCTGGCGACGCCATATTGTTCAACTATCCTTACATGCGAAAAGGCGAGATTGGTCCCGACGTGTATAAAGATTACGTTTTGGTGGATGGGCTGCAGCGGTTAACAGCAGTGGACCGCTTCCTTAAAAACGAGATTCCCGCATTTGGTAAAAACCTAAATCAGTGGGAAGACGGTGCGGTTTATGTTCGCCACGAAATGCGATGGAGCGTTTACGTGCACGAGCTGCAAACTGAAGCCGATGTGTTGCAGTGGTACCTGCAACTAAACGCGGGCGGTACGCCGCATTCCAAGGAAGAAATAACACGCGTCACTGCACTGCTTGAGAAAGCCAAACAACATGTCTGAAAAGAAACTGATCATATCCTCGGACCTGTCGCTACCCATCGACACGGTCACACAAACTGTAGGCATCCTTGCACGCAAGGGGTCTGGAAAAAGCTACTGCGCCTCTGTCATGGCGGAAGAGATGCTGGAGGTCGGCGCCCAAGTTGTCATCATTGACCCGGTCGGCATCTGGTTCGGCCTGCGCTCCTCCGCGGACGGTAAGAAGCCTGGCTTCCCTATTCTAATCGTCGGCGGAGACCACGGCGATTTGCCAATGGAGCCTGGCGCCGGGGAGCTCGTGGCCGACATGGTGATCGATCAGCGCATCAGCATCATCTTGGACCTGTCATTGCTGCGCAAGAACGGACAGCACCAGTTCGTGACAGCGTTCGCCGAGCGCATTTATCAGCGCAACCGCACGCCGATGCACATCATCTTGGATGAGGCGGACTCCTACTGCCCGCAGAAGCCACAGCACGGCCAGGAACGCATGCTCGGCGCGATCAACGATCTCGTGCGCCGTGGGCGCGCTCGCGGTATCGGGATGACGCTGATCACCCAGCGCGCCGCGGTCATCAACAAGGATGTGCTGACGCAGATCGAGTGCCTGATCTGCCTGCGCATGCTGTCACCGCAGGACCGCGCGGCCGTGGGCGCGTGGGTGGATGCGCACGGGACCGCGCAGCAGAAGTCGGAGTTTATGGAGTCCTTGGCCAGCCTGCCTATCGGTACCGCGTGGTTCTGGTCGCCGGGATGGCTGCAGGTCTTCAAGAAGATCCGCATCCGCAAGCGTCGGACACTGGACTCGTCAGGCACGCCGGTGTTCGGCGCGGTAGTCACCAAGGCTGCTACGATGGCTGTCGTGGACTTGCCGGCCGCGCGGATCGCCATGGCGGAGACTGTGGAGAAAGCTGAGGCCAATGACCCGGTAAAACTGCGCGCGCAGCTGAAAGCGCAAACTACCATGAGCGACGCGTTGCGCCAACAAGCGCTGGATCTGACACGCGACCTCGAGATCACGCGGGAAAACCTACAGATCGCGGAAGACAGGCTGGCTCGTGCGTACGACGCGCCGAGTCCGGAAAAGCTAGACAAGCTCAGAGCCATACGCGATCAGCTGAATGGGTTCCTGGCGGAGCAACCGAAGGAAACTGCGCCTGAACGCGCCGCTCGCACAGTGCCATCTCTGCGGGTCTTAGAAATAAAAACACCAGCGCCGCCCACGACAGAGCGCCCAAAGTTTATGCTTTCCGACGCAGGCCTGTCTGGAGGGATGCGGCGCATCCTTATCGTCTTGGCGCAACGCCCAGGTGTAAATGCTAAACAGCTGGGCGTACGCGCGCAGCTTTCGTCCTCCTCCGGAACGTTTACTACGTACCTGAGCACGTTGCGCAGGAAGGGATGGATCACTGGCGGACGCGAAGGGCTGCACATAACCCCCGCAGGTAAAGAAGCACTCGGTGTTTACGAGCCGCTACCTGAGGGTGCCGCATTGTTCGACTACTGGCGCAACTACCTAGGCGGCGGTAAAGCACGCATTCTGGACGCGCTGCGTGAAAGCTACCCGAACTTGCTTACGCGGGAAGAGATCGGAAGCCGCGCCAGCATTGCACATACCAGCGGCACCTTTACCACCTACATGAGCGAGCTGCGCACCTTGGAGCTTGTGGAACGCGGCACAGGCGGTGTCCGCATGAGTCACGAGCTGGCTTAATGCTTGCGAAACTGGATGTCTGCCGCCATTTTAGCTTATGGACTTTTTGACTGACCAGAACCCCCGGGCGTTTTACAAGGCAGCAGCCGCGGAACTCTTCCCTGCATTCGCCGTCGACAATTGGACGCAGCCTGAGGAAGTGGAAAGCCTACCGCCCACTGCTTTTGCTGACCCTGGCCGCCGGGAGTTTCCTGTGCACACCAAAGTCGCAGCTGTGCTGTCGGCTGTGTACGCTGCCGGGATGCCCCTGTACGCCCCTGACGCAGACACCGATGTTCCTGCTGTGACCGCACGCATCAAGCAAGCGGCTGAAGTGCACGGTATTGGTGCGGACATCGAACGCGTGTTTGAACACTTCGCAGCCTTCACGCGCAAGTCTGCAGCTGAGGCTGCACCTGCCGACATGTTCGCATTGCGCACGGAGTCGCTGGCCTGCTACCCGATCGTCACCACCTTTGATGTCTCAGAGAGCGCACGCGGCATTGACGAGGACTACACGGCAGGCCGTCTGCCTCTGAAGCAGGCGCGTCAGGCAGCGCTGAGCACGATGAAGCGCGCCAGCGCCCTGCGCATGGACCTCGACTACTTCACCGACAATGTGCGCCTGCTGGGCGCAGAGAACTTCCCCGACCCTGACATGCTGCGCAAACAAGCCAGCTGGCGCACAAAGCTTACCGGCGACACGACCTATGAAGAGTCCGCCGAGTTGTTCTGCACAGACTTTTCCGAGGAGGTCAAACAGGCCTGCGCGGACATCTGGCAGGAACTGGACGTGCTGCACAAGGTCGACGTGGGGCCATTCACTCCGCCCGTGCCGGCCGTGCTGTTTTCTGGAATGCCCAAAGAACAGTTCAGCAAGCTTGCCAATTCGTACGTGTGGTTCGGCGAAAACATGGTGCCTTGCCCCATCGTCGCCTCGCTGTCTGAGGAGAGCATCAAACGCGCGTACACCGAAGCCGAGCGCGAAGGTGTACGTGAAGTGGTCAAAGCCGCGTCTGAACTGCGCGGGGAGCACGCCACTGAGCTGCTGGCCACGTGGGACAAGAGTGCCGTAGCGCGTCTTGCCAGCAATCTCCTACAGCAATGAGCGAAGGTGGCCTCAATCGCGATGCGTGCGCCGAGCTGCTCTCCAGCCCGGACTCCTTTGCATTGGTGCTGGCCATCATCGCAGAAAACGAGCTCGGTATGGACGCCCTGTACGGCACGCCTGATACAGATCCGCTGGACCCCGTCACGATCTACAGCGAGCTGGAATCCCGCTTCGGCGCCGAGATACCTACCAGCGCCGAGAACCGGCTGCAGGCGGCGATTACGCTGCGCACCACCAGCGCATTTGAAGACACTGTGCAGGGCTTCGTAGCCATCACGCTGGCGCTGACGGAGGGTCAGCTGGGCGACATGGTGACCGGGGGACTGGAGGAGCCCGACCTAGACGAGTGCGTCTGGGCAAGTTTCGAAGCCAGCTGCATCGACACGCAGATGGGGGCGATGTCCCCCGCGGTGGCGCAGTTCCTGCGGGAGCTGGAGATGAACGAGCGGATGGATCCCGAGGAGCACGATGGGAGTGCCGAAGGCGAAGACTTCATGCAGCAAATGCAAAGCCTCGTCGAGCAACTTACCAAGCTGGGCCTGACGCCTGAGCAGATTTCAGAAATCTGCGCACGCGGGGAATCAGCAATTTCAGATGGGTAAACCAAAGCAAAACAAGTTAGCGCGCGCCTTGTCGAAGGCGCACCGGAGCGGAGCGCATGTGGACAGTGTGTTGGGTATCAACAACCCCAACAGTCGTATGGAGCGCATTGCGCAGAACATGCCCCCGCCCAAGCTGAGCGAGCTGGCGCAGCATCTCGTGGACGTGGCGATCATCCCGGAAACGGCTTAGCCCATACCAACCATGCCGCGAAAGTCGCCGAGCATTGAGCCGCCTGGAGGATGCGCCGACATACCAGCGAGCTGTCCATAGATGTAGTTGGCCAGTGACGGGTCGTCGAACACGGGCTCCTTGAGCAGCATGCGGCCCAGCATGAACGCAAAGTTGAATGCGTGCAACGTGTCGTCCGCCTTGGCCGGGTTGCGGATCCACAGGGAGTACTGGCGTCCCATGCGTGACTCTGACGGCACGCGGAAGGAGTTCAAGAAGTCCTCCAGCATGGCTTTGGTGTAGGCGTTCTCGTAGCTGTAGCAGCGGATGCGCAGCTTCTTGATCGCGCCGTACAGCTGCGTGATGCTCTCCGTCTTGTTAAGCATGTAGTGCGTCGGGATGAACTGGTAGGCCGGCTTCTTGATCATCTGCGAATACGGCGTGCTATATTCAAAGACGAAGTGGCGCAGCGGGTTGATGCGCTTATCCCGGTGCAGGTACGTATTATAGGCGTGCCCCACACCGTAGTCGGAAGCCATGGCGGTGCCGCCCAGGCGTAGGTGGTCTCGGATAATGTTCTCGGCGATCTCGTCGTATTTCATGCCGGAGTACCGCTTCATGAGCAGCACGTCGAAAGTCCCGTCAGCCAAGATGCCGAGCACCACGTGCACCGTGTAGGAAGTCTTGGCGGTGCGCGCCATCTGGTAGTCAGAGCCGCCCCAGTCCATGCCGGAAACGATGAGACGGTACTTGTTGTTCGCCCCGGTGCGCTCCTTCTGAATGTGCTCCATGTGGTCGAAGGGCAGGCAGCACATGTCCTTCAGGTTCTGCTCGGTCATTTCGCGCTCCCCCTCGGCGACAGAGATCCCGCCGACTTCCTGCAGTGTGCGCGAGTCGCCGAACTGGCAGCGGTAGTCCCAGATCTTTCGCCACTCCACAGGCGTCATAAAGTCTGGAATGATGAACTGCGGGATGTGGATGCCGAGGATGTTCTTGGCGGCAAGCTCGGGACGGGCGTGGGCGAACTCCCCGTTCAGAGGATTCAGAATCAACCTGTCCGTGTAAGGACAAGTCAGCCCTTTTTCTCGGATCATCTTGAGTACGATGTCTGGATCCGAGCAGTCAATGAACCGCTTACTGTCAGGGCTGCGCATCATCCACACGCCGCCGCTGGACTGCTGGTAGCGGATTTCCAGAGGGCTGTCCACTGTGGTGGAGGTGCCTGCGTAGATGGTCACCGGGGTCTTAGTGACACGCTGCAACTGATTCGTTTCAGCTTCCAGGCGGATGTCAAAAAGCTGGTACTCGTCATAGTCGAGCTCGTCGGCAACTTTACCGCGCATGTGCGCAGCAGAGGTGAGCACGCGGTGCATCTCGATACGCGATAGATTGGGAAACTCTTTCAGGTAGAGATTGTTTCGAAAGCCCTTGTTGTAGGCGCCGTAGCGGAACAAGCTCTGCATTTCCTGCATCTTCGTGGCAAACGTTTTTACATGGTCCCCGTGCGGCGCCATGTAAATGGACGTCCAGCGCGGTAGCAGATGCGTGGCCATCAAATTGCGTGCGGACAACGAGGCCGATTTGCCGATCTGCCGGCTGCCCTTCAGCACCAGGAACCCACCGAGCAAGAAGGCAAAAATAGGGAAGGCAAAAGGGCGCTGGCCCAGCGACATAGGCACCTCCCGTCCTTTGTCATCCACCCCGCCGAAGCGCGGGAAGAACCAAGGCAGCAGGAATCCCATGTTGTAAAACGCCGCACGCATGATCTTCATCAGCGCGGTTTGTCGTTTGGAGTCATCCCGCGTGGTGCCCTCTTGCGCCATCTCGACAGCCAAGCTCTCCATCTTTTCCCGAAACTCGGGGTCGGTTCTTGTGAGTTTGGCCAAATCGTGATAGTGTGGGTCCATGTCTGATGGGAGTGCAGCTGCGTTACTAAACCGCCCGGAGCCACACGTGTTTCCGAGTGCGCGCGTGTCCGGTAATTTCTGGACAGTAATCGACGTCGAGGTTAAGAAGTCAAATTCTGATGAAAACAGCACCCCCACCCTCCCAGCCGGATCCGGAGCAGACACCAAGCAGCGAAAGCAGGCCCGACGAGATCGATACACCGCCGCCAATCCCGCTGAGTCCGCACAATGCTGATGACGCAGCGCGGCTGGAGCAGGACATCGTCGCCGCGCTGGCGGAGAAGCCCGACACAATCGAGGAAGTAGCCGCGCGCTTGGATGATCTGAATCAGTTGCTCGCAAGGCTGCTGATGCAGAAGACGGGCGTCCGCCCTCCAGCACCGGCCGTACTCGGACCTGATGACGTGCTCCTAAGCTGTGTGGTGACGCTGCGCGACCAGCAAGGTGTGCTGAAGCACCTGGACGTGAGTGCTCCCATGTACGGTGTGCTGGCAGATTCCGAACTGACCATGGCCCACAACACGCTCACCGCCGTGCTGTCCATGCTCATCATCCGTCCGCTTAGCACGGCCTGGACGCAGCACGTTAGCAGTCGTATGCACCGCCCGCAGCTGATTCTCCGGGTCAAGGAAGTCAGCGACAATGTGATTCCTGGCACAGAGGAGGACGAGCCTTCAGCAATTGAACGCACGAGGTGACCCAAGCAGCAATGCATCAATACATCCGCGGGAACGCCCCAGCGGAGGAAGACCAGCACTTTGTGTTGTCCACGGACGGGAGCGGTCACGACGCTACCGGGGACTCTGTGGGTAGCGCTTGGACTTTACGTTGTCGCGCCATTCGCCCAGCGGAGCCTGGTGACCCTGACACGTGGAAGGGCTGCAGCGGCACCACCAACGGCACGGTGCAGCGCGGTGAGCTTATGGCTTTGCTGGATGGGCTGCACCAGTTGGCGCTGCTGTACAATGTGCACGAGCACAAAGATCTGGAGCGCATCGCCGGCTGCTCGCTGGCATCTGTGTCTGACTTCCCAGCACGACATCGCGCCAAAGTGCTGTGGACCAGCGACCGCGAGAACTTGGTGCTGACTGTAGCCAAGGGCCCTGATGGTAAGTCTTTCTACACCCGCCGCGGTGACATGGACTTGTGGGCGCGCTTCGACTTCTACGCGTCCTGGATTCAGATCACCCCGCGCCACGTCCCTCGTAATTCCGAGAAGGACATGGAGTGGGCGGACGGTGCGGCCGGCGCGGTGCGAGACTTCTTCGTCATGATGCGCCGCAATGCTGCGCAGGAGGACAAACCCGAGTTGTTGGCTCCCGAGCTGAAACGCACGACGGCCATGTATTGCATCGGGGAAGCGCACGACGTCGGCCGTTTTTGGTACGGTCCTGTGAACGACATCAATTTGGTGGCGATGGAATTCGGCAAAACAGATGCCAGCACGATCTTCAAAGTAACACCCAAGACGCGCAAGCCTATGTTCCAGTGGAGCGTGGCAAACGAGGCGTGGTTGAAAATTGACAATGGCAACCCTGCTACAAAAACTCATTAAAAGTTGGCGGAAAGAACCCCCGACGGAAAAGCCCAAGGAAGCTCACGAGAAAGAAGAGTACCAGACAGGCTGGGATGCGCATCCTGTTTTGACGCGGCAGCGCCGCGAAGACTTGGTCATTATGGGGCAAGTAGCGTTGCTTCAATACCGTTATTGGTGCGCGTGCGGTACGCAACTAAGCAACGGCCCACGTGGTGGAATGTGCTGCAACGCAGTATGCAAAAAGTGCAGGTTGAACTATGGCAACATCCCAGGTTTCTGGGGTATCTAATTTAATGTATCCTCAATTCAAGAGCACAGCTCTACAAATGCGCGGGCCAGATGTGACTCGCGTGGTTCTGACAGCGGACAATCACCTGCGTTTGACGCACCTTGGATCTCGCGAGCGCGGGGCTGACTTTCGCAATGCGCTGCTGTCGGTCATTGACGTTGCAACGGCGGTGAAGGCCGACGCCATCATAAACGCCGGGGATGTGATGGACAGCCCGCAGGTGCAGCCGGCGGTGGCGGATGACTTGCGTGTGGTGGACGAGCATTGCCGCAAAGCCCGGCTGCCTATGTACACGCTGCTGGGCAACCATGACTTCGCGCAGCCCTCGTGGTTGGAAGTGCAGCGCATGTCGTCGGGCAGCATTGGAGCAGCAGACGGAATCATCCCTTTTGATAACGCTGCAGTTCGCGTGGGACCGATCACCTTTTACGGTATGCCGTTCATGTCGCCGCTCCTGCTACGCGAACGCCTAGCCAAAAGCGTCGACGCGGATGTGCTGGTCTGGCACGGCTCCGTGCAGGAGTTCGCCGGCTTCCCCGTCGAAGGGATGATCACGGTGGAGGATCTCATGGTGCAGCCGTGGAAGGCTGTGCTTTTGGGCGACATCCACATAACTAAATTCCTGGACGCGAACGGCTGCCCAGTAGGCTATCCCGGCGCCACCGAACTCATCAAGAAGGATGAGCCTCTCGAGCACTCATGCACGGTGATTGACTTCGACAACACCACGCGGCGTGTGCTGCGTTTGAGTTTTGTGCCGGTGAAGCACCGCAAGGTGTTCACGCTGCGCATCGACACAGAAGCCCAGCTGGACGTGGCGGAGGCCGAACTGAAAGCCGCACAGACGCTGAAGCCTATCGTGTTTGCCAAGTTCAACACCAGCCTCACTCTGCCGCGCGCCCGATTGCAGTCAGCTGCTGGCGCTGGCGCCATCTGTCGGCTGGAAGGGTATGACCCGATGGTCCTGGATCTGGCGGCCAAAGCTACTGACGCCGATGTGCCGCAGCCCGAGCACTACGTGGACCAGGTGCTGCCCGCAGACAGAGAACTGGCGGCAGTGGCCAAACTGCTGTGCAATCCGGAAGCCAGCGTAGGTGACGCGCTGCGCGAGTTCATAGCAGTGTCCATGGCGTGATGCCCACCAGCAAATACACACAATGAGATTCCTCGACCTACTACTTACCAACTTCGGCGGCCACAAAGAACTGCGCTGCCCGGACCTGAACGTGCCTATCATTGGCATTGCTGGAACAAACGGCGCTGGCAAAACCACGGTGATCCGTGCGCTGCGCTACATCTTGACTGGCGATCTGCCGGAGGACAACGCTCAGTCCTACATGCTCAACGGCGGCATATACGGAACCACCGTGGCGCGCAGCCGTGTGCTGGCGAATGGAGAGACAGGTGTCATCACCCGCAAAATCACCAAATCCGGACAGAGCCGGGAGCTGGTGTGGGAGAACGCACCACCAGTGACGAAAGACGCAGACGTGCAGACCAAGATGCGCAGCGTTCTCGGCGCCGATCTCACCACCATCGGCAATGCGGTGTTCGTGCCGCAGGGTAAACTGGATGAGCTCTTGTTCTCCACCGAGGCGGTTCGGGAGCAGCAGTTCCTGCGTATGATTGGCTGTGCGCACTTCGAGAATGTGGCGCGCACTGCAGCCAAGGAGGCGTCCCAGCTGCTGGCTTCCGCGCCGGATGTGGAAGGCACCCTGGCGGAATGTCGGGCGCAGATGCGGGATTTCACGTCCCGTTGGGATGAGCTGCGCAAAGCTGCCGAGTCGTTCCCCGATGTGTCTGACTCTCTGACTTGGCTGCGTGGGCACATGATGCTTGTCGCTGCAGCAGACGCGGCACGACAACAGGCAGACAATGCTGGCGCCGCGCTGCGAGCGCTGGTGATGCAGGCTGCAGGCGCCACCAACTCAGCAGTCGCGACCTTGCTGGCGACACAGGCGGAGGAAGCACTGGGCGCTTTGCAGGCGGAGCTGGACAAGTACGTGAAAGCAGACAACGCGTTGCGCACAACTTTGGGTAGCCGTCGCAATTACGACATAGCCAAAGCGCAGTTGGACAGCACAGCGTTTACGCTCGCGCAGTTCGCCGGCTACACCGACCGCTCCGATGAATTTGCACGCGAACTATCGCGTGTGCAGGGGGATGGTACTACCGCTCGTGTGCGCAAGGAGACCGCGACTAAAAAGCGGGAACAGGCGCAGCAGCTTGCCGCGAAGGCGGAGACGCAGCAGCGGCTCAAGCAAGCAGTTGCGTCTATGGAAGGCAGCGAGCCGGCGCGACCGACACAGGAAGACGCAGACGGGATAAGCGCACTGCGTGCGCAGCTGAAGCTCATCGCCACGCTGGCGCAGCACGTCCACGCGCCCGGGAGTGTTGTGACATGTCCTCTGTGTGACAGCCCGCTCGATGCGCGTCTGGCCAATCCGGAGCACGCGCGCAGTTTGGAGACTACGCTGAAGCGCATGCAGTCTGAGGCTGCGGACAAGCAGAACGCATGGACTAGCTGGCAGTCACAGCTGATGACCACCCGCCACGAGCTGCAAGCCACAATGCAGGATCTGCGCCAGCTGCAGGAGCTGTGTGGAGTTCACGACGTCACGCTTTTGGGGGCGGAAGAGGAGGAAGCACAGCTGCAGCTGACCGCGCTGACACAGCAATACCGCACGGTGCAACAATCTTTGAATGAAGAGCTGCCACGCGCCAAAGCGTACAACAACGCCGTGGCTTGTCACGAGCAAGCCACGAGCAGCTTCGAGCGCCTGTGGCGTGAGCGCGCTGTGGAGATGGAGGCTGTAGATATAGCAGCGCTTGAGCACGAGCTGGGCGAGAACACGAAGCGCATCGAGACCACGCGCACCGCACAGAAAGAAGCCCGCGCTAAGCGGGATAATTTGCTGACGCTGACGCAGCAACTCAAGAATGCAGAGCAGAACCAGGAGCATGCGATACTGCGCCGCGACTCAGCTTCTCAGGAAGTGCAGCGCAGCGTAGCCGCCATGCCTGTCAAGCTGACCGCTTATCAGGCTGTACCGCCGGAGGACGTTCTGACCTTGCTCGAAAAAGCACAGGAAGATCGCACCCGCGCGATCGGGGCGTCGGACGAAATGCAAAGCACCATCGACGCACTGACGGTGCGTGTGGTAGAGCTGCAAGCGCAGCGGGACAAAAATGCAAAAGCCAGGTACACGGCCGAACGTCTTAACCTGCTGGCCGCTGCGTTCCAACGCGACGGCATCAGCAGACACTACACGGCCGCGGTGTACGCCAAGCTGCTCACGCTGGTGAGCCAGCATCTGGAGAATTTGGACGCCAACTTCACCATTCGCCGGGCTGAGGGTGTGCTGTCGTTCGAGTTCCTGCGGAATGACAAGGAGGACGCCACATGGCTGCCACAGCACAAGCTGAGCGGCGGGCAACGTGTGCGTATGGCCATTGCGTTCTTGCTGGCGGTGCAGCAGCTGATCCTCCCCGAGGTCGGCCTGCTGGTGTTGGACGAACCCACCGACGGACTCAACCCGGAAGGTAAGATCGACCTGCGTGACACCTTGGAGCGCGCGGCCGAGATCCTGGAGAGCAACGATGCGCAGATGATCATCTGCGATCACTCCGGAACTTTGGACTCTGTGTATCGCGCCACCATCACACTATGATCGCGGACACGCCACACGCGATGCGAAACTGGCAAACGACCAAAGTCCTTAAAGACGGCACAGAAATAAGGGAGCCTATGTCCGGCGTGCGACCGGGGGAAACGGAGGCGCAATGGTGGATACGCGCATTCATAAAAGCAGAAGGCGTGAGGCTGGGCGCAAAACGCGCTTGCTCAACACAGCGCCACCGGTAAATGTCCCGTATGGGACTCCTTATATTCAGCATTCGTCTGACTCGGCCAATGCTCGGCGCCGTGCGTGACGCGCGCTCCGGCAAACTGTGTTTCGATCGTTACCGCAACGACCCCATGCTCAGCAAGGTGGACCCCCGTGAATGGGGCTGGCTGTGGCGGTCGGCCTGGGACGTAGTGGATCCGGACCTGTCCGTGCTTGACGGACAGGAGGCGCACGCGTCGCAAATTTATCGCGACTCCGTGCGCATGGACGCCAAGATGCTGCTACCCACCTTGATGGTCTACCCGCGCACCGGTGTGCATGGGCAGAAGTTCAAGCACGAGGGCATCAACGCTGGCACAATCCTGACGCTCTCCGCGGCTCTGGTTGATCCGGAGCCGCGCGGGGCGCTTGTGCCAAAAACGCGCAAACCAACACTTGAAGAAACCAGCAGCGCGCTCGAATGCATGGGTGGGATGCTCGGCATCTCACCTTGGGGCAAACAATTTGGTTATGGACGTTTTGAACTTCATGAAATCCGCGTTTTCGACGGCCGCGAGCTGTCCCGACCCTCGGGGCACCTCGTATCTGCTGTTGGACGAGAGCTGTGTACTGGTGGCGCCTGCGACGCGCGACCTGGAAAAGATGCTGACCTTCACGGAGAAGGTCATGGAGAAGGAGGAGGGACGACGCGGGCAGAAGATGGTGAAGCGACAGGTGGCGATGTTCACCAAGCATGCCTTGCCGGAGAATCCGAAACTGACGGCCTTGCAGTGTCCGCAGGGCTTCTGGTTGAAGATCAAACAGCACCTGGAAGCGCAGGGTCAGACAGTCTGCATCAAGGATGTGCGGCTGACGTTCCCGCTGCCTGACTTCTCGCAGATACGTGGGTTGCGGTTCAGTCAGGAGCCTTTGCTGAAAGAGGCATTGTCGAAAAACTGCGCCGGGCTCATTGGCGCACCTACGCGGTTCGGTAAGACCAGCCTGCTGATCAACACGCTGCGCTGCTACCCTGGCCTCAAAACCGTGGTCACATTGCCCGGCGTGGATCTCATCGAGCAGCTGTACGAGGACCTGGCGGCGGCACTGCCTGAGCGCGATGTGAAGCTGCTGCACGGCGGCAGCCGCAACAAGACGCAGGGCCCTGACATCACGGTGGTGTCCATGGACTCTCTGGACAAATGCGACCACCACGGAACACGGCTGGTGTGCATCGACGAGCCGCATGCGCTGGTGACAGATGGGCGTATGCCGGACTTCACGAAGTTCGAGCGCGCGCGCAAGATCGGCTTTGGCGCCACCTTGGAAGGCCGCTTTGACGGACGAGATCCGTTGATCGAAGGCTTGATCGGTCCGGTGCTGGCTGAACGCACGTACCGGGAAGCTGTGGCAGAAGGCGCTATTGCACCCATCGTGGTTTTCATGTTGCCGCTACCCGTCAAAGGCTTCTACTGTTTTGACCGCACGGCGGCCTACAAGAAGATCATGTGGGAGAACGAGATATTCGCACGCTGGGTGCATTGGATCGCGCGGTACCTGCTGCCTATGGACTGGCAGATCATGGGCTTCATTCAAAACGAGAAGCAGGCGAATTACCTGCAGGCGCGTATGGGGGACCTGCCGGTGGAGCTGGCCATGGCCAAGCTGATGACGGGGAAGGCGGCGCGTAAGGAAATGACAGACAGGCTCCGCGCTGCGGACATACGGTTCTGCCTGGCGTCCAACATCTACGCGCAAGGTGTGACTTTCTCCAAGCTCCGCGCGGTGCTCAATCTGGCCGGTGGTGGCGCGTCGACAGGAACCATCCAGAAGCCCGGGCGTGTGGCAGAAATGATCCCAGGCAAACGCTGTGGTGTGGTGTTCGACTTCTTGTTCGAGCCTCCCGCCGATCACGTTGACGAAGACATGCAAGGCGCCTGCTGGCAGCCGATCCGCGAATCGCGGGCGCGCAAGGCTTACTACGAGGCCAAAGGATTCGAAGTGTTTGTACCACGCACACAAGGTCAGCTTGTGGAAATGTTCAAAGCCCGCTGCGTATAATGCACGACGATCGCAAGACCAAAGCCAAACCGAAAGTTCGGGATGAGGACATACCACGCGATGCTGTGTTTCACATGGGCGCGCAAGTGTTGAAGGATTTTGCTGCACAGACGCAGACCCGAAGCGTAGGCATGCGTGGCGCAAACGTGACCAAGGTGTCGGCCGCAACCACGCGCAAAATAGGCGACGCTTGCATGGGATTGCGCATGACAGCCAGCGACTTCGTAGCCTTGTTCCTGCGGCTGAACAAGCCGACGGCTAAAGTGTACGTAAACTCGTTGCTGGGGCACGAATGGCTGGCTGCAGCTGCAGAACAGGTGCACGCGCAGCGTTCGATCGCCGCCAAGCAGTTGGGCAAGCAAATGGTGCGCACCAAAGACGGCGCCGTGTGCGCCGCGGATCTCGACCCGGATATGCAGGTGCAGGTAGCTGACATTGAAAGCGCTCTGGGCTACGCGTGGGGACAGATCAGAGCAGTTTCTGGGCGATGCGTCATTGACGCGCAGGCCTTGGAAGTATTGCGACTGCCGTTAGGAAACATCGAAGCCTGGGCTCGATGTTTCCTCTCTGGATTGGATGCCGCAGTAGTGCGCACCCACGGGGAGGAAGCGACACAGGACCTACAGCGTAATCCGATGCTTCGCGACACTCTGCAAAATTTACAATTCGATGTGGCACGCCTGGAGCACATGGTAGCCAACATGCCCAAATCATGAATTCTCAAGAACTGATATTCGACCTGGTCGACAGAGACCGCGTCTACTTCGAACACATGATGCTGGGGCGTCTGCTCCTGGAGCGTGAATTCTTTTCGCGCATGCGCCACGTGTTGACGAACGACAACGCGAATGTGGAGTCCGTCAGCTTTACCATCCCCCGCCATGTGGGGGTATGGAAAGCCATTTGTTTGTACCACGACACCGGCGGCCCGCCCACACCGATAGCCACCGCACACTTCCACAAATGCATGCATATGATAGCGCAGCAGGGGCTGCTGCCGCTGAGTGAGCTGCAAGACGTGTGGGCGTTCGTGGAGAACATTGTGCGCAACAGCATCAATGCTTGGGAGATGGTGGTGCAGACCACCAAGAGCGCAGCCACCTACTGGCTGAAGCAGGTGCGCAAAGACAGCATCATGCAACAAGCAGATGCGGATAACTGGAACTCAGACAAGATCCAGGATGCGCTGCGCAAAGAAAACGTGCACATCGATTCGGTGTCACGCACCGAGCGCGTCACGTTCGGCGTGTGGGATTCCATCGACAACGTGCAGCCTGACATCGTGCGGTTCAAATCCGGGATCACTGGACTTGATGTTGCAATCGGCGGCGGCTTTGGTGTGGGGGAGGCGTCTCTTATCATCGCGGCGTCAGGCGGCGGCAAAACCGTGGCAGGCCTGCAGTTGGCTACGGCCTTCTCGCTGCTGGGCAAGCGCGGAGTGTACCTGACTACGGAGCGATCGCAGGGCAACGAGCGTCTCACCCGGCGCATCATCTCCGCGCATTGCAACATACCATACGGACAAATCGTCAATGGGGTGAACATGACGCTGCTGCAACCTGTGCAGCAGGAAGCGGTGACGAGGCTGCGCGAGCGCATCAACGATACCAACATGAAGATGGTGGAGTGGTTCCGGGTGGGTAGTACCAAAAGCATATCGTCAGGTTTGCGCGAGGAAGTGGACGCGGCGGCACAGACGATGGGCGGTTTGGATTACGTGGTGTTCGACTGGATCGGCGGCACGCTGCAGATCACAGACCCGAAAATGCTGCGCCATTATTATCTGGAGGCTGCGGACACCGTGGCCATGCTGGCAGGCGACTGGAATTGTGTGGGTGTGGCGACAACACAGGCAGATGCCGCCAAAGGCAAAAACAACATGCGTGTGGACAACACCGCGTGCGCCGAGTGTAAGACGCTGGATCGCAGCATGACCAACGTGCTGGGGCTAACTTGCTTTTACCAGCCGGACAACAAGGACGGCGGCACAGAGCTGTACGACCGGAAGCAATTCTTCTTCGTGTCGAAGTGTCGTAACGGTGTCGGCGGGCACGTCCCTGTATTCCGTGACTTTGGATTTCAGCGTTTTAAAAATTGGAACGGGCAGCTGTAAACATGGTCAGAATCCTCATCGAACACGGCAAGCATGGTGAAACGTATCACGACGTCACCACGGATCACCAGCTGGGCATGGCTTGCCTGGCTATTTTGCGCGAGCGTAAAGAGCAGGAGTGGTATGGAGACGTCGGTGACGCGCCGACACCGCCTGATTTCTCAGAAGAGAGCATAGCCTCGCTGCCGACCAGCATGCAGGAGGCCGCACGGGAACAGTGGCGCAGGTTCAAAAGCGACGAGCGATGTCATGCGCAGGACAGCGAGTTCCTGAACCGCGTGATCAGCATTCTGGAGTCCAAGGAGCCGCCGGCCAAACTTGCAAGGGCGGCCTACAGAATGCTGTGCACGCGCGGAGATGCGCAGTACGAAGGCGTGTCACTGGAGGAGCCTAACGATCCCACCAAGCTCGACGCGGGCTCAGTTATAGCGGGGCATACCTTTGCACCATCTGGCAATTACGTGGTGTGTGCACATGCGCGAAAGTACGTCGAATGCATCACCGAGGGTACCCTCGTGGGCGTGCGCGGAATCGGTGAAGATACGGTGGTCTATTGGCCGCCCGCTGGTTGGCTGCAGGGAATACGCAGATCACTGCAAACTATGGGGCTTCTCAATGACGGTTGAAAGCGTATTCGATGAGTGCGTCGACCTGCTCAACGTCTGGGCAGCCGCCACAGGTTTAACCTACAAGGAAATCAACGTGTGGATATTCTGCGTGATATGGCCGGCGGTGACTCTGTTGCTGTTGCTGTTCGGATACTGGCAAACCCGCCGCGTAGCGCATTACAAATTGTGCTGGTTGTTGGCCGTGGGAAGAAAAATAGGCAAAAATAAATGACCACCAAAGTCGGCCAAACATACCTGAAGCTGTTTCACGGTAGGAAAAATCCAAAAGAAGATATGGATGACTGGGGCACGAACGGTCCCATTTTCGGACCTGTTATGTACGTGCACTCCACGTACGGCAGCTGCGTCAAAATCGGCTTTGTGGAGAATCAGGGGTTGGAGCTGGAGGAGACCATGATGCAACTGACGGGGGACATGCTTTACTACGATGGGGTGTACTACGGCGATTGGTCCACCTTCGCATGCACCGCCGAGATGGATGAGGAGGAGGTGACTCTGTTTTATGAGGCGTCATCCATTGCTCCTGCAAATGTGAAACCCCTGCGTCCCAAGACGTTCAAAGACGGGGACAACACGCTCATGTGCTACGCAGCCGGCGGAAAGCTGACATTCACGTGGACGATGAAAGCAGGACCATCACCACAGCGGGACACAACGATCAAGCGCACGGTGCTGGCTTCCGAGGCTGCGCATCTGCTGCCTGCCGGTTGGCGCCTGGTGCTGAAGCCAGGAACGCAGGAAGTGCAGCACGCCATTGAGGCGGAGATGCCTGAGCTCGAAATAGCGCACCGCGTGTGGGATACGATACACCCGGACAGACAGCCTTGGATCATGTTGCGACCTGACGTGCAGAAGGACTGGCGCAATGTTGTGAGCACGGTGCTGGAGATCAGCTCGGCGATGGTGAAGGAAGACCACGCAGCAGAAATAGCATGCCTGGAACCATAACGCGATACGCGGCCACGTGTGTGAACCGCGACGGGATGCGCACGCTGATGCGGGGCAACCAGGCGCACAGTCACTGGGACTCTGCGGAAGATGCACAAAAATGGTTGGACGCAGTGGTGCGCGCGAACTCCGAAGCAGACTTGAAGCAGTGCTGGGGCGAGCAAGCCATCGGTACTTTCGAAGTGCGACCAGTCGAGTGCTACGCGCACGGTGACGCCATCGGCGTGTACTTCGATGTGAGTCCCTTGGATCCCATCACGGAAATCGAGCAGAAAATGCTAGCGTTGGGGTGGACGAATCACAAAAATCTGGAGCAGTTGTGCAACTGGCAAATCATACGTCCCAAGCTTGCTGCGCAATACCCGAACGTTCTGGAAGCTTGGGAAGGGTACCAGCAAAGCGTAGAATCTGCACACATGCGAGTGGAGGATGCTTTTGCAGAGGCGGGCTTTGAAGTATGAGCCAAGTTATCAGGCGCAAGCTAGTTTGGAAATTCGCACGTATGAATGAAATAAAGCAACCACCACGCATGCCACGGAGCGGAGGCCCGCGGCAGGAAGTACTCAGCATCAATAACGATGCCTCACTGACAAAGCACGTCCTCATCCACCGACTCGGCACCTTTGCGGAGCTGCTGTGCATCAATAACGATGCCTCACTGACAAAGCACGTCCCTGTGCGCGTGCAGTTGAGCGGAACACGTACGGCCCTGGCGCTGTGGTCAGGGCCTGTGCCGCCTTCCGTAGGCTCGCACGTGTTCTCCGCTTTCAACTCGAAGCACACCGGACACGTTGTTGGGTATTTTATGGAGTCCGTGTATCTGGGGGTGCGCGTGATGGATGACAATCACCAGGAGTTCCGCATGTTCGGTAACGAGCTGCGTTTCGCCAACGGCTCGCCATGATCGAGCACCCGCCCAAGGTAGCGCGCGCGGCGCAGGAGGAAGCCCCCTACCCGTATATGGGTGTGAGTTTCATCCAGAATAGCGAAGTTACAAAAGGTCGTCCTCTATTCGCCACACTGCAGCTGGGTGGAAATCGAACCATGCGCGGCCTAGTGCTGTGGCACGGAAGCGGAACGGCGTACGAGCCACCCAAACCGGGAACGGTGACGCGCCTGACATTCGTGGATACTGAGACGGTGTGCGCTATCGTGACAGGATACGCGCAGCAAAACGGGGTACTGATGGCTTGCGTGCGCTGGCGGCCAGAGCAGCCAGTCGAAAAACCAGGACAGTTTGGCGCGCGAGAAGAAACGTATGTGCTGGGTAGCGAACTCGTCGTACCTATGGATCACGAGAAAAACTGGCTAAATAGAGATGTGGAAGTGCAGATGATTGCAGGCGAGCACGGACAGATCGTATACCAAGTGACACGCAAGCATGCATAAAGCACCATTTGTACCGTTTCCCACAGGTACCATTCGCGGGCCTTACAGCTGCGGCAAAGGAACAGACCCCGAAGGCGGTGTGCAGTTTTTAGTGCGCTTGAAGAACGGCAGCTGGGCGCCGGTGATCAGAGCGCGATGGGAGGAAGCCGAAGCACGCAAGGAAGCAGAGGAAATATCTAAAAAAGAACTCACAGACAATGATCAGCGCTAAAATTATTACCACTTCGCGCAGCCCAAGCGGGTCGCGCTTGACCACGTTTGAACTGACGTACCCTCGGATGATCCATGCGGAATTTATGACGCACCGCTGCTTCAGCCGCAATGCTGCTTCGTCGCGGGCAATCCCTATAGCCAAGATGTTGGAGGCTGTGAATAAAAACCCAGCCATGCCTGTGTACTGGGGAGCCAACAAATCAGGGATGCAGGCCGCGGAGCAGTTGACCGGTGCAGCGCTGGATGATGCACGCGATACGTGGAGGCTGTCCGCCGCAGTAGCGCGGCAGTCTTGCTGTCAATTGGACGAAGTCGGCCTGCACAAGCAGATTGCCAACCGAGTGCTGGAGCCCTTCGGACACATCACCGTGATCGCTACAGCAGAAGACGCAGGCCTGCGCAACTTCTTCGGACTGCGCGCGCACGCGGATGCGCAGCCGGAGTTCCAGGTGCTGGCGTACATGATGCTGCGCCTGTGGCTGGAGACGCCCGCGGCGGAGTTAGGTTGGTCAGAATGGCACATGCCTTACGGTGTCATGTCTCCGGAGGACCTCGCGCTGGATGTAGCGACGCGCCTTAAAGTGGCCACCGGGCGCATCGCGCGCGTGTCTTATCTCACACACGACGGGCTGCGCGACCCAGCAAAGGACATCGAGCTGCACGATCGTCTGCTAGCGTCAGGCCACATGTCACCGTTTGAGCACTGCGCGCAGGTGGAGAACTGGTGTGAAGACCACGGCAACTTCGGCCGCAACTGGCGACAGTACCGCAAGACGTTCCCTGACGAATGTCGTGCGCCTTCGGATACCGAGCTCAAGGCCAGGTTGGACGCCATGCCGCAATGGGCGTCGCACGCCATTTTGGCAGAGGACTTTCTGGCCGAGCAAAAAGTGGAAGGGGACGCGGCGCCATGAAGCACGCACGCCTTATCTTTGCAGTGTCGTACTGGGCGTTGTGCGCCGGCGCGCTGTTGCTCGACAGACGCTTGGCAGCTGAGTCGCCACCCACCATCAAGGTGCCACAGTTCGACGCCTCCAAGCTGACAACGCCACTACCTGTGACCATCAGCAGCATCTGGACTACAACCGCACCCACTATTGCGGCGGCAAGCACGCTGACCTTCACCGGCGGCGAAAGCAGCGGGTGGCTGGTTATCTACCCCGGCGCGAACGCCTTGGAGGCTGACAGATACAAACCAGCCAACATGCGCATCACCGCCACCAAGGAGCCGGTGGTGGTGAAGAAAGGGAACACGTGGGAGATCACGTTCAAACCGTAAGCAGCTGGTATCGTCTTGACGCTCACGTCGCCGACATCACAGAGGTTAAAGTGTCAGAGCACACAGACACACATGTCTGGGTGCGACACGATCCTGTGTGGGTCGGCGACGCCGTCAAATTCAAGAAGACGCCTCGGCAAGACGACAACCACGTGTTCTACGCAACCTTCCTGGATGCGGTAGGAGCACTGCGCGCCAGGCTAAATGTCGAAGCGCGCCAACTGCAGAAACGCCGGACGATGATCGTTGACCGCGTCCGCGTCATGACTAAAAATCCTCGACGCGTGCTGCGCCCATACCTAAAACCAGTACCGCAGCCAATCCCGGACAACATCGAAGTATGAGTTCACTTCCAGCATACGCTGTGAAAATTATAACCGATCCGAAGTGGATCATGGAGAAGGCGGCGTGGGATTTCTTCTCCGCCGCTTGGCGCGCTAAAGCCAAACCCTTCATCGAAGCCGCCGAGTGGTGTTTGGTGGAGTACAGCGCGGAAGACAAAAAGGCCATGGGAGATGACGACGTCGTCAGTTTCCACTGCGTGGTTAACAACCACAACATTCGTGCCGACCTTGTCCCGGAGGCGGGACCGGGCGCGGCGCACTGGCCTGTGGGCGTCGACCCGCTGGCTACAGCAGACGAAAAGCAGATGTGGCTCGGAAACGATCCCTGGAGCTTCTTCCGTCACGGCACAGTAACGCGACCAGCCACGGAAGAAGAAAAAGCCAAATATGGCTGGTGTATGGAGCAGGCCATCAGCAGTTGGGTCTACGACACAATGATGCAGGTTGATGTTGCAAAGTAGAGCGCATTGGTAATCATAGCGGCGCATGACGGAACAACCATCTGTAGACATCTGCCAGCTCGACGCTGCCGAACGCGTCGAGCTGGCAACGTTGCTTCACGGCAAGGAGCATCCGTTTGCTGGACGGGCGCTGGAGCTGAAACAGAAATCAGGGATGAGTTGGAAGCAGCTAGGAAACCGCGAATCCAAAAAAGCGCAGCGGAGCCGGCGGCGTGCTCTTTCGCAAAAGTGATAGTAAATTCTGGTTGCGTAGGCAAGCTCCGCGGTTAGAGCTTGCCTCGTTCGTCGAATTTCATTCTGTTCTCCGCAAAGGCAGACCGAAGCATAGACGGGTTTTTAGAATCACCAAAACTGCCCCCGCGAAAGGATGAGCCTTTGCGGGCAAGAATTAGACACTCTTGCTTTGGACTAAGTCCTTTCGTGTAGGGGCAGTTTTGGTGGGTCCCAACACCCGCCGCATGTCACCTCTCCCAGCCACTCAACGATTCACAACGCCACTCTGGCGTTGTAACGGATTCAATTCAGATCCGTTCCTCAAGAAAGCGCCCAAGGCGAAACGCACACCCAAGCCCGCAAAGGCGAAGGAATTCAAAGCACTCAGCCGCCCTGTGCTCCACGTCCACGCCGACGGCAAACGTAAGGGTGTCATGGTGGTTCCAAAGGAGATCGCCGAGAAGTGCGGTTCTGACGCCACCACAATCATGGGGATGATCAGCACGCACGCACCTACGTTCCAGCTGGAGAAGAAGACCATCGCCGGGATGTGCGGGCTCAGCCAGGAACGCGCCAAGTGCGCCATTCAGCTGCTGTGTCAGCACGGCTACGCCCACTACCTGCCTTGGCGTGCCGGGAAGCGGAACAGAGGCTGGGTGCTGCAGACCAACGCCAACGGCAACATCCAGCGCATGACCGGCAGCATCCTGCACTACTCACTGGAAGATGGCGCCGCGGCGACAGCAGAGCGTCCACAGCGCAGGCAGACCATGCGCCGCAAGAGCGCAGGCTTGACCGCAAGAACGCGCCGGGAAACAGGAGACGACAGCCTTCAAACTTTGGGTGCATCTCTGAGCTATTCAGAAGTGGGGGGCTCTGAGGATCCTCCCCTTGCATCCCCTATAATGTTAACCCCCTTGAAAAAGGAAATTAAACCCCAAACCCCTTTGGCTGACGCCGAAAGGGGCTCTTCTTCTTTTTTAGTTTTGGTGGATGGTTCACCACTTACCCCGGCAATCGAGGGGGAAGCCCAGGAGCGCACGGTGGTGGAGCAACTCATCCTCGCTCTCGATTCCCCGGAAGCGAAAGCAAAGTACCCCCTGACTCCAGAGCAGGAGGACAGCCTCGACATCTACCTCGGACAGGAACTCTCCCGACAGCTGGAGGCGAACCAGGCAGAACGCGCGGAGATCGCCGAAGGCGCCGCTATCGCGGACCTCCCGGTCGTCGAGGAAACCCTGACGGTGGAGTTCAGCACAGACACGTTTGAGCTGTGGCGCCGGTGTATGCACACGTGGGAGGATGGCGACCTCGAGAAACCTTGGGAGATGCAGGCAGCACTCGACCTGCACCGGGCTGCACCAACAACGGACAACCTCATTGCCCGGGCCATGCTGGCTCCGCAGCTGTTTAACCGCAGCAGCTACGCGCCGCATGCAGGGCGGAGCGTCTTCCATCTTGGCTATCGCAAATTTGCAGCAGCTACGGTCGAACTCCATCGCGGCGACGAAGCTGAACTCGGTCTGATCCAGATGCCCCGGCCGCTGACGCAGGGTGACAACGCCTTGCTGTGGATGCAGACGCATCGTGTTGGCTTGGTGTTCCTCGCCAGCGTGAAGAACCCCGAGGCATTGACAGCAATTCAGGCTGCGAAGCTGGTGCGTAAGCTGCGTAAAGGCACCGTGACCATGCGGCACATTTTCCGTCTTTGGCTGCTGGCGCATTACGGCAACAAGATGCTGACCGTGGAGGAGGCTTGCGAGGTGCTGCGCATGAAGTTCGGCATGGAGCTGCGCTCCATGGACGACATCGAGGGCTACCGTCTGGCTTTGCGCCGCATGCGCGACGCCAACAGGGGCGTGACTCCGAAGTCGGCGGAAGACAGGTTTGATTTCTCGTTCGAGTTTGACGACGCGTACGATCTGGATGGTTGCATGCGCGAAGGCAAGCAGCTGCTTGAGAAGTACACGCAAGCCATGCGCGCGCACCAGAATGTTGAAGCCGCGTTGCTGGCTGTGCGCGCTACAGGCGCCACGTCTGCAGAAGATTCCGAACGCTTGGCCCACATGTGGCTTCAGGCGCAGATCGATCAGAATGAGGACGTGCTGCAGCAGTTGAAGAGCTGGGGCGCTGTCGAGCACCTGCGCGATTGGACCACCAAGAAGGCGGCAGGACGGCAGTGGCTTAGCTCAGTCGGCCGGCAGTGGAATTTCACACATCTTCCCGAGATCGCTCAGACGCTTGGCTGGGCGTCATACACGGAGTGGTGGATGCTGAACGAACTGCGCCATTACGCGATGCGCAAAGCATGGGATGCCTTCGTCGACGTCCAAGGGGGCGCACACTCCATTTGGAGCAATTCACTTCTGGACCGCAAAAACTAAGATGCAGCAGCCAAAAATATCATTCGCAGCAGGGGCGGTCGGCTTGGCCGGTTTGCCGGAGAAAGTGCGCGCGTTCGCCGAAGCGTTGAGTGCGCGCCACGGCGCAGTGCACGTATCGCGGGAAAAGAACGGACTACACCTGAACATGGCATGTCCCAAGTGCCTGGAGACGGAAGGCGACCGGGAGCTGCAGAAGCGGCACTTGGCGGTGAATGCGGACAAGGCATGCGCCACGGGCGCATGGGGCGGTGGGAAGTTTGCAACCATGGACCGTGACCGTGTGGCCAAATGTATGAAGTGCGAAAAAGTTTTCAGCATGCACAAGCTGCTGCGCTGGAAAACGCTGGAGGAGCGCGGCATCAAAGCGTCGGTGGTGGGACGCATCAGCGTGGCGGACAACACAGCCTGGCTCGTACAGGACGCGCGCGGTAACGTCATCCCCGGCGGGCCCGGACAAGTAACCCCTGTGCATCAATTGTCACCTCAGCACCCTGCGGTGCACTACTTAGCAACGCGTAATTTCACAGATCGCGAGGCGTTGTATGCGCAGATGCGTGTGTCTTTTTGCGAAAAAGAATGGGCGGAGGATTCAGCTGCAGGTCGGTTCTACCGGCGCATCCACTACTTGGGGAATCAAGGTTTTAAAGACACACCGCAAGGACGTTTGATTTTTTACTGCGACATTGAGGGTGTTCAGAAATCTTGGCAGGCACGCGTGCTGGAGCATGTGGAGGGGGACGTGAAATACTACCTCCACCCGTATACAGGACTTTGGACCGCGGTGGAGCAGCGCGTCGACGGTAAGTTCAAGCTGGCGGCATGTCTGACCAACCCAGCCAAGTCCTACGACAGCCCTGCCAAGTACCGCACAGCCAACGGCACGGAACGCAACGCTGTGTTGTTTGGATACGACGCGGCTGTGCGCTGGAATGCGGAGCACCGCCCAGGCAAAGCCCCGCTGGTCTTCCTGGTGGAAGGTCCGCTGGACGCCTGTCGGCTGGGTGCGCCCGCAGTAGCGCAGATTGGCAAGTTCCTCAGTGACGCACAGGTAGAGCTGCTGGCGAAGCGGTTCTCGCGCGCCATCCTGATCCCGGACAACGACAAAGCCGGACAGGACTCCAAGGATGATTCGTTCAAGCGCCTGTCGCGAAAGATGCAGGCCAAAATATGGGACCTGCCTATGCAGTTTAAGGACGTGGGTGAGATGTCCCCGCAGGAAGCACAAGCCGGCGTTCAGGAGCATTTGACCACAAATTAAGACGCATGTATTTAAAATCATTTTCAGCATTACCCACCCCAAAAGAGTTTGCGGATGGCGGAGGCAGCTTTGTAAAGCATGTCAGCAGCGCGGCGCTGCGATCTCCCGCCGCAGCTCTGTCGCACGTGTCGGCTCCGCGCGGTTTGCGTAATCACGTGTGGGTTCCCACGCGCTACATCGCAAAAATGTGCAACTGGCGGCACGACAATCTGCTGCGCGCCTTGAAGCAGTTTGTGCGTGCTAAGTTCAAGAAGGAATCTGCGGCACAGGTGTTGTTGTCTGACGCTTCTCAGGAGGCGCAGGATCTGTTCACAGAGCGCAGACACGTCCGCACTACTCACCGCCCGCAAGCACACTTCATGGTAGTCCCACAGGTGGACGAGGCAGACATGCGCATCGGCGGGCGGGGTAACGTGGCGCACCGAGGGATCGTGATAGGTGATGTAGGCTGCTACGCTGTGGCATTGCCAGTCTGGCAGGAGTTTGTGGACTGGCTTCTGACGCACACTGTAAAGTTTGCGGACCGACAGGCTAGACTGCGCTCGCTCGGATTCCAACCGCTCAACGAGGAGATGCAAGAAATCGCAGAGGTGTCCGGGCTCGACGCGGGGGATCCCTGCGGACGTATCCGGCGGCGTGTGGAGAGTGTGTATGCGGAGTTCCTGAGTGAGGAGGAGATGAAAGACTTCACACATCGTGAAGCATCTCGTGCAGGTGAACTTGCGTTCACAGATTTCAGGGCTGACAACACGATAGGGATTCGACAGCTCGCCGACTTCCTCGGCTACAAGCCCCGCCGCTTGGTGGACGTGCTGGCGCAGTCGACCAGCTATCTGGGCGCCGAGGAGCGAGCACTGCATGCTGATGCGGGAACGCTGGATCAACGCATCAGTTTCAAGGCGGCAATGTACTTGCTGCTGAAACTGCCTAAGGCGCAGAAACAGCGCCTGATGCTGTTCAACGCGTTGTTCGACAAGCTCCAGACTCCCCGGATTGCGCTGGAAGATGGGCGTCCTGACTTCAATAATCCGGTGGCGGTTCGCCAGGCTTATTTGTCGCTGGAGCACACCTATCACGCGGCCGTGGCCGAGGTGGACACCGTGCGGCGGGAGAAGGTGGAGCTGGACAGTCAGCTGCGTGTGGTAGTGGCTGCCAGAGAAGGTTTGGAGGTGCGAACCGCTGCGTTGGAGAAAGGCTTGGTCATGTCGGCCGCTGCCGGCAATCTGGCTGCAGACAACGTGGATGACCACATCGTACGTAACGCCTCGCAACTCCGCCGTGATCACAACCTGATGGGCAAGAAAGATGCGTTGCAAGATTTGTCGCGCTACTTGCACGACCAGTCTCTGGCGCACTTGCTGCTTAACCAAACGGAAATGTTTGCCATGCTCACGTGGTGGACGTGCGAGAAGCTGCGCGACGCGGATGGTGCGCCGGTGATCCGCCACACCATCCGACAAAACGACTTCGCCAGACGCTACAAAGTGTATGCATCAGGCGCCGGGCAGGAGGGTGCATTTCAGAAGCATGGGGCTGCTACGAAAACATCTTGGATGGTGTTCTTCACGCCCAAAGGCATAGAGACGTTCCGTGGCTCGTTCACACAGCTGCGCGACCTCTGGATTGCAGAGGGCAAACCCAAGGCGGCTCTGGACCGCTCAACGCAGGAGGCCGTCGTGGAGGCGGAAGCAGCATGAGCTTCATACCCGCCACCCCGTTTACCGCGGATAATCCGCGCTTTGTTTGGAACGTAGGGGCACGCCCCGAGGAGTTCCCTGATCTACCAGAGCAGCGCGGCTCGGTGGATCTGATTGACCGGCACACCGGTGGTGTCGTGGTTAGTATCGCGGAGCGGTACGGGCAGTTGCTGTGTCTACAGCGTGAAGATATAGGTGCGTGCGCGCCGTTCGCGGACTTGGAACGCTGGCTGAACCGGCTATCCTCTCGCGCTCTGGAATCTGAAGGACTACCTACTACACCATGACCCCACCCACCCCAGACTTGTTCGACACGACACCCACTACAAATCAGCTCGAGGAAGACGTAGTGGTCGAAGGCGCCTGGGAGGTGCCTGTGAACTTGCGCGAATCGCGTCGCGTGGGTGGACGAATATGCGTGGCGGGCCGAGGACCTGCCCCTAGCGATCTGATGTTCGTATGCTCTTCGGTGCTCGAGGAGGAGGTGGCGGACGAAGAGGTCGGCAACTATGGGCACAAGTTCCGTCGCAAGCCGGCGTACTTGAAAGGTCCCGTGGGTATGATCCTGAGGGAGCTGTGCCAGTCAGTAGGCATCGACATCGACAGTCAAGTGTACTACACCGCGCTCGCCAAATGGCTGCTGCCGAAAGATGCGCGCCTGGCACCCAAGGCGAATCACGTGGAGCCTGGCCTGCGATGTCTGGCTCGCGAGGTGCAGGCAGTGGAGCCTAAAATCGTGGTCACTTTTGGGAAGGCAGCATTCGAGTTCTTCTGCCCGGTGAAAATCAAATTCGACGATGCAGTCGGTGCGATCTTTTACTCCAGGGAGTTCAACTGTCGCGTCATGCCGATGAAGCACAGCTTCTACATCATGTCGAAACCTGAGTGGATGGAATCGTTTCGGATGGACATGCGGCAGGTGGCGGAGCTCTACAACGAAATCCAGGGCGCCGTCATCAACAAGGTGGAGAAGCACTACCGCACGGTGCACAACTCACACGAGCTGCGTCAGCTGGTGTCGGAGATCATGCCCTTCGATGTATATTCGGTGGACTGCGAATGGCACGGAGAGAACCACGTCGACGGACAGCTACGGTCCTTGCAGATTTGCTGGAAGGACGGACACGCGGCCTACATCCGTTTTGTCGACGACGCATTCAACTACGTTTTCGACATACCCTACAAGGCAGCTGGCGCCATCCTGTCGCTCGCGCTGGACCGCCCTGTGGCCAAATACGTAGGGCACCACATCGCCGCTGACTTGCCGTGGATGCATCACGTGCTCGGGCTGCAGTGGTTCAACAAGGTGCGCCTGGACACGGAGTTCGCCTACCAGTGCTGCAACGAGCATGCGCAGCTGGGCTTGGAGCGCCACTCGGTGCGCTTCACAGACCTCGGGCGCTACGAGATGGATCTCGTGCTGTGTCGCAAAGAAATGAAGCTGGAGAAGGACAAAGGCTACGGCCGCATTCCAGATCCAATTCTGATCCCGTACGCACAGTGCGACGTTGACGTTCCCATGCGCAGCTACCCTCAGATTGAGGCGGAGCTGGAGCGGCAAGGGCTGCTCGCGTACTACCGCGAAATCCTGAATCCGTTTGTTTCGAATGTGTTCACGCAGTTCGCGCTGACCGGGCTGCCGATGAACATGCCGCGGCTGGAAGAGATGCGCGATCTGTACGGTTACGCTTACGTGGAGATGGAGCGGGCATTGAAACGCAGCATGTACGAGGAGGCTTGGCCGCTGATCTCTAAAGTGCTGGAGCGTGTGGGTGTCGATCCGCAGATGGCCATCCAGGTGGCCTTTTCGATGAAGGAGGAGTACGAGGACGCGCAGGCGGAGCAGAAAGACTGCTGGGAGACGCTGGTGGCAATGATGCAGACGGTGGTGCCGCCGGAGAAAAGGGCATCGGTACTCCCGGCGATCAAGCATGCGTATTACGCGCAGAGCTTCAACATCCAGTCAAAGCCGGCTCTCAAAGTCTGGCTGTTCGACGTCAAAGGCTACACCCCGGTAAAATCAACAGCCAACAAAGCGCGGGGCATTCCCGCCATGGACTGGAGCAAAGTGATGGCTTGGAAGCCAGAGCGTCGCGCGGGGATCAATCCGTCAGCAGACCAGCAGACGCTGCTGATCCTGTCGGAGCAGCACGATGACGCTGTGCTTCGAGAGTTGCTGGAGCTGAACTCGGTGTTCAGCATCAAGAAGTCTTTCCTCAAAGATCCCATCCTAGACGTGGAGACTGGGGAAGTGATTGCAGAAGCTGGCTTGTTTGCTTGGGTAGCGTCCGACGGGCGCGTGCATGGCCAGTATTCGCTGACGGAAACTGGTCGGCCGCGTGCGTGGAAGCCGAACGTGCTGAACTGGCCATCTTATCTTCAAGACCGTATTGCGCTAGGTATCGCACGGGTGCTGCAGATTGCGGAGGAGCGCGGAGATCTGCCGGAGCGCTTCCGTAAGTATTTGGACACAATCGACAAGGACACGAGCGTCAAGGAGCGCAAGGTCAAGGTCCCTGCGCTGCGTTCGTGCGTGTGGGCGCCGCCAGGCTGGTGCATGGTGGAGTCAGACTTCAAGACGGCGGAGATTCGTGGGCTGGCGTTCATCAGCGGGGATACGAACCTCATCCGGATCATGACCGAGCCGGATACGCAATTCGGATTGATCAAGGTGGGCGCAGACGAGGTGGAAATTCGCTTCAGCTATGCGCACGACTGCGCTATCCCCGTCGCGCATCAGGATCCTCTGTGCATCATGCACTATTGGAACAAGGGCAAGATGGTGCGAGCAGTAAACCCAGACGAGCTGCTGCGGGATGCGGATGGTTCTATTCGTCACCCCGCTGCGGACTTGCACTGGTCGCTGGCAGAACGTGTGCGCAGTGTACCGCGGGAGAAGATGAATAAGAAAGCGGACCGAGGCGCGGCCAAGGTCGGAAACTTCTCCTCTGCGTATGGTGCAACTGCCATGACGCTGGAGCGCAAGATCGAAGCCGACACCGGCAAGAAACCCGAGGAAGGCACCGGAGAGAAAATCCTAGAAGCGCTGGCGAATAGGCAGCCCGTGGCAGATGGATATTTAAAAGCTGTAGCCATGGCCCCGGAGGCCCCGGGCTACCTGCGAGCAGCGTCGGGGCGTTTGCGCCATGCGTGTATGCCGTCCGAGGTCGCCGGTCTGTCTGGCAATTTGAGGCAGTCGTTGTTGAGCGCGCAAGGTCGGGAGTTTCGTAACTTCCCCATGCAGGAGTCGGTGGCAGCCACCGCAGCCATCGCCGGCAACAAGCTGCTGGAGTTTAAATACCAGTGCGGTCTGACCGGCGTGCCGATGATCATTCTGTACGACAGTGTGGTGACGTTGTGTCCGCCGAGCGAGCGAGCGGTGTGGGCCAAGGCGCATACGCTGTTCATGTTCCTGGCCAATGGTTGGCAGTATCACGGGCGCGTGTTGCGCTACCCGATTGACACCGAGCTGAACACGGGCTGGTCGGAGCGCCCGTCAGGATTAGACGCCAAGCTGCTGGAGTCGGCGGCCTACATGCCGACACCGGAGCACTTGAAGCACATCGAAGGGTGGCTTGATTCAGCGATCGCCTATTACACGGCGCATCCAGAGGCGGCCGTGTACAACAAATGAGGGTGTGATTGTTGTGGATTATTCCGGAAAACATACCCCTTGGAAAAGCCGGAAACTAAAACTCCAGGTTAGGACTTGTCGGCGACACCGCGCTCGCCATTCATTCATTTCTTTCTCTCGTTAACTTCAATTATGTCAAATCAAACACATCGGCGTTTTACAGGCGGCACTGGGGCGAACCAGTCCGAGGACTCAGGCATGGGACTCATTTCCATGACCAAACCAGGCGTGGAGGCGTTGTTCGCGTCCTCCAAAAAAGTGGGGCTCGTTGTGCGAGTGCTTCCCGCATTCAACGACAGCGTCCCCCCAACGGACCCCGCGTTCAAAACAAGCTGGGCGCCGTACCGAGATCGCGACGCGATCAACCCGGAAAAAGGCACACCAATGTTCACGCGCTGGGCTCAGGAAATCCGCGCGTATCGGTTCTTCGGAAAGTCAGAGTCCAGCTTCATCAGCCCGTCCACCATGGCCATGCTGATCGACGATCCGCAGCCTATTCACAAGGCTTGCCCGATCATGGATCTGCGCAAGTTCTGCTCGAAACATGAGCAGTTGAAACACCTGGTCGACAAGGACGGCGGAGAGAGCGACAGCAAGTATGCCAAAGCAGTTATCCCAGCTTCCAGCAAACTGGCAGTCTTTGGTGTTGCCTACGTGCATCAGCAGCAGGCCACGGCTAAAGTGGCGCTGCAGTTCTTGACCATGGGCGGCATGATGTATCTGCGTGAATGTCTGGACTGGCCAATGACGACGGACCCGCAGGCGCAGCAGATGCGGGACGAGGCGTGGCCTGATTTCTTGCTCGGCGACATCACAGCCCCTAATCGCGGCGCTCGTGCATTTGTCGTGCAGCGGCAGATTGCAAATGTGAATGCGAAGCCGTGGTGTCTGCAATTTACGGCGCACGACCAGCGCATTGGTGGCTTTCAAGCTGCACCAATCAGTCCGGAGGTTCTTGCGCAGCGTTACGATTTCCTGAGTCCGGACGTGCTGAACATTCCGACGTACCAGGAGATCGTCGATTTCCTGCACGCTGACGGAATCGTGCCACGCGACGTCATCGCTTACGCTTGCGGTGGTGGTGCGGATGTGAACACACAGCAGCCGCCTACGTTCGCAGCTGCAGTGACCGGCTTCCCAGGCCCTGCGGCTGGTGGTTTCGGCGGTGCTCCCGCTGGTGGCTTCGGCGGTGCTCCCGCTGGTGGCTTCGGCGGTGCTCCCGCTGGTGGC